TTGTTCAAGGTGCTTTGTGCGGTGCTTTGTGAGGTTTCACCGACTTTCACTCTTTACGCAATAAAAGCAGAGAGACTTTTTGTGTTTAGCGACAAATCGATTTTTGCCTGCTCATACAATTTGACCCTTTGCTCTATCAGGTTGTCAACGTAAGCAAACTCAATGTCAGAGGCGCGCAGCTTTCTGCTTTCGCTTGTAACTTTTTGCTCTTTGTATTCACCTTTTACTAGTATCTGATATACTGCGAGGAGTGACATCACGGTAGGCATTACAACTTCGAGGATTTGTGTGATCACTTTCGTCGCCGGTTCAATAACTGGCTCGATGACATTCTTAGCAATCCACTCGAGTCCTTTGCCCACAGCGCCGGCAGCGGCGAGAGCTCCAAGGATTGGACTCACGGTAGCCAGTGCAGCTTTTTCCATGAAACCGCCTGCATCAATTTTCTTACCTAATGCAATGATGCCTTTGATAAGTGACTGAAACCCGTCTTTGAAGAATTGTACAAACTTAGCAGGTTCAAGAATGAGATCTTTGACTACTGGTATTTTACCCATGGTACTTGTGACAGCGCTGAAAGGACTTTGTGTCAATCCAGTCAGTAAGGTTTCAATCGCGGTAGCAACTGTTGCCCCTATAGTCGCATCTGGTATAATAGCCTGAATGAGGTTGCCAATTGTACGGTTCAACTTCTTGAGGATATTCTTGAGTCCCTTTTTTAGTTTCTCCGCTAGCTCATCTACTTTTCCTGTCGCGCCTTTACCAAGAGCTCTCAAGCCTTCACGGATGATTTTTCGAACCTTTTTGTAGAAAGCAGACCAGCTTTCACCATAACTTTCTATTGCGTCACCTATCATTTTCGAGAATTCTGAGAAATTCGTTTGAATAGATGCCATTGAAGAGGTTGCACTAGCAAGGTCACCCGCAGTGAACCCTACATCAATTAAGGTTTCTGCGAAGGGTGCAGCTGGAGCTCCGGCACCAGTTGCGACCAATCCGTATTCAGCGGCGCCTGCTACTGCCCATTGGACGATATTTAGAATCGCACCTTCACCTGCCGTTGCCAGAGCTTCAAGCGCGTCGTCAACAACTCCTTCCTGGACAGTGTACACCATAGGGATATGATGCATGGGTTTTCTCAACTGAACACGGGTTTCAAATAATTCTATGTGCTCCTTTATGAGAAGCTCTTGTGCATAAGTCATAGTGTTTCCATCCTCTATCTAATTTAATTATCTTATAGCTCTGGTTCTTTAATATAAAATATCCCGTCTTTCTAGAAGATTTCAATCTTTGTTCATCAAATCATAACTCAGGTGAGGAGGTTGTTCAAGTACTCACCCGGGATTGAGTCGAGATTCCAGAACTCTTCATTCGGAAGAAAATTTACCATGAGTCTAGTTTTGCGTCCCCTCTGCTTCCTCTAATTGCATTGTCGACACCTCCAGTAGAAAAGCTCTTGGTGCCATTCTCGACCCTAAACCTTCGAAAAAAGTCTAGAGGACTATGAATGATATCAAGGCCGCCCTGCTGAAGGTCGACCCAAGTTTGCTCACCCGTCTCTTCGTTCGTTTCTATCCTTATGTATCCAGCTTCAAAAAGCTGGACTTCTTCTTCTGTCAACATCAGCACCTCCCGCTGTTATGAAGTCTCTTTTCAAGTCTCAGTTCCGTAACGGTGTCGCTTTTGCGTTATGGGATCTCGACACCACAGCGAAGTCGTTGCTTCAACTGCACCGTCCCTAAACACCTTGATAAAGTCTGACCCGGTGGGTCGTGCGTTGATCTCAACGATTACGCCGAGAGACCAACCGTTACAGACGTCGTAAACCTCGACCAGATCACCAACTTTCATTGTAAAACCATCCAAGCTATAGCGCTAAACAAGTACCACGATATGTAAATGAATAGACTTCTGCAAAGAGTCCCCAAAAGGAAGGTCACAGCACTATGACCGGCGTCTTATAATTCCGATGAGAGCAAAAAATCTAGTCATAAGACTCCTTGAAAAATGTAGTTGTTGTTTGTGAAGTGGGTTGGGAGCTTACTTGATAGTATACTCGAAGTTTGCAGTCGACGCGAATGTCGCTATCTCTGTGGCACCGTTCCTGAGGTGGAACTTTCTAGCCATGTCATTGTTTGGAGAGAGTGTTACGATCCTGTCCGCTCGAGGACTCACTATTTGAGAGTACTCCAAGATCTTCTTTATGATCTCTCTTCCTGCGCCGCGGCGGCTAGACCAGACTGTATAGGGTACCCATACAGAGCCGTCTAGGCTAGTCAGGTTGCTCAATGACATAATATCTTGAGGTACGCTAAACGTTCTAGCGATGCAGCAGAAAGCATCATATCCACCGGCAGGATTTCTTAGACCGTATACTTCTCTTCCCGGGTATGTCTTGTAGGATACGCCCAGTTCAGGGCGGACTGGATCACCGTCTTTCCAAAGCTCAGGACGGTTGGTAACAATTTCAAGACGGTAATCACTCATATTCTATTCTAATCTTAAGTATGCTGTTTTACACTGCTGGTGGCATCTATTCTTCACTAATCACCTCGATTAGATCGCGGCCCGGACTTAGAATATGAAGAGCTTCACGCTCAACACAATACATCTGATAGGTTGACATCGGATCGTCGTCGTGAGCAACCTCGACTAGAAAACCCGAATACCAAGTATCATCATCCGGATACTGAACTCTTACCAAGTCACCCACTTTCACTCTTCACCCTCTGAGACGAGGGTGATCTCTTCATCAGCACAATAAATGATATGTCCACCGTGAAAGTTCATCAAGACCCACTCCCACTCCCACTCCTCATCATCGCCGGGATATGCTCTGTCGATAATCATGTACATCTCATCAGCACTAGACCCCACAAACCGGACGATGTCACCAATGAGATGTATCACTTCATAAACTCGACGATAATAGGATACATGGTGTACCCGAGTAAGATACCTGCGCCAACGGTGATAGCGTTAACGGTGGTAGCGATAACGATGTCCCTTACCTCTTCTTTCACCATTCGGTGCTCCATCCTTGGATAATGTATTTTGTGGCAGCGATACCCTCATCCTCAGAGGATGAGTCAGATTCCTTGACCCTCCAACTTCGAAGGTCTAGCTCCTCAGCGATCTGCCGTGCAAGCTGGTGGGGGTCGGAAGTGTCTCCGAACTTGATCGTGAATGATACTGTTTCCATTCCACTCCCGGGAGTATTACTATTATACAACAGTCAATGTTCTGGTTACACGATTATCAGTAATTCGTCCTACACTCATAATCGATGCAGCAGACAGACACCAGCTCGCAATTATCAGTAAGCAAGTCTTCTGAGGTCGAGCACTGCTCTTGTGGAAGTTCTTCAGATGGATCGCAGACGACAGCGATAGTGCTCAGCTGGTTGTTACAGTACAGTACAGAATGCGTATACTCTTCATGCTGCGGTGAACAGTCTTCATCTACAGATAGCTCCATATGATCGCCACACCCAGCGAGAAAACCCAGAACCAGAATCAAGGTGCTGGATTTCATCGGGCTCTCCTAATCGCAACTTTCTCTGTTGGTGCATTTTGAGGGTCATCCCTGTCTCGCCTTTTGAGATAATCTTCTATCTCGAACAACTTATAGACAACATATAGGTTGGCTCCAACAGAAAAGAGACATAACAAAATGAATGCAGGTATGTTAGACATAATCAGTACTCCTCACTTATTTTTACCTCCAAGTCCTTTGTTTCTTTATGATTCATAGTACCATACTTGTTGGTAGGTTTGCACGATTTTAAATTTTTTTGTTACTAGTTGTCAGCTTCTTCAACTAGTTCAAGGTCTTGAACCCACAGAACATTTGTCTTTCCGTCTTCCCACAATACAGTAGCAGAAGGAAGCGATGTATATACCGAGTCCCATTTCGGAGTGTGTAGTTCAATAACGATACCAGACCGGTACTTTATGTCCCACACTTTCGTAGAGCCAGATACATGACCATTGGCTTTAACGATGCTTCCGAGCTTGATCTCATCGCCATTCGTAGTCTTCAAAGTCTTCTCCGCACTGTTCATACATCCAAGCTAACGCAGCCTCTTCTTCATCTTTGTCTAGAATGTCAATGCGGTGAAATTCACCGGTACCCGGGATCTCAAATTGTAGGGTCACAGGATACCACTCTTCGTCGGACACCTCAAGCTCTTTATCTTCCCAATCGTCTTCCATCTTATCTTCACTTTCAATCTTCTTCATGGTCTGTGATAACGTAAAGGTTCCAAGCTGAAAATATCTCGATGCCCGCATCTGTCAAGACGTGTACGAAGTGTCTCCCGCCCTCTCCAGTTTCGTTAAATCCGATGACGACACCAAGAGGCGAATCCTCGGTATCAGAGGAAGGCGAGCTCGCGTATAGACCGACATAATCACCAATCTTCAAGTTCTTTTACCCACTATTATACGAGCTGTTCATGGAAGCTCCGTGAATCCATCTGATCGTGACGCTATTATCACAGCTTCAAGACTCTTATATTTCGTGCCTCCGGTAAAGAAAGCTTTCTTTGAGCCTCGAGTCTTTCTGTAAGTGATAGGTTTACCATCAAAAAGTAAGTCAACCCAAGTCTGAACCCCTGCTACCCTTTCAACACAGATATAACCACTAGCCAGAAGCGTTTTTTCAAATGCATTCAAGGGATGTGTGGTTTTTAGCACTCTGTTCTATCCAGTTAGATTATAGAGAAAGACATCGGCTTGTACAGACATCATAGCGGAACGCTACTGGTCGTTGCCAGAACGGGAAGCTCTAACTCTGATATTTCATCTAGACTCTGGAGCAGACGAATTTTCCCAGGATTCCTATCCATAACGGATCTCATTTTCCATCTGGCTGGTGTCGTCCAGTATCCTTTCACTTCTAAATAAATGTCATACTCTGGGAGGTAAAAGTCAGGGATGTAGTTTCTAGTCTGCGCTTTCTTATCAATGTATTGTAGCTTTATGTCTTCGGTTCGTTCCCACTCGACATTCAGCTCGTCTAGTTTTTCAGCACACTTAACTTCCCAACTGCTATCCATCTGGATAACTTTCCCATCGCTAACTCGAGTGTAGTTGACCTTCTTTATCGACTTCCAGAGCTTCGACTTTTTTTTCTTTCGGCGAGCCATGGTATTAAATATGGTTTACTTAATAAATTTTGGTTCTGGCGTACGCTATCGCCTTGCTGACGATCGCTGTCTGATATGTCTCTTTTATGTTCTCGTGGTGGATTGTGAAGTAGCGCGCTCCGGCGGCTTCTGCCTTTGTCGGCGCGAAATGTCCTAACTCTTCCACATACATATCATACTCTTCAGTGTGATGATAGATGTCTGGTCCGCCTTCAGTCATGTCAGCCCATGTCTGGGTGCCTGTTGTGTCTGTCTTTACGCAGATATATCCTTGGTACAATAGCGTGTTCTCATGTTCTTTTCTTATGTAATCACTTTTAAGCAAGTCTACTTACTCCTCTTGTCCCATTCGACGCATGCAGACGCAATCTCCCAGAGCAGCACATCATCATAGGCAGCTCCGAAATGTTCGCCTCTATACCCAGCCCGAAGTAGGTCTTCAAAAACACCACCGAGATGTCTACGTATAACTTGCAGACTTGCTTCAGCTAGGGGTGGACCTTTCTGTCTGATATATAAAACCCCCGCTTTTTCACTAATAATCAGGCCTACGTTTCGTAAAGAAATAGGCTTCCAATTCCCTTCTATCGCACACCAGAAATAATCCCCTTCTAATAAAGAGTGACCAGACAGCACTTGTTCCCACCCTTTCGGTATACGACTTGACGGTACTCGCATCATTAGTCACTTTTGGGGCTGAGGACTGCCCGTATAGGATACTCATAGATTATATCATTCGAACTCTTGTATTTCCCTCTACTCGTGACAACGATGTTACCAGCCTCATTATGCTGGATTTCTACTTCATAAGACGAGCCATGTCTCAACTGCGTTTCTGGAATCAAAACACCGCTTTCTATTGGTTCATTGGAGAGGTGGATAGAGATAAACTCGCTCATTCCTTCTTGGGCCGCTGTCCTTGCATACTCAACCTCAGCAGCAGATTGTGACGTCGCAGAATGAGCCTCGAACCTGTTGGCGCCCTTTATAAGTAAAGCCGCGTAGCATAACATAAATACTGAAGCGAGCGCAACAAATATCTTAGTTTCTCTTAGATTAAAGCTCATGGCTTCCCCATTAGTAGCAATAGCCACCAGAAAAATTATATCTTGAAATCACTGGATTGTATAGCTGGCTTGACATATTACCATTATACGAAGCTTCTTCCATCTGTACAGAAGAGCCTGCGTTAAGGCAGATCTCATCGAGTATAGACATGAGATCATCATACATCTGCTCAGAGTTAGAAGATAATGGGAACAGTCTTCCACCTGTCGGGTCTACATAATCGTCCCACCTCGAAAAAAAGTATCTTTGTGTGAACACATAAAGTGTAGTATCTGGTGATCCCTCGAGGGCTGCTATAGCTTGTTCGCTAGTCACTTTCGGTACGAGGAAAGACTGATCCTCCTCGTCTGTAAACACTACGATAACCCTGTCAGCGTTATGTCGCCAGTTTATTCGAAAGTCTTGTAGACTCGGAATCGATCCGGCGTCAGAGAAACCATTGAACCACTGTGCGGTTGACAGGTCATAAGTCATGTTAGATGAAATAGTCGCGACAGAAAGCAGCAGCGCGTCAATTAACATTTCATGGGTTGCTCCAGTCTCAAAAGCACCAGCTGCAGAGAATGCAGCGATAAAATCTGAGAATGATGTTATGTCAGTTTCTAACCTCAGGTATTGTTTAGCCTGTGAAGGATCTTGACCTTCTCTTGGAAAAATCCGAGGTCCGGTTATTAATCCCCATTTTAACTTACCCTCTGCAGCGAAATGGTTTGCAAATCTATTCATCGCCATCTTTACAGCGTTGATCTGGTATGCCATAGATCCAGACCAATCAAGAATGAAAAGAATGTCTGTGTCTGGAATCTCTCGACCAAAGTCGGTAACACCATCGCAGTCATTATCACTACCGTCGCAAATCTCTCTGCTGGGTACGATCTCACCTGCACAAAAATCGTGAACAAAACTGCCGGCTGTTGTTTCTCCGTACCAGCGACCTTGTTCGCAGACTTGACTACCACCTCGACACACACCTACCCCTATAGTATCTTGAGGACCAGAATAGCAAGGCTTGTTTAGTCTCTCATCGATTAAACCGTCACAGTCTTCGTCGAAGTTATTACAAACTTCTGGATTAACAGGCATTCCTGCGTATCTGTCACAAGTGTCTGGCTCATCATGCTGGACTATCTCTGCCGGTAACCAAGCGCACAAAGCGAAGCAGTCAGACATTCGAGTTGTCAAGCAGTCTTCATCTTCACACTCGCACGTCTTGAATCCCATCCCACAAGTTAGTGGTGGTTCCATACAGGGTAGCAACGCGCCGACCATCTCAGGTGGGCATCCGCAATTAAGCTCTTCATCAATCAAACCGTCGCAGTCATTATCGAAGCCGTCGCAGATTTCTTCGGATGGCTGTCTTGCTGTACAACCCACCCAGGCTCCGTTTTCACAAACCTCTACACCACGCTCACATGTAGTGACACATGCTTGAACCAGATCTTCATCAACAAGACCATCGCAGTCGTTATCGAGCCCATCACAAGCATCTTGGGGTAACAATCCACATTGACCACATTCATTCAATTGGTGTTCGTCTATTTCGCCATCGCAGTCATTATCTTGGCCGTCACAGATCTCGTCCGCCAAGACACAAACGACGCACTGTCCATAGTCTAACCTTCCCTTGTCACAACGCACCCTCTGAGTGCCCGGGTTACCATCCACCTCACAATCATAGAAAACTGTAAAGTCTTCGTCTATGCCCGGTGGACAGTCAAACATATGGTTACAAGAACTTTCGTAGATAATTTCTGCCGGAGGACATGATTCATCAATGTTTCTATCACACGGTACATAGTCAGTATCGCAGATGTCTAAGACAGCATCTTTTGCCAAAACTTCAGTACCTCTAGGAGGGCAGTACCATGTTTGATTTTGACAGCATCTGGGGTGACACTCACAGTACATATCATCGGTGTTCTGGATGTCGAGACATGGATCAATGAACATATCTATAGAGGCGTCTTGAACTGTGACTATCATTACATCTGCAGCACTGCTGTCATCTTGAGTGATAGTCCTTACACCAGAGTCGACGGTCATCTGAGAGACTTGATCTTCTGAGCACCCGATAGCAGCAAGAAAGAAAAATGAAGCTGCTAGTCTTCTGTTGGTCATCTCCCCCGAATCTTTCAGTCCAGCTTTTCTGGACAGATACAGGCGGCTAGCTTTCTGTTCAGCCGCGCGTTTTCATTCTCTAAAGCTACTCCGTAGTTTATTATTGGTCCGCACTGCTTCTGTACGTTCTCTATGCAACTGCCCAAGCCTTCTTTGATCTCGATATTTTCTTTCAAAAGAAAGAAGATCGCCGAGGTTGAGATGATCGCGGTAACGCTAAGAAACCATAGTTTTTTCATAACTTTCCTTCTCTCAAGTTAGTGAGGTACCTCTTGCACATCACTTTCGTGGAATTTCTCAACCCGACCGTCAAGACAAACCACGATGTCGTTTCCTAAACAGAAAGTTTCTCCCTTTAGAGTGAGAGGCACAGTCCGCTTAATATCCAGTACTAATCCAATCCCACGTTCCTGGAAGACAGGAGGATCAACACAACCAAGGCGAACCCGAACATTGACTAATTCTCCAACTTTCAAGCTTCTCCTTTATTGGGCAAACAAACTACCAAAAACTACCAACAAGTAAGCTACAGTTACAACACTAGCAATACCGAACTCTTTATAATTTAAACTCATCTTACTCTCCTCTATCTACATTTTCGCACTGAACTGTCAGAACTTCTATTTCACTTACAATCGTTGGTGGGTAAGTCTCTAAGGTTGTTACCCATGCTTCTACCTCATACTCATATGATTCTTCAAGGTGACGACAGTATACATTCTTGAGGCCTACCAGACCCTCTTGAGAATCCACCAAACCGCTCTCGCCGTGGACGATGTCAACCCTTTCGCAGTAAGAAGAACTTTCTTCACATTCTTCTTGTGTGGCATGAACAGGAGAAAGGATGTCATCAAAGCTTACCCACTCTTCATAGTCACTCCGAAAGTGCACTCGAAGCAGTTCGGGATTATGATCCCCAACATCCACCATGAACGCTCCGACTTGAGCGTATATCGTATGAATGTCTTCGCTGGTTTTAAGAGAAGAATTCATGAAATGAAAATCTCCGTTCGCTTTAAGGTTCCCTATATCAAGAAGAAAATCTACATAAGGAAGATTCTGAGTTGCTACATCATGATCTTCAATCAAAGATTCTTCGCTAACTGTAATATCAGGGTTTTCTCCGCATGCAGCAAGAATAATAGAAGTGAGCAATAGATAGTTTTTCATACTGACACCTATCCTTCGTATTTAGTCATTCGGTCTACGATGTAGCCAGTGAAGATATAACCGTCGTCATGTTTGACATTAGCCATCGTACCACCGTCGTAAAGTTCTACCACTGTGAATTCTGGCTTTGAGCCCTTCTTACGATCTGCCAACCGGGGAGCTCTGTAGTAAACTCTATCTCCAACTTTGATCTTCTTGGTCATCTTTGACCTCCTTCCTTGTGGTTGCTATCCTTTATATTTTTATAGTACCACGCCAGGGAGTCGTTTGCACGATTGTGTAATTTTTGTTAAATTAAATTTCAATCGTGATCGTGCTGTTACCGACAGCCTTCGACTCAAACTTTGCTGACCAACCTGACAACGCATTGACTTGTCCTTCGTTAGCCGACCTCAAGTTATCTACTGTAGTATAAAGACGTGCTGTCAAAGTTGTATAACCTCGTTTGTGATCGTACTGTTCTGTGCTGAAATCGATAAAGTCGCAGAAGTCATATGCATTCTCCTTAATCTTTTCTAAACAGTAGCTGTCAAATTCGTACGAACCGCGCTCGTAGTCTTTCAGCATGTCCCAGTCCCGAAGTGTCTGAATCAGGTCTTCTTCAAACTTAATACCGGAACGAGATGCCTCCACCAAGCTCTCGATCACAGTTGTCTCCTCCATTACGGTTTCGTCTTGAGTGTCGTTGTAGTGAATAACATCCGCGCCATCCTCCATGAAGAGTTCGACTCGGGTATCACCCGATACCTCTGTTTTGTCGAAGGTATTGTTCAGTTTCTCTCGTCGACTAACTGCAGTCGAGACTAGAGCTAGCTCCTCAAAACTACATGGAGTGCCGCTTCGATACGGATCCAGCCAGATGCGCGCACCTACCCCTTGCTGAACTGATATCTCGTACACAGTACCTTCCGCATCTGTGCCGATATCTCCGTTATGTGTTACTTTTGCACCAACCTTAAAAGGTTCTGCTGCTTTGATCTTTGCCATTCTTGCTGCGAAATCTGTACTCATTATCTTAACCCTTGTCGTCGTTGACGTGTCTTTGGTTCTTTGTGGTCTTTCCACTGTGCATAGTATTCTTTAGTTTCTTCTAAGATCTCAAGGTATTCAGCGTGTGTGATGTCCCCCCTGTTCATTCTAATTTTTAGCAAGCTCTTTTCTTGTTTCAGCGCTTTGCCCTTCTTGCGATAAAAGCTGTCGAGCAGCGTTTCTTTTGTCCAAGCCATTACATGACCTTTCAATCAGTTCACTTTCTGTATTTACGGAATCGTTTTATAGTTGCTGTTTTATTATAGAGGCGGGAATGAGAGTTTACAGATTAATGTTTGCTTCGGGCAACTAGAGGCAGAATCATGAATAGGAACATGAAAAGTGAAGGAGCAGAACTAGCGGTGGTGCAGCCAGATCCATTAGAGTATATAGTTTCAGTGGGCGGCGGCGCTTCTGGAGACTCTACGCTCTGGCCCCCATCAAAATAATCCCATGACATATCTCTAAGCCCGCTAAACTCATCCTGCTGCGTCTCTTGAGCTTCCTTTGAAGCCTCAGAGGCTACGGGATCGCTCTCTCCTCGTGTTTCAGACATCATCGAAGGAGCGTCAATGTCGACCTGATCAGGCTCAGATTGCTCATCTGGAACTGGCAAGACGGGAAATTCGTATCTCTTTCCTGGGTTCTGCTCTGGCTCTTCCTCTGGCTCTTCAGGCGTTACGATTTCGTAGAAGGGTCGATTTATCATGATGGGTCCGATGCTTAAACCCACTTCATGGTGAATTGGGTTGTACCATCCCGTATCGAAATTTGAAAGAATCTTGATTTCGTTGAGTGTAAACATCTCTCCTTCTGCAACTTGAATGCTGAGGAAATACTCATGGTAAGCCGACTGTTCATCTCGAGCAGAAAGGTTTAGGTACATGTCCCAAGCCATCAGATCAGCTCGTCCATCAACAAAGATCTCCCACTCCCAGAGCGTAATGTTGTACTGGGTCTTAACACTGTACTCTTCATTAGCGAACCCTTTGATTTGTACTTCACCCTCTGCTTCTACATTACCCTCTTCGTCAAGCTGATATTCACCGTGGGCGACTGCGGCGCCTTCAGACTCAATACCCAACCCATACTCATTCTTAAGTGTGACTTGCCCATAAGCATCGATACCATACGTTTCAAAAGGGATGGACCAGTCCCACCTGAACGCACCTTGTTCAAGGGATATATCAGTATGGGCTTCGACCGACATCACCGGATGTTCCCCCCAGTCCTGCCACTGGTCTGTCCATAACCTACACTTGACTCCATCCGCCCACGAAAACGGAGCCCATTGGCAATCATCGCCAGGAGTGACTCTCGTCTTGATAACGGCAACATAGAAATCAGAACCACGATCAATTGAGGATTCGAACCAGAAGAATTCGATGATAGCATCTACTGTATTTCCGTACTGGTCTGAATTTCCCGCATACAGAGTGTTACCCTCAAAAAATGCGTAGGGATCTGTTTCTCCGTCCGGATCATTGATAGGCTCAAAATCAAAAAAGAAGACGTCGGTGTCTCCCTCTAATATTGTAGCTCCAGAATATGACGTCTCACTGTCGCTGATATCCTGTGAATATGCGGGGAACGTAAGAGAACTAAGTGCAATAACACTAAGAAAAATGAACCTCATCGTCTGTCCTTTATAACGGCAAGCTGTTAAGCTCAAGCCGTGTTGATGTCTGCCCTCCACCCGATTACAAACTTAGGGGTTCCGGGAACTGTGTTTAATTATTCACTAGACATCTACAATATCAATCTTCAGCTCTGTTGTTTGTCTCGCATTCTTTAGTCCAACCGCTAGCTTTGCGATTATGGTCTTAATTTGCTCTCTTGACTCCTCAGTATCTTGAGTTGCAAAGTTGACCCAGTCGAGCGTCCTTATAAGTTTTTCAACTTCATCCTTTGTAAGCGTAATCTTCATTTTTGATAACTTTCTTGATTCGTGTTGAGGGAGCGCTTTAGGATCGACACATCAAAAGCGCCGAGCTTGGTTTTACCAGCCAACTTCAAGGGGGTTGCCTCGGGATTCTTCTCAAACCAAACTCTCATTTCTTGTCGGAATTTTCCAGGTCTCGTCACAACGATATCATATACCGCCGCTTCCTTGGGCCCCAATAAAGTCGTAATACTCTGATCCTTCTGCTTTGTAAACACGACGTCATAAATCTTCTTACCTGTGATCACTGAGAAAACAGTCTCATCGGCTCCCACTTTTTTTCTCATAATCGCGAGCATTGTAAGAAAGTCATAGACTTCACTCTTTGACTTTGTCACATAGGACTTGGGATTTTTATGAGGCCTTGAAAGCTTCACTTTTACATTGTTCACAGCGGTAAAAAAGAGCTCAAATTTAATGACTCTGCTGGGCTTTCTATATACTATTTCTGTCTTCTTCGGTGAATCCTCAGGAGATAACCACGTTGCCATCTTGTTATCAACAGCGTATAAGCTACCCCACTTATCATTAGTCTTCATCTCACCATACAAGCGTTCCTCAGAAGTGTATAGTGTAGCATCTCCAAAGTCGACGTTGAGAACTTTTATTTGATACTCTAGTTTTTCAGCACCGTTAGCAAGAGAAGAAAACAGTAGTACCAAACCGCCTACGATCATAGACAATTTATTCATGAGTCCCCCTTATTGAGTAACAGAGTCACACTCGGGCAAATTTTTATAATCTTTTTTAATCTGCTCCAGAGTCGAATCTATCCTGTCTTCATTTTCACGCATTCTCTTCGTAAGAGACGCGTACTCAACAAACTCTACCAGCGCTGCTATTTCTTCGGTTGAGAGCTTCTTTCTATATTTCGGCATTTTGTTTTTGCCGTTTTCAATATAGTCAGTTATGACATCTCTTGATTTTGCCCCAACAGCCGAGAATAAGTCGGGGGGAGCCTTGAGCTTTAGCCCAATCTTTGTCGCTTCTCCGTCGACGCCATGGCATTTCTTACAATGCTTATTCCAATTATCGTCTACAGTGTTTATCACATCTGCATGTGCAACTTCGGCGCCTGCACACAGCGCTACTATCAAAAATGCTATTCCTCTCTTCATAATTGAGTATAGCGATTTGACAACTCTTGTTCACGTTTTTTTTCTAAATTTCTAATAAGGCGCTGAATATACCACTCTGCTTTCCTTAGGTCTTCAAGCGGTTCGCCTTTGAAACGATGTCTTGCGACATACTTTATGACGTTGCCTTCAGAGAAATTGAGATCCCAATCTTCGATAGCGTCAATTACTTCTATCTTCCCCTTGTTGTAGTGGGAAGGGTGGTCTACCTTTTCTTTCTTCATGCGTCACCGGTTCTATAGGATCAGCTTTAAGCTGACAAAGCAAGTTACAAAAAATCTGGCCCAACGTACGTGAGCCCTGGGGCATCTCTTCACCGCAGAAACTACAAAAAGGCTCAGTTTGGCAATTCATCTTCTTCTCTGGCTAAATCTCGTTTTCCAGCTTTTTCTACGAAAGCAGAGCGCTCTCTTATGACATTACCTTCATACAAGATGTCGACGTGACCGAAGAGCTTATTGTGCTCTATCAGAACACCGACTTTAGACTTCGGGGTAGTTGACCAGTCGTTAACATCAGCTAAATCACCCCACTGGTGAAACCTCACTAAGTCGCCGGGCTTCATTAGACTTCCCAAGTGACGGTATTTTCCTTCACGACGTAAGGGTCATCTTCTTCGTAGGAAATGATTACTACACTTTCTGGTTCTGGGTGGTCATTCTCTGGAGGTCTAGAGTAGCTGTCTGGAACGATTACCAGCCGCAAAGCTGGTCTGCCGTCGGGAGTAATTTCAACAATCGTATCGTGTCTCATGTGGCCTCCTTAGTGATTTGCCCTATAATATAAAATATAAAAGAAATAGTAGCAGATTACAAACTATCTTCCAAAGACTGCTCTCATGGGATATGAGAATAAAGTCATACCATTCTTTTTGTATTTTCCCGTGCTGACTACCAAGAGTGTTTGTTGATCGATCCAAGTCGCGATGACTTCATAGGTAGTGTTATTTGATAGGCTAGTCTCTGGTATCACGAACCGATCAGACACGTCAGAGTCAGACAGGCCGAGAGCAACAAAATGGTTGAGGCCTGATTGCGCTGCTGCCCTTGCTAAAGATATTTTGCGGGTGTTGAGTACAATCTGTTGATCTGTGTTCACCATCGACCAAACTAGATATGCACCAGACACAATCACTGCCGCTAGAAATAATACGGTCACTAGCGCAAACCCTTTACGGCTCAACAGATATCATCCTTAGCCGTCGTGGGACGCCGGGAACATTGCCAGAAGTATTCAATCTAAGGTTTCGATTTATCCATTCTAGAGTCCGCTGCTTACACTGGTCTAGAGGATTATTTCGTGCGCACTCCCTCTCGGCGGGCTTTACGAATTCGCAATAGCATCGAAGGTTATTAGATAACTGTTGGTCTGGCGTCAGGTGGACTTGCGGAGGAAGAACCTGATCTGTTCCTGGTAACCAGCGAGGGCATTCAACGGCAGGTAAGCTGGCCAACAACAACACCAGCGACGCGGTCATCGCTCTTTCATTTCTAGGATAATACCTTCTTTGAAGCCGCCACGCCTCAACGCTTTTTTCTTAGCGGCAGCTTGCGCTTCTTCTAATGAGACGCCTGTAATGTTGAGAAGGGTTTGAAACACTTCGTACAGATCACCCGCTTCCTGCTTCACATCTGAAAAAGCGATCGCATCAGTTAGCTCTTTCGCTTCTTCAGTCAGCTTCTTTATTAGAAAGCTTACATGCTCTGTCTTGCTATCGACATACCGCCATTTACAGGAGTTACCTGATTCTTGAATAACAGCTGGAATGAAATCACGGACTAACTTTTCCACTTCACCTCACTCATAAAGCTCTGAAATTTTTCTGACTGTTGTATTAGGACTCTTTCTTTCTGGGCACAGGAAGTCTATCACAAGAGTTACATCATCGCTATGAATATCCCATGTCGCCCTAGAAACTGTTCCTTCCACAACATGGCTCTCTTTGCTTCCTGCTGGACGGTACCTAAATTTTACCGGGACTTCTCTTAGCTCGGCACCTAAGCTGTTTTCGATCAATTGCATCTCACGCTTGACTTTTGACTTGTACCGTTGCTGTATAAGATCTAGAATCGCTCGCGACACGTCCTATCCTTTCTTTTTATCCTCGTATAAGAACTCGAAGTTTTCTATGATGTCAGTCGCCACTCGGTAGGAGACAGCCTCTTTGCAGGAGTCTGAATCCAGATTTAACTGGTTTCCAGAGAAGTCATCCAGCGCGGCTTTAATAATCTTTCTAATCTCTTTATGGAACTCTGTATTGGTCATACGACATCACCCCTTGCCTTTCTTCTTTTGAATAGTAAAGGCAAGGGGTGAGTTGTTTATGAATCAAGAAAGTGTAAGAGTACCAGCGTCAGTTTCTACAGAAACCGTCCACTCTGAACATGCAGGGTCAATTGCTAAAAAGTTCTCAACTGGAACCTTGACAGTTGCAGTCAGCGTCGTAAACCCACGCTTGTGATCGTATTTCTCAGTAGAGTAATCTACAAGCTCTACATCGTAGAAGTTTTCCTTGATCGTCTCTACAAGGTAAGACTCGAAATCAAATGAGCCCCGCTCATAATCCTCTAACAGGTCTTGATCACGCAAATTCTGAATAATACTTTCGCCCTGCCACGAGTCTCGGACATCGAGCCCCTTTGTTAGAAGAAGGGAACAGAGAGTTTCAACGACGTTAGTCTCTGATAGCGCTGTCTCAATTTCTGTCTCGTTAAAGTGGAAAACGTCAGCACCCTCTTCGTAGGTGAGAGTTACGAAAGTGTCAGTAGCGACGTTGAGGTTCTTGATCTTATCTGCGAATGATGTCATGTGTTTTTTCTCCTTTTACACCAAAGCCCGAAAGGCATTTCAATAATAGTCTTGCAGGTCGGGCTTTACAGACATTTAATACGTTCTTGGCTTATGGTCTTTGTCGATCGCAACAAATACTACTTTATCGAATAGCGCCACAAGAGAATTAAAGGAAGTGATGTTAATAACTTCTGCCTTGAAGGTAATACTTGTTTTGCCACCTCTCACGATGTGGAATGAGACTTCTAAAATGTCACCAGCTTTTGCAGTGGAGACGAACTCTATCTCACCAATAAATCTAGTTGCACAAACACCCTTCGTAAGCATGCGAGCTTGCATTCCGCACGCCTCATCTACCCACTTCATCAAAACGCCACCGTGCAGAGTACCGTGAGCATTAAGGTCAGGTTGTGTTACGAGGTATCTGTTGGTGTAGATCACTTTTACGCCCCTACTCGTATTTGATCAGCTCGTAGATGTTACCCCATGGGTCTTTCTTATATTGGGATATTGACCCATCTCTGTGTAGGGTCCCACTCTCGAGGTCTGGCACATCAAACGCAAAATGAGGCGGATGTTGGTTTTTGACGACGAACGCTAATTTGATATTTTCAAACTGAACGATTCCCCAGGTATCGTCGACATATAACGGTTCTGCAGAGAAGTTTTCTATGTACCACTCAGCTGCCGCTCTAGGGTCTTCAACTTGTAGCGCTATGTGGTCAACCTTCATCGTCTTCCGAGCCACTGGACAACATCCAGAAGCGCTGCTAGTGCGTCTTCATCACTCATCCGGTGGTTATCACCGACATCCATGACTTTCACTCCCCACTCTTCGTTTAGATACTCACTATCTGCATAGGGAACTATAGCATCATTTTTCGAGTGTAGGACAATCGTTTTCTGCTGCTCACATCTAATGTCCCAAGCTTTACGCTGATTTTCATTCATGAATCGGCGCCAAGCTGGAGCGATCAAGACGACAGCAGCACCACAAGTATTAACACTCATAGCAACTGCTCCGCCTCTCGACGACCCAACTACAACATCAGGACTCTCTTTGTCAATAACATCTTGCGCAATTTGGACAGACTCTTCGAAGCTCTCTCTGGGGAGCCCCGGGTTGAGAACCTCACACCCATTTTCTTTTAAAAACCTGGCTTTCGTTCCACCCGGCTTCGATTCAAGTCCATGCAGAAAAAGTACTTTCATGTTAACTCCTAAGTCAACCCTTTCTTATAGTACTATTATATACAATTCTGCACGAGTTTGCAGGTATATCAAAAATAACTATCAGCTTAGTCCCTGGATCACCAGATCGTGGATTTTGGGGTCAACTTTCTCTCTCCAAGAATCATCTCCCGTTGAGATCTTTGCACGGATATCAGTCGCTGAAATGAACCCAATATCCTGCGGTGGCACGTGTTCAACGATGCCATATCCTACCCCACGTCCGTAATTCACGCTCTCAATGTCGGGGATAGCCATCACAACAACATCCTGATCAGCATATGCAGTCTCAAGCATCTCGACTGTTTGCTCTGTTGTGAATGGGTTCTTTTCATCAGGAGGAATGTCTCTTACACATATTAGGACTGGAACTCCCTCATCCAACTTTTGACCTATTAACCACTTATGACCATTATGTAGTGGTTGCCATCTTCCTACGAACATTGCTCTTCTCATCTTATGCTCCAATCACTTTCATCTCTCTTAATTCTTTGATTATTAAATCTACACACTCTTGAACTGTCAACACACTTGTGTCAACAACAGTAGTGTTCTCTCTCTCCAGGTCCGGCGCTTCATAGGGAGCGTCAATACCTGTAAAACCTTTAATCACCCCGGCCCGAGCTTTTTTATACAATCCTTTTGGGTCTCTAGATTCGCAAGTTTCTAGATCTGCATGGACGTGCACTTCAAGGAAGTCTTGTTTACTTGCACTTCTGGCAATCGAACGGTCGCTTTCATATGGAGATATAAATGCTGTTATCACGATTGTACCTGCTTGAGCGAAGAGGTTTGCGACTTCACCGATCCGCCTGATGTTTTCAGCCCTATCTTCAGGCGAAAACCCCAGATCTGAGTTTAGACCCATCCTCACGTTATCACCGTCCAGAAGATGAGTTTGTAAACCCATCCCAAATAAAGTGGACTCTAAGGCGTTGGCTATGGTTGATTTTCCTGAACCAGACAGTCCAGTAAGCCAAATCACGCATGGGTTATGCCCATTTCTCGCAGCTTTCGCTTCTGTCGTCACAGTTTCTGAGTGATAGTGCAAGTTCGTTGCTTTCATTTAGTTTGGTTTTCCTTCCCTGTGTTTTCTTTGTCTAGACCGAAGTCAGACAGTCTATACCACACTCTTTCGTGAAAATAATAAAGAGCTGTTTTTGAAACTATTTCGAAGAGGCCTATTGATAATCCCACCAACGCATCGCCGGTCACTATCCAGCTCACAAGCATTGTGTCTAGTGTACCGACAGCCCGCCAGCTTAAAGCCTTAGCCATATGGCGCTTTCTAGATACCACTGTTATCCCCTAACAGGTCACCTTGGTACGGACAGTGTCTGCATCCGCTTCCGCAACAGTGGCCTCGATTTGATAAATAATAACTGGTAAGTACCAGTTTGTTTATAAAGGGATCATGATAGAAGTTAGACTGTGAACAATTAGCTTGAGTATGTAGATCTTCAATCACACTCTGTTGCAAGGTGCCTGATAGATGAAGTACACACGACCCAGTCATGTGGGCTCTGGTGTTTTCAATCATCACCCTCATAATTCACATTGACAACTACGAAAAGTATTCCGCTAGCTATTATCAAACCTGCTAGTACAAGATCTCCAGCGACTTGCCACACGATTAACCACCGTTTCCTCCCGAAGCCTTTGCCTCGTATAACCGCTTAATTTTATCACGATATTTAAGCACCTTCATGCTGTAGTTCTTACCTGCTTTTGTTGGTGGCCGACATCTAAACCCTGAGAAATATCCGCACAGTCCTGTCTGTACATCTCCCTTTCCGTATCTATAGATCCACCAAGCTAGTACCTTAGCTCCCACGCGGACTCCCGTTCGAGGTACTTGAAGCTGTTTGCAGGTATATTTGACTCTCGATGTAGCAGAGCCTCCAGTATATTTCGGCATGACTTGAGTTAGTCCGCACGCGCCGGCGTGACTGACTGCCGTAGTCTTCCAATTAGACTCTACAGTTATCAGTCCCATTAAGAGAAATGGATCGAGATTATTTTTCGTAGCTTCATTGAGCACTTCTGGCATAATATCACATACCTGTTTCTGGCGAGTGTTACTCATGTAGAAGCTTGGGTCTGAAAAGACCGTACACAGAGTCGCTAGTAGCAGACTGGTAGTCATTGTGGTTCCTCCTTGCCTGCGAAAGGCATCACAAGCGGTTCACTGTACATAGTTTCATAGAACTTTGCATACAGGTACGCAGCATCCCTGGTACTGAGCTGCCTTAACTCTTCCAGCCGTTCTTCTGGCATGTTCTCTATTGCACCCATGAGAAACATGGAAGAATACATGAACCAGATCTCTTCCTCTCTGCTAACGCATACAGATTCGTCTGTAGGACAACCATATATGTCGAGACAGTCGCTGATAAACCCTAACATCCATGGGTCTTTGGAGAAGTATCCTGCCTCTATTTTTTTGTCATCACTCATTTCTTGTTGCTTATTCTTTCAACAATCTTGTGTAACACATCTAGCACATCTTGATCTGATACTTTCTCTTTTAGACGTGCTCTCAAAAGATTATATCTCGCTATGTCTCTTTTTTCATGGGACCTCATTCGGACCCTCGCGTCAGACAGTCTCATCACAAGACCTATGATCTCATGGTTCCCTAAAGCTTTCCTCAACCTGACGTCAAGACTAGCTTCTGAATCTTGTCGGGCTCCATATAGTACAAGAGCCAAGATGCAAAATAGCGTACCGATGATCAGTATGATAACAGCTGTAACCATTTGCTTCTCCTTGGCGCATACAATTAAATATATGGTGAGGAGCGCTAGATCACTGTTGGTTCTTTACATCATCAGGTACACAGCTTGGGCATACAAGGTGAACCCTTCCATCGTCGTATACAGCGATGCGCCACTCAAGGGATTCTTTATTTTCGCGGTCGAAGACAGTCGAGCACTCATCACACCTCTGAGGCATCCGTTCTAGAGCTTTCGATACATTCTTCATGGCTTTCTTTGCCAGTTTCTTTTGTGCTCGCTCTTTATTTCGCTTAAGCGTTCTACTATTCATTACTTCTCTCCTTTTTACAGATATCACAGCCCCTACCAGATGTGGATTGGAAACTGTAGCTAGTACCACCAGCTGCTGCATTCATCATATGGACTCTATAGGACCGAAAATGTTTTTCACACATTCTGATATTGAGCTCGCTAAACTTATCTGTTATCCTTACATCTTTCATTTATGCCACCTTTTGAAGACTGTCGACGAAATCATTCCTGTATTTGAATAGAGCAACTTCTTTCTTCTTACATTCTAGAACAACATCTACCTGCTTACCAAAGCTCTCGAAAGGAGTATAGTACCAGTCAGAGTGCGCTACTGCGTTCGCGGTAGGGTCTTCGTAGTTCTTACGAGAGTTTGAATGGTGACACTGCTGCTTGGCACTGCGCTTTTCCCAAGTTTCACGAGCAAGATGGAACGCATCGTGGTAATCCAAATCCTGCGGGCCTAGCTCATGGTGATGAGAGTCGAAGACTACTGGAGCCCCAACTCGATTCGAGACACCTTCAACCAGCATCTTGGTAGAATATAAGGCGGGCTTGTCGTCATTTTCCACAGTCAGCCGAGCTCGAGTAGTTTCACCAAGACGTTCGAAGTTCTTACAGAACCTCTCCAGTGCTTTGTCATGCTCACCATATGCTCCACCAACATGGATATTAATCTTAGCCATGGGGGAGGCTGGTAGACCCATGAGGTCCATCTGCGCGGCATGATCATTAAGCTCTTTGATGGTCTTAAGAACTACACTTTCGCTTGGTGAAGCCAGACAGTTGAAGGGGCCAGGATGGAAGCTTAGCCGCTGTCCGGCATCCATAGCGATCTTACCAGCGTCTGCCATAACCTCTGCGATCTTATCAATGTCTGGAAGATCGAACATGTCATATTCTGAGAACCACGGAAACAAGCACGATGTCATACGATAAACGCTGACACCGTTTTCGTTGTTCCACTTTATGACTTCACGAAGATCTGTAACATTCTTCAGAGCTAGCTCGCTAGCATACGAGATGCCTTTTGCTGCAAACGTGCGTTTGATCATGCCACGATTGCACTGAACTTTGCGAGATTTCTGGAGCGTCATGTTGATACACGCATATCCAAGGTTGACTGATGACATATGAACCTCCTGATTTATTTTATTTGTTTTCGCGGGGTTTACAGATTACCGAGGTATAGCACTAAGTGTGTACACAAAACTAGCATGGTCGTGAACGCACTGGCGAACGCCAACTTGGTTACTGTATCTCTGTAGATTGGATTATTGTATAGCAATTGTCGCTCCTTTAGAAAATTAAGTGGAAGACCCACGAAGAAAACAAATACAAGAAAAGAAGCCACAGCAGACAAATAAGCATATACGCTGCTGACCCGAAAAGAAAGAGCTTAAAGAGATCCCAAAACTTGGCACCGAAAAGCCAGGCTATAAGGAAGAAAAAGAATAAGAACTCTAACACTAGCGACCTCCTCTCTATATTACTATTATATCAAAGGAGGGAGGCCTCTTGCACGATTATCTAAGAGCATCAAGCTCTTTACTACACTTTTGCCAGTTCTCGAAGCTCATGTCGTCCGTTGCACGCATACACTTTACAATCTCTCCGCGCGCTTCATCGTTCGGTTTGACATATGCGAAATACCAGACAATACAAGCTGCAACCATGAAAACAACGGCTGCTAGACCTTCATAGTACTCTGACCTCATGTTACGCATTACAACTCCTTTTACACTTTACCCTCATGCCAATCTCGAATGTATTGAATCAGCTGAGTAGATGGTGCAAGAATATCAAGCGGGATAGTATCCATCCCCTCGAGTAGCTTAAGTTGCAAGCCGTCAATATCTAGCTCGACGCAACCAGCTCCGGTATCGACAGTGATGCTTTTGATCTGCAGCATCGGGAAAATACTCACTTGCGTAGGCGGAGATTCTCTTGGTGCTGATGGGTGATTTTGGTCAATTAGCATCTTGTCGACAGCGTACTTTGCTTCTCGTAGTCCCACGGACTCTTGGCGTTCGCCATCGACGAACAGAATGCCGTTGTTCCTGACAAGCTTCGTGGCGGAGATCCTGCACGATCCTCCACCAACTGGGTTCTTCCCTTCATCCAAGATCTTTTGCAGATCTGCTCGGTCTTGAGCAGACATTCGAATCGTACGGGCCATTACCACTCCACTGGATCGTTTGCAGGCGGTCTTTCAAAAGGATTGATTGTCTGCGCTTCACTCATCGAGCGTGGGCGCCTAACAGCTCCTGCATTGATCAATCGCTCTTTTACGAACTCTACTGTGGTATCATCACATGCGGGGTTCAGCATCGCTAGTAGACGATCAAGTTCATTCTCAGTCATTTATTCTTCCATCCATCGTGAAATGTTGTTGTGTTCTTCGTTCGTGATCAAATCGGCGCGGGGAGTTGGGGCAACGCACTTGTACAATCGTGGTTGGCGATACCAATTGCCGGGTTCCTCCTCAGCGAAGTGGTCAACGACCATATCATGAGCCCACTTACGTAGAGTAGCCATGTCAAAAGGGCACTCAAGCGCAGAGTGGCTTGCGTTAAGAGCTGCGGCCTCATCTCGTCCGCGGGTCCAGTAGCGGTGGTCATCGCTGTAAGCGTAATACCAGTCGTGTCGCCGGAGCGCATCTGCAAAATCTTTACGAGTCATTTTTTTTCTCCTGTCATCTTCTTTACGTCAAGGGGGTGGGCGGAACAGACCTTTCCTGTTCCAAAACAGAGCACTTCAAAAGCCTTGAAGCAGTTACCGGAGTTCTCGATGCCGACGATAATACCTTCATCTACAATCCCAACCTTCTTTTCCACCGTCACCAAGTCACCGATCTGCATTAAGCACCTCGATCATCGTCTCGGGCCACATCACCATCAAGCCGTCAGAGTCCAGAATATTCCACCAGCCGTTCCAGTTTCCCTTTGTCTCACTAACCAACACACCAACCCGGGTTTCTTTGAAAGACCCTTTGAGCTTTATCACATCACCGACTTTCATTAACGATCTCCAGCCAGTCTACGCGTTCAAAACAAACTTCATCACAGTCGAGCCACAGAAGCTTGACACGTTCACGGTTGCCATGAGGCCCACAAGGCACCGGTTCTTCTAGTATCAAGCCCACGCCTGGATCATCCCCTCCAGACATCTTCACCAGATCACCAATCTTCATGCATCATCTCCGAAGGTTGCAGCCCACTCTTCATCAGTGACGCCGTTGATGAGAAACTCCCGGTCAGAAACCGAGAGATTCGGCATGACATCCTGAATCAGAGCACCATTCTGCCAAGCGTTGAGCTGCTCTTCTGTAATGTCCAGCTCGCGAGCCCGGACCACACCAGTAAGGATTGAACGACGTTGTACCAGCATTTTCAGCTCCACCCAATGTTGACAACTGCGCTGTTGTAGGGTTCGTGATAAACACGCTCACGATACCCTTTGAGCGCTAGTGTCTGATTAACATAATCATCGACTTTGCACCACTTCTCACTGTTGTAAGAGCAGTGCCACTTCCCTTCCCAACGGAACTCGTTAATGTCAGTCGCGTTAGGGATTCCGTTCTCGCAGTAGATTTCGAGGATCGAGTTGGGCGACCACTGTCCCGGGGCTCTGTCTGCCTTGTGGACATCACTCTTCAGCGCCTTGATGAGATAGTCATCGACGTCATCACAACCGCATCCGAAGACCTGTTTCAGGCCATCGCGATAGGCGTTGGCAATCGTACGCCAAGAAGGAAGATTCCTCTTTGTGGCTGGAACTGTTACAGCATTCATTAGATGACCTCCACGCCGTTGCATTCTCCACCGAACAATCGAGGAGTTCCGTTGACCGGTGGAAAGATGACCGATGGAAAGTCACTCACTTCCATTCCCCCAAAAATCGACTTGCGGACCTCAATTTTGTACCGCCAGCAACCCTCAATCTGCTCGAGCCCAGTGATCTGGCCTTCCATGTAGCAGGCTCGTTCGCCATCAAGATCCTTGTTGCCGTGGAAGTCAAAGGACCGAACGCGGTCGCCAATGAGGGGTCCGAAAAGTTTGGGCTTTGCTAGCATGGTGTCTCTCCTTAGTGGGGGTCTTTATTCCTTCCCCACCTTCATTTATATAATACCACAGTCAAACCAGCTTTTGCACGATTGTCAAGCTCTGACGACATTTTTTTATGCTGCTTCCTTGAGGTGCTTACACTTTCTGTGCCACCTGAATCCAGGACAGCTGCATGTTAGACCGTGGCTAGTCTTTCTGACTGTATACTGGCGGACCTGCCACGTCTTTGTTTCATACACAGGCTTTACGTAGTTTACGTACTTGTGAGCATCTTCCAAGCGAGTGCCCTCAGGAACTTCGACCCAGCGGCCACCGACGATATACGTCTTTCCACTTACGGTGCTTTTAAAGATTGCTGGTGGCATCTGCAGTATTGGACGGTTATCAGACATGCGGTCTTCCTTGTCTACATGAGAGTTGATTCCCTCATTTCCTATGTTACCATTATAACAAAGTAAGCACCTCTTTTGCACGATTGTCAACCAGCAAATAGATCACGCCGCATGATGTAAGTCTTTGTATTATTTCGTTGCATTTTTTTCAAGAAGCTCAACTCTCTCTAGCACGAGAGTTTCGATCTGACCAGAGATTAGCACTTCTACAACATAGCCGACCATGAACCTCTTACGTGGCGGTGACACAACAACTCCAGCCTCGTCATGAGTGAGGCTTAATACGAGATCGCCAGGCTCTAGATGAAAAATAGTAACACCGTTCTGGTTGCGCCTGGGTCAGGAGCTTCTACCATGTGTTCCCAGTCACTCGAGTGGACAAGAGCATCAAAAGTTTCGCGATCATTTATAGTTTCCTCGATCCCGTCTTTTCGGTACTTAAATCGACCTCCACATTCTTCGGTGAGAAGAACGCTAACACCGAACTTACACCATGACATGTGCCCATGACTTCCAACATCCTTATGCCACCACACTCCAGCTTCTGGAGTGTCCTGTAAACGCCAGTATGAATTGTCAGTTAGCTCAAACTCAAAGTGTTCTCTCAAGCTATCTAACACCCGGTTGACGACGGGCGGAGTCGACTCTAAGAAGGTGATGTTCCAGTCTCTTCGAGCTGTTGATACCAAATGATTCGCTTCTTGGTGTGTTATAACATTCGGAATACGTATCCTTAAACTCTTCGATATTTCCATCTTAAAACCCAAACATAACGTTACAGTCACACGGCATCTGTCGGCACGTGCCACAGTACTCTTCAATAAATCGGAGTTTCTTTTCTCTAGAGAGCTGCTTGAACTTATACTCTTCCTTCAGTGCTTGTGATCTATCAGCACAAGGAAAACAGACTTTCAGCCTCACCGGGCGTCTAGAACGTGTGTACTTTGCTCCCTGGCTTCGAGAGTTGTGTTCTTTTACCCTCCGTTGTACATCTGTGGTCGTCCCTGTGTAGAGACTATTATCACTGCATTCTACAACATAAACCCACCAGATAGTGTCCTGTGACATACTACTCTCCTAAGATGATTCTAACGGACGAATCTAAGTTTACAAATGAAAAAGGGGGAGAAGGCCGAAACCTTCTCCCCCACCCGAATAGCTGACCGTCGGATCAAGCGATATCAATTGCGACAGGCGCTACCTCAGGTCGGCGCGGCACTGTGATAGAGAGAAGTCCATTCTCAAATCGGGCCTTCGCCTGTGCGAGGTCGAGGTTGTCGTCATAATTGACATACGTCTTACTGAAACTACGACGAGCGATGCGGCGCTCACTTACACCACCTTCGTCGGTGTTAGCGGCAACAGTCAGAGTGCGTTCTTCTGGCTTCACTTCAATGGTGAGGTTCTCCTTAGAGAATCCAGCCAGCGCAAACTCCATGACCGTATTTCCATCCGCGTCGCTGTAGATATCAGCTACCGGGTAACCCTGCGTAGATTGTTTTACATGGGTCGGCATATCATTGAAGAATGTATCAAATACATCATCAAATACGGAACGTCCAAGAAGACTTGGGAATGAGACGTTTGTACGTCGAGTAAGTGCAGTGTTCATTGCTTACCTCCTTTTTATTCAAGCGAGTTACTGCTAGATGTCAAGAACCCGTTATGGCGTTCCTGCCATCTGTATAATAAATAATCATAAAAATCAGTTTGTACAAAGAAATTTACTCAGGCCTCTTTACGACGATTTCTTCTCCCGGACTGAGGCCTGACGTATCGAGAGGAAGAGCAAGATAAGCTCTTTCGCCCCTCTTAATTTTGGGCTTGGGACCTGGGACGATCCTATAACCAAGGGATTCAGGATGCCACTTTAAGAGTTCCCATGACATCATACTAAACCTGACTTTGGCTAGTGCCATGCCAAATAGTGTTCCGACGGTGAAACCGAAACAGAATAACAGAAAAGTTATCATGTGAACCTCCGAACAAAAAAAGAGGGGGAAGAATTAACTTCCCCCTCAAGTAGAACTAGCTATTCACGGCTACTTCTGCTGAACAAAATTGTAAAGCTTCTCAGCCTCAGCAATTACGTCCTCAGTTGTGAATGGTGAAACCGGAGATCTCGTACCTTCTGGCTTGAGATGCTCATTTTCAAAAAGACGTTGTGTCTTCTGGTCAACAATTCCAATTGCCATACCAAGCAATTCAGTGCGTAGTTCGTAACCACTCTTATTTTCTTTACCCATTTTTTTCTCCTTTGTGTGTGTGTGTTAATGGGTTTAGGCACCTATCGAAACCATTTCAGCCCGTGCCTTCCTGCGGCTTGTTTTATTAGTCCTGAGATTCTTCAGGGTCGGCGCCTGCATCTTCGTCTTCTTCAACGCCGGCGTCTGCCCCAGCCCCAGCTTCCGCTCCAGCATCAGTCTCAGTCTCAGATCCAGCTTCTGCTTCAGTTCCAGCTTCTGCTTCAGTTCCAGCTTCTGCTTCAGTTCCAGCTTCTGCTTCAGTTCCAGCTTCTGCTTCAGTTCCAGCTTCTGCTTCAGTTCCAGCTTCTGCTTCTGCTTCTGCTTCAGTTCCAGCATCAGTCTCTGCTTCAGTTCCAGTCTCTACAGTCTCATCTTCACCATCACCGCAACCGACCATGAATCCACCAAAACCATAGATAGCAACTCCGGCGAGCAGCGTCAAAATAATGTTCTTCATTGATTTTCCTCCTTTCTTTTTAAACAATAAAGATGTTCACAACCTGTGAATCCATCAGATATTATCAGAGCACTTCTGATTGTACAAGTTTACTGCTCAATACTTACAACTTCGATATCGAAGTTTAAGGTTCTACCAGCAAGAGGGTGGTTCATATCAAGAATAACACCATTGAATGCGATAGCTGTAACAATTGCAGGGAACTCTTGCCCCTCGGGTCCAGCCCCGGTAACTTGCATCCCTGGAGCTAGCTCCATATCTTCAGGAAAAGCTTCACGAGGAAATACTTGTACTGCCTCAAGTTGACGTTCACCGTAGGCGTCTTCAGGTGCAATGGTAACAGATTTCTTCTCACCGACCTGCATACCCAAGACGGCATTGCTGAAACCTTTGATCACCTGCGCTCCCCCGACTTCAAAGCCGATCGGCTCTCCACGCTCATATGAGTTATCAAACTCTGAACCGTCCTCGAGGGTACCAACATAATTTACGGCAATCGTGTTACCATTCTCTACAACTTGACTCATTATTTCATCTCCTTGACTTCGTTAGCGTGTTCCTGAGTCGCTAAATTATTTGATGTGTCAATATAAGAAAAGCTGTCTATTTGTACATCGCATTTTCGTCAATACTACTCAGGATGTTATACAGCTTTCCAGGGTGAAGATCAGGTGTCCTATATAGCTTTATATCGTCCCACATCACGATCCTAGAATGTACCAATGCATATGCAATCCACTCTGAGCAATACCACTTCTTTTTGTGCTTTATTACAAACGGACAAAGCTGAGAAAGAATCATTCCAACCCAGTCATACCCAGAACCTTCGGTCATTCCTATGAACTTCCCTAATTGTTCAAGCTGGTATTTCCTCACAGGCTCGCGCCAGTGTAACTTAAGAGTCAGGTAGTCCCAATTTTCTGGGTTTGGATGATCGACGATCCTGGTCTCTACCGTAGATGAAAGGAAAGGACTAATACTGACCCACGTTTTCCCATCAGGTAGTACCAACTCAGCGTGGCTGTATTTGCTTTTCGTGTACCACTTTATGAACTGATGAAGACGACTGTCGTGGCTCCCTTTATAAAAAGCAATCTTGATGTTACTGTTTTCCAATTGCTGGAACCCTCTCTCCAGAGCCCTCAGGATATAATGGGGTGAAGGCTGGGTTTTCTTCAGGAGCTTGCGTTGGTTTTGCAAGAAACTCTTGTGAAGAAGGAGCGAGGACGACACCTTCTAAGAATGGGTATAGTATAACTAAAAGTCCAGCTACAAAAGTAGCAAGAACGATAGCTCTCTGTGTGCTATGACTCAATTTCATCGTCTGATTTTCCTCCAACTATCAACCTAAGATGCGGCTTATCATTTTCACCAGCAAGGTCTCTAAGCGCTTCGGCAGATGCGAGATACTCGTACCACTCAGCTAACCACTCGTGCTTCATAAGCGCGAAAGTTAAAAACTCAAACGTTTCTCGAAGATCGATGGGCCCGCCATCTGGATAATAGAACTCCACTCCTTCACCGCGAAACACTATCGCGCCTTCACCAGAGCTAAGTTTAATGTCTATATTCTTCATCTGAGTAATATTTCCCACCGAGTAATACTGTACACCATTTATTCTATAGGGAAATATGCTTCTGTACAATCAATGTACAATTTTAGGTAACTTGACAGATGAAACGCCAGCTCGTCGGATCGATCGTCATTTTTGATCCCCATGCAAGGACTACCTGCTTACCGGGAGTGGGCATAACACCTGTTAAGCTTGAATCTCCGAGGTACAAGACTCTTTCGCAACGAACCATCTCTTCTGGAGCAGGGTTATACCTATCGGTACAAACCTTGATGTACGACCCGACCACTTTACCAGAGCTGCCCTTCCACGGTATTTCTACCCAGACATAACCCGGGATCGGCTTGAGTAGCATTCCGGGCGCAAGCTCTTCAATTTTCATCGCTATCTCCAGTTCCTTACTCTATAAGTATTCTTTCTTCAGGAACCTGATGAGATGTTACAGCTTAGAGATTGCAGATACTGCTTCTGCGACGCGTGCTAGATCGAGCTCTCGAGCAGATTCCTCTGCAGCTGGATCTTCTTCTTTTTCTAGTCGGTTTTCCATAGCCGCCATCACTGCATCATGGTCTAAACCGAGTTCGTCACAGAGCCTCTGGTGCAAGTCATGAGCATTCTGTAGATTTTGGTTTAAGAAATACGAAACTAGAGTTGATTGGACTTCAGGAGAAACGTGACCAGCAGAACGAGCCCATCTCTCATACTCCATTCGGTCATCAGACTTAAAGTCAAGATCATCGAGCTTCTTTGGCTTCGCCTCGTCCTGCTCCATAAGTGAGGAGAGCTCTTCTCTGATTATCTTTCTGATGTTGCTTTCTGTTATTTTCATAGTCAAACTCCTTGCAGATATAAATATACGCCTTTGAGTGTTAGGTAAACACAAATAGCTCTCTTCTGTATAGTTACAAATAAGGGACCACAATGAAGCTCTTCCCACACATCATCCTATCAATATCACTGCTCGCCGGCTGTGGCTCTGATCAGACTCTAGTATACGAAAAAGTTGTTGAAGTACCAGTCGAAGTCGAAGTCGTCGTCGAAGTGCCAGTCGAAGTCGAGACACCGATCGAGGAAGCAGACATTTGGATTGATTCATTTGTACAGGTTTCTGCTGTCGATGGTGTCGATATCATATGGGTTATTGATACTAGCGGATCAATGCAGCAATTCCAAGATCGATTGTTGGTAGGCATTGAGCAAATGATGCTATCTTTACCCCCAACTGGTTGGCGGTTGATAATGATACCAACAGACCCGGAAGAAGCAGAGGTGGAACAGCAGTTCCCTCTGGTACCGGGTGATACAATAACTGACGCAGAGGACATGTACGCGGCGATGGGCACGGGAGCTGACGAAGAGGGTTTTGACGCGTTATATCACTATATGCAATATAATCCATACGCTGCGTCTTGGATGAGACATGATGCTGCGCTTCTCGTTGTTTTCGTTAGCGATGAAGATGATCAAAGCACTACATTCGCTACAGCTAATGAGTTTGTGATGTGGTATACCTCTAGACGGTTCGGGAACGTTTTTCTTGCAAGCATTGTTATGCAAGAAGAAGACCAGTCAGTGTGTGAGGTTCCCGTAGGGAGCTCAGACGTTGGTGTACGATACATGGATGCAACTAACCTGATGTTCGGTACGATCGTTGATATATGTTCTGAAGACTGGACCCCCGGAGTCAGTGCGGCGACCGATCAAATAGAACCCTATGAATCCATCACGTTGTCATACACTCCGATAGAACAGACAATAAGAGTATTTGTCGACGGGTCAGAATATCTTGATTGGACGTTCGACGTCGCAACTAACACTGTGCTTTTCACAGTCATACCCAGTGGCGGTGCTCTAGTTGAAGTCGGCTACGTGGTCAGCAGTTAGACTCTAACAACTTCAATTTTTTCAAGACCTTCATCTCTGGTTAGGTTCCAGCCAGTGGCCCTCTCACCCGGTTCATTCGGCGACATATCATTCACAAGATGGCGGGGCCCTCGAGCTAGTCCCATTACCAGCTGGTCGTAAGGAACTCCGGCACCTCTCAACTCTACCACTGTAAGGTCGCGGAGCTCTTCTGGCCGGGCTGTAGTAAGAATGATGGTGTGACCAGCATCCTTGATCTCTCGAAGCTTCTCAAGGGCTCCTGGGGTCAGCACCGCAGGCGAATCTCCGTATGTCTCAAACTTTCGATATACGAAAATCGTTCCATCGATATCAAAAAAATACGTGTGATACTTCTTCATTTGTTCTCCTTCTTCTTTTGTTTTTCTTCCCATTTCTGTCGAGCGCTTTCTAGCCTCTCGATGTCGACCCAGCTGTTAATGTTGGTTGGATTATGCAAATCTGCATTACCAAAGAGATCACCAAACTCGGCAGACAGCCAGACATCCATATTGTCTTTGTGTAGCGTAAGCATCGCTCGGTGAGCTGCCGCACGCCAGAAAGAATCATCAACCTCGAACTCTTCGGCCATCTTCTTGAATGTAGTAACCTCTTTCAAGACTGTCTTATTAATATTCTTGCAAGACTTTTCTAGTTGTTTCGCAAGAGTGTTTGTCTTCCGTTTGTCGATATCACCCTTGTTGTTCTTAACCGCGAAGGCCATTATTTTCCCTTCTAGCTTACTAGCTCTAGATCTCTTTCATTGAAAACGATTGTTTGCTGACCCCAGACTGGATGGGTGCTAGTAGACATATTCATCAAAGTGACTGAATACTTACTTTTAGCTTCAACCACCAAGTCTGACTTACCGACTAGACCTGCGCGTTGATTTCGCTTGTTGTCTTTGAATCGGACGTACTGTCCTGGAACAAACTTCGGAGGTGGTGGGCAGACGCTGTCGATCATCTGTGTTGCGTTATCCCACCACGTTCCCGGATAATAATCAGTGTGTGGACAAGACTCCTGGCCGACGCCTTTTGTGTGAAACCCTCGGACTTGACCATCGATGTCCTTCCGCCAAGAGAGGACTCTACCCCCGTAGACAAGGAAATCCTTGTATTCACCAACTTGAATATCGATGTCTTCACCAAGTCGTTTCTTAAGTTTCTTTACCAAAGTCTCGTACTTCATTATCGCTCTTCCTTCATAAAAAAAGTTTCGTACACACAATACCCCATGAACAGAGCAACACAGGGCCAAAAGTTGTAAGTGATCTGAATCATTGCTTTTCCAACGATAATCCAGTTCTCAATGTTCGTCAAGTTTTCCAATTGACCTCCTTACCAACATTTATATTATACAACAGTTTGACCTGTGCTTGCACGATTATCTTCCGTAAAGCTCAGCGATTCGCTTTTTTCGCTCTTGTTCCAGCTTTTCTTTTTGCGCAGCTTTGTGACTTGCTTCAGCGTAACTAACAGTACGAGCTATGATGTAAACGAGAGCGGTGATTGCTACGACAGGTATCAGTTCGATCATAAGCACCCCACGATGCTACTGACGATCTTGATCGTATCCATATCAACACTATTCTTTTCGCACCAGTCTCTAGCGGCTTTTCGAGCATCACTTACTTCCCTAAACTGCGATGACGCAAGTTCTCCAGAGAAAAAAATAGGTCCAATGGACCGACAAGACTCAATACGTATGATTTCAGTAACGTACATTTATTCATCTCCTGCTAGTGATTTCTTATGCTTCTTCTTACGGCTGTACTTGTTCTTGTCGCCATGATGACCAGCACCGGTCTTAAAGTGCGCGGTGACAGCAAGCCAGTTCCGTGTCTTAAACAACTTTTTCTGGTTCTTTGTTTTCATGACGCCCCCTTAAAATAATAGTTTCGAAGTACTAGCTTTTCATCTGCGGCTTTGAAAAGTGCACTAACCCAAAATCGCTAGACTTTACGTATGTGTTGTAATACTTCACTGGAAAGAGCCAGTTTACCCTACAGTGACCGTTGGTGATGTTCTTAATTACACCTATCTGGCTATAGAACCACTTAGAGTAGGGTGACTCTGTGTCTGTCCACATGACTGTATCACCGACTTCAAATCCCATTTCTACCTCCCAATATCTCTAGCGTCAGCTTTAGAACTGATGTACACATAGTTACCTTTATTATAAGCTGGGGCCGTGCACTTACTTTTTCTGATCGCCTCTTTCTGAGCGTAATCGTCTCCACAGCTAAGGCAGTGCTCGTATCCAAGAGCTTTTCTCTTCGGATTGAACTCGTCGCCGCAGTCCCAGCATTGTGGCCACTTGTCAGTCATTGTCATCTCCTACTTTATCCAGCATCAGCGCAGTATACGATATGGTTTCTTCGCCTCGTAAGCACACAACCCATTGTCCTTCTCTCTTGTTTCGAGTGAATGTACCAACAACGAGCATTGGTTTGTAGTATTCATCTTCAGGTGTCCAATCGCCTTTAAGCCGGACCAGATCACCCTTCTTGAGTTTCGGCATTTACCACCTCTAGCTCATCTAGATCAGCTTGCCCGAGTTCACCATCTTCGTACAAGATATCGAAATCCCAAGCATGGTCTTGACCATCAGTATCTGTCCAGCTAGCGGGAGTACGAATCACAAGACCAGTCTTGAAGTACGCGTGATCATAGACAACTTTGCCGACATACCAATTGAGCTGGCTTTTATTCATCGCTTTGCCACCTGCTCAGCAGCAATAGTCTTGAACTCACCAGTGGGGAGTAGCCAGTCATTGACGATCAACCCGTCTTTAGTGACATACACATCACTCACGCAGACAAGGCGCTGGGTTTCAACAGCTTCGTGGCGGTGGGTGGACGGGTTCCATTTGGTCACGGTTTTCTTGCCAACGTCTCCAGTCTTGAAGCGAGGCTTATTGACCTTCTTGAGCTTGCCAGAAACAGCATTGAGGAGCTTATCGGCCGCGGCTGCTTTGAGCTGATCACCCAGGTTTAGGAAGTTTTCGACATCGGTGACAGCTCGGAAAACCGCTGGGCGCTCTGCCCGCCACTGCACGGCGTAACCCTTGTAGAGGCGTACGGCGTTCTTGAGTTGTTCGATTGTTTCTTCGTCTGGTGTCCAGACGTTACCCTTCGCGAGCTGCTCGCCGTCAAAGCAGAGCCGAGTAAGAAGGCCCATCTGCTTTTCCGACATCGACTTACCGAGAAGAACTCGAGGTCGCATGTCGACGAGGACGTTGTGCTCCCAGTCGTAGGAAGTGCCAGCTGCGGCGAAAGCCGCAATGGCAGCATCAATCTGCGCCGTGAGCTCGGGGTTCTTGTTCTCGACAACCGGGACGCCCTCCTCGATGAGAGTGTCCAGCCAGTTTCGCTGCTTGGTGGATGTACCGCGATCACGCTCGAGCCGAGCGATCATATCACGGATGAACCGGTGGCGGTAGTCGTTGATGAAGGGAGACTTTGCCCACGCAGCCTCGAGGGCTTGAGCCTGCTGAAGACGAAGAGTGCGGGACTTACGGGGCATGTTGACTCCTATGGTTAGGTGGGGAACCATTTCCCCTACCCTCTTACATTCTTATTATACCACAGGGAGCAGTCAATTGCACGATTTTCAAAATTATTGGTTATTTATTTGTCAGAGCGGTCTTTCATACGAAGCTCGTTCTCAATCCACTTCTTACCGATGATATTCTTAACTGGTTGAGAGATGAACTTGTCAACGGCTTTCTGGACTTTTTCTGGAACTGGACCGTACTCTGTATTGTCAATAATCGCGATGCGGTCAGAACCGAAGAGTTGTTGAAACGCGCCGAGGTTCTTTTGGACATCACCCCAGATCTGAGATACGAGTTCGTCAGGAAGCTTGCGTTCACGATCTCTGTTTCTTTGTAGTGCCACTTCTTCTGAGGTGTTGACGAAAATCATGTAGGTATCGTACCCAAGCTTTTCAAGCTCACCTTTCTTCCGACTAATCTTTTCAAAGTCGTCTCCAGTGCCGTCGATGACTAGCCCTAGTCGGCCGCCCTGATATAGTTCTTGAGCTTGGCCCCTGAGAGTCTTTGCCTTACCACGTGGACTATCGGGTCCGACTGTTACAGCTTCGAACTCCTCTTTTGACATCTTTCCAAGGCTAGCAGGATCGATACCCGCTTTCTTGAGGAAATGTTCAAATGCTGGATCTGAATTGACAAGCTTCAAGCCGCTAGCAGTACCTGTCGCGTATGCTGCAACTTCTCTCGGTACACCAAAGATCTTCTTAGCAGTGAAGCTTTTTCCACTTCCTGGTCCGCCAGCCATAAAAACAGCTTTCAGGACCCCCGGATCATAGACACCTTCAGCGAGGAGAGATTCGCGTATAAGTTGTCTTATAAGACGTAAGCTTTTGCTTTCCATGAGGCATCCTCCTCTTCTAGCTAATTAAACTTCTTCGTCAGGAACCGGGGGCATTGGAGCCGGTGGTTCTACCACTGCATCTTCAGCGGGAGCCGCCGAGGCGCCAGCTTTACGCGACATAGCGGCAAGAACACGCTGGATAAAGTCAAGAGCTTCTTCAGATCCAACACTAGCAAGCTTAGTAGCGAGGTCATCAACGGGAGGAAGCGCTCCACCACCGCCAGCAACTTCTGACACAATCTTGCGGAGGTGTCTCTTCAAACGTACACGCTCAGGTATGACCTCGATGTCGGTAACCTCACCGGGATCATCGTTCTGGTTCAGTAAAGAATCGGCATCTGCATCGACAAAGATCTCCTCCTCGACGTCTCCACCACCGAACGCATCCTCTGACTGAGAAACGTCTTCAACACCTACAGTCTGCTCAGCGATGCGGGCCTTTTCTTCTCTGATTATTCTAAGTAATTGTCTTTTTGTGATTTTCATTTTGTTCTCCTAGTCCTAAAAATCGTCGTCATCGTATCCGGCACCAAAGCTCATGTACTCTGTGTCGGCAGCAGCTTGTGCAGACTCATACGCTTTAAAAAGAGCCTCGGCTCCCTTCTTAAAAGGACCTGCAGCTAGAGCATCACGGACTGCCGTGGCAACGTCAGGCCGGCCTGCCAATAGAGCTCCCATCTGTGTAGCGCACTTAATCATCTCTTGATCGGCAGCAGCAAAATTGAACTGCTCGTTCATAAGCTTCGCTTTCTCTTCCTTGATAATTCTTCGCAGTTGGTTCTTTGTGATTTTCATCTTGTCTTAACCCCGCTGTAGTAATCTGTATAGTGCGTCGTATTCAGCAATCATACCCACTGACTGGAATGCGTTAGCGACTGCCATGAGTCCAGCGTTCGCTGCCATGTCTTCAGCTTCATCTTCTTCAAGACCGTCTTCAATCGCACCTGTTTCGACTTCCATCAAAAGACTTTGTAGGGCGCTAGACAGCTTGTCGACTGTGGATGCGTTAGCGTACAAACCCAGGGAGCGCTCGGCGTCTGCCACAGCGTTCATCTCAACGAGAAGTTTTGTCTTCTCTTCTTTGATAATTCTTCTAAGTTGGTTCTTTGTGATTTTCATTTTATATATCTCCTGCAGCTCGTGCATCGGCGTCCACTTCTGCGTCGCCCTCTGCGAATATTTCAGCAGCTGCCTCCATGGCATCCATCACTTCCTCGGCGTCTTCGCTACCTGCTCTTGCTAGAGCAGATAAGGGTTGCTGTAATCTCTGGAACGCCATGTCAAGTGCATTTGGATTCATCTCATATACTGCGTCTTCGATGCGTCCTTCGATGTGTGCATTGACAAGATCAATCAGCTGTGACTGAACTGCATCGCCGAGACCAACATACGCCTGTCCAAACTGAACCAGCGGGCTCAGGGCTTCCATGTTCATAGCGCCATACTCTTTGAGCAGCTTCGCCTTCTCTTCCTTAATGATTCTTCTTAGTTGGCTCTTCGTGATTTTCATTACAACTCCCTTGGATCTGTCATGTCGATAAATTTCGGAGACTCTTCAGGCTGGCTGTTTTCCACATCATCAGCCAAACCTCGAAGTTCATCAGCAAGCTCGTAGAAATCCATACCAGCGTCCATGAGTTTGTCGACGACGTCATTTAACATAAGAAGCAGATCCTCACCGGTTTTCGGGTGACGATATCCACCTTCTTTGAGCAGCTTAGCACGCTCTTCTTTGATGATTCTTCGTAATTGGTTCTTTGTGATTTTCATCTTGGCTCTCCTACAAATCCACGGTCAATGTCAATCTTAATCTGGTCGAGCACTTTGTGCAAGCCAGCGTTATCCATCCCTTGGTCATACAGTCTGTTTAACTCAAACTCGATCCCAGAGACGGCGTCTTCTATTTGCGCTTCGCTTGGGCCGCGGCGCTGTTCTTGAAGCTTTGCTCTCTCTTCTGCAATAATTCTTCTAAGCTCTGACTTTGCAATACGCATTATCGACCTCTTCGCATTATCTTGACCGTGATGCCCTCAGCAGCACCTGTCATGATGTAAATTTCATCTCTTTCTAGACCGTGGTCAAGTCCGAAGCTTTTGTTCTTTAGTGCCTGAAACAGTTCGTCCCACATAGCGTCCATTTCAAGGTCCGCGTCGGTCCGGACTTCAGACATAAGCTCTTCCTTGACGATTCTTTGAAGGTCGCTCTTTTTGATTCTCACCTTACCTTCGTAAAACCCTCTGGTTCCAAGCGGTCGCTGCATGTCCATGCGGTCAGCGGTACCCTTATCGAAACCGTAGTCATATGATCTTGGATCCATATCACGCATATCTGCATTAGCACCATGTGGGCGATCTTGCATCGCGTCTTTGTAGCCAGCCTCATAAACAGCATCGTCCATCGCTGCGCTTTCTCTAACAATCTGTCTTAGTTGCGTCTTTGTAATTTTCATTCGAAACTCCCTCGTTTGCTTGCTGATTGCTCAGCTGTCGGTTGGACATTCACGCGAATATCTCTAGCGAGCTTTTGCAGCTCCATTAGCTTTTTTTTCATCATGTTACCTCTGACCGTACGCTGCTTGTCTAATCTTGTCCAATAGCTCAACAACACTTCTGATATCTACGGCAAGCTCGTTCAGGCCGGCGTCCATTAACTTGACATCAACCTGATCACTGAGCTGCTCAAGGTCACCAGCTGCGTCAGTAGCCGCTGTTTGTATCATACTAAACCACCCATCGTTCTTTAGCTCCGCAAGAGCTTGGGCGGCAACTTGAGGATCAAGTTGTTGCTCAGCCAAAATGCGAGCTTTCTCTTCCTTAATGATTCTTCGTAGTTGACGTTTTGTGATTTTCATCCCATACTCTCCGCTGCGAAAATCTTAAGGTCGTTAAGGTCACCGTCAAAGTGCCACAACAGTTCTTCTCGTTCATCTTCTTCGAACGCGAATTGCCAAGCGTCCGCAAGGTCATAGGCGATATCCTGCAGGTCGGTGTCTGGATTGTCAGCCATGTAATCAGACGCTGCGTCTTGTGCCCAATAGCGGAGTCTCTCGAGGAGATTGTCGATATCCAATCTTTCCCGATCAGCCTTGTAGGCAGCTGCCTGTTTTTTCATCTTACGGTTGTAGGCTTTTTCACGAGTCTCGTTGTCAAGGCGTATAAACTCATTCTGGTCTAGCTCAAATCCTTGATTACCGGCAGCATCAAGACCCACGTCTTTAGGGCTCAACCCAAGCCGCTTTACCAGGTCAGGCCAGGCTTTTTCAGGAAGATCTGCCATGCTGTCGCTACTATCATCAGAAAAGCGCATAACTTCGCCAGTGTCTCTATCAACAACATCAATCGCTTCTCGGATAATTCTTCTAAGTTGTCTCTTTGTGATTCTCATGCCGCCCCCAGACCACTACATTTCTTCGTCGACGTCGTTGGCAATCTCTCTCAGAATCTCTGCAATTAACGCCGGATCACCCTCATCGCTCTCTAGAAAGTCTGTGACAATCTGGTCGATCGCGGACCGTGCGCGGCGCTCCTCGGGACCCGGTGAGTACTGTTCGTTAACAGCTCTGCCACGTGCAAGCTTAGCGCGCTCTTCCCGGATAATTCTTCTAAGTTGGTTCTTTGTGATTTTCATTCTGGAACTCCTAAGTCTAAATCATCGAAAATCTGACTGGGCTCAACAGGATGCGTAGGCAAGTGCTTATGTCCAGTCTCATTTTATTTTACGGTGGGCTCAGACCATGCAATCCCACCATGCTTTTAAATATAATGGACTCCGCGCAAAGTTAACGGAAGTCCACGGCTTCAATCACATTTTTTCTTTTCACTTCTCTGAACTCTTATTATTTTCGCTGCTAACGCATCCGGGCTTACGCGGTGGTATGATCCAAAGAGCTTATCGAGCGCTGGATATGATACTGAAAAGTTCGCCTTTGGAGCAACATAGTGGTGGCTCAGGTGGTGATGGGACTGGCGTGATGGAGAGCCAGCATGCGCCGAGATGTGATTGTAGGCATACACACAGAAGAAGCTGATCATCCCGGCTCCGAAAGCGGGGGCAGCGTAAAGTGCTGATGCTGTGAGTGCCCAGATCGCAGCATTCGCCCACCATGTGAAGAAAAATGCTCCGGGTTCGCCGGGACGAGCGTGATGCCGAGTGTGAATGGCAGCCCACTGTTTGAAAACTGGATAGCGTGCCAAGGGTCCGTGAAAGATCACCCTGTGGAAAAAATAAAAAAGGAGGGCGCTAATAGCGTGCCCTCCCACAAAGAGAAGTAACTGTAGTGTGAGTATCATTGATGAGTGTCCTAAGAAGAGTAGGGCGCGCCCTTATATCTAATATAGCACTCTCAGCAGTCTCTTATACAGGTTACGCGCAGTTTTTCTCCATTCTCTTTGGAAGATCTGTCGTGTGAACTCCAGGGATCAGGGCCGCGACTTCAACATCGCCCTGCAGGTTCAAGTGCAAGTCAGTGTCCAACCACTGTCGAGCTGCTCGAATCCCTTGTGGGAGCTCGATGTATTCGAACTCATAGGTCCCATCAGGGTTGCGGAAGATGGCTGTGTAAGGTACTGTGATACGCATTGCTGTTCTCCTTGGATAATATTAACGGATCGTGTAAGTGTGTACAGAGAGCATTCTAGACAATACCCCTCGCGAGCAAGATCTGCCGAGCCTCCACCAAACCCAGCTCTTCAAGCAAGTCGACAGCGAACTGTTCTGCAACGCGCTCAACAATCGTATTTTCGTGGATGTGCCCGAGCTCGTGAGCCTCGACGGCAAGCAAATGATCGGGTGTCAGACCCGTGTTGAGGATCCGACCGTCAATGACGGCAATAGGTGCCGGGACCTCAGGACCGAACACAGCAAAGCCGTTGGGACGAGGTCCGTCAAGCAGCCGAACAAGCTCGTTGTCGTCTCCCTCTTCGATCTCAATGACGAGCGTCTCGCCGTCAAGCGCGCTAGTTCTGATTTTCACTAATCACCTCCGTGCTTGGGTCCGAACTTGAGCAGATGGTGAGGAAGCTGGTGCTGAACATGACCTGGAACAGTGTTGACTTCTCCCCCTTTGCCCACTCATTGATCACAAGGCCCATCATATCCAGGTCATGATCGTACACAAGATCACCGGGTTTCATCATCGCCCATCTCCACTCTCTGCATCTGACTCTCAGGCCAGTGAATGATACCGTGATGCGGTGTCATGACCTCCCACCAGTCATCAATCTTCCAGGGTGCCATGATGACTCCCACAACAGCTGTGACTTCGACCCCCATGCCCCGAACACCGATCATGAGAACAACATCACCGACCTTCATGCCAGCACCAACCCAGAACGGGCAAGGCGAATGACCCGACCGTTGTCATAGAGGACATGAACGTCCTTGAGCGCGTCAATCTCGACAATGATGCCAGGGATTCCCTGGTACCACGTCTTCGCCTCGCAGTTGCAGGTGACGATGTCTCCGACGTTGAGCTCCATTAGTACACCTTGCTGAGGCTCAGGATCTCAGCCATCACGTCGTAAGTAACAGTTTCTTTCCGTGTACTACCCCAGGGAATGTCTGCCGCGTCTGCGAACTGGTACTTATTGACGAGGCGCCGCAGCTCCCGGCTCATCTTGCTCCACTTGCCGTTGCAATGCAGAGTGACAACACGACCTGTCGGGCTCCGCATCGTGAACCGGTTGCGCCAGTCAGAGCCGTCAAAAGAAACGTGAACCTCAGCAGTCTTCATCACCACCCCCTAGCGCCGCCGGGCGCGGGCGCGCCGGTCGTCACAGGGAACGCACTTGTCGAGATCATGCTCGGTGGTCCGAGCGCAGCACGGGCAGTAACGGTAGTTATACCCCTCATCGTTGTCAACCCACTCGCCACGCCGGCGAACCTGAACCCAATTGTAGTTGCAACGCATTGTCACCTCTTGTTTCGTGAGTGGGGTCCAATCCCCACCAACATCATTATAATACCATAGAGCGAGTGCGTTTTGCACGATTTTCAAAACTATGCCGGCGGTTTTGCCCAGTGCCGGAAGATGAATATCGGGTAGTAGTCATTGTAGTTGTCAGTCCCGAACTCAAGCCAGACGTGAGCGTCATCAACGTCGACCAACCGGTACCCTTGACACGCCTCGTTGTAGACGTCATCGCCCTTGTACAAGTCGTACTGTTCCAGCCGGACTCGCGCCAGAGGTTGAGTGAAGAAGATCCCGCGGCTCTGGTCGGGGCTGTACTCGATCACGCCCAGGCAGCTTCGGTACCCGTCTTGGGGATCCTCAAGGACCCTGAAGACAATGCCGTCAATCTTGAACTCATGCTCGGCACCGTCAGCACCGTAGTAATCAAACTCGCCGCCGACCAGCGCCAGGAAGTGGTCCCGGGTTTGGGTCACATAGGGATCCGGATCAAAGCGGTCAAACCCATCCTGTGATCGACCAGAGAAAAAGTCAAGTGAGTTGCGCGTCATCTACATCCTCCACATCGCACAAGTGTCGCCAGTACACCCAGCGTTCAGGTCGCATTTTCTGGTCAACAAAAAAGTAAACGAGAGCGGCGAGCGTCGACCGGTTTTCCTCAATGACAAGGCCAACACTCCCGTAACAAGCGCTGAACTCGTTGCAGTTAGCGACAAGCGTGCCCGGCGCAGGCCCGGTGGTATCATCATAGCGCGTCATCGCGCCCGACGGTCGAGGGTCACCCGCGCCGTGGGGTAGGCAGTCCAGCCCAGGTCGGCACCGGTGAGACCGGTGGCGGCGGTGCGGGGCAGAGTCAGGTTTTCGGTCTCAATGATGTTGAGGACGTACTTGACGCCGGTAACATCGCGGCCCCAGACGGCGGTGATCTTGTCGGTAACGATGATGTCCATGAGCACTCTCCAGTGTTGGGGGATCAGCCCCACCAACATCTATATTATACACTAAGTGGGTGCACCTTTGCACGATTGTCGAGCAATTACACCTTTAACACATATGTGTCAATGGCGGTCTCGGGCAGCTCTTCAGCAGGGTCCATGGCAAACCACGCCGCGTCGATCGTTGACCCGTCAAAATCGTACCCAAGCGTGTCCAGGTCTCGGGCATAGTGGGTCTCCACAAGCTCGCGCAACTCGTCGGTATAGTAGCTCCGGTAGTCTCGGTGGCGGCTGCTGTTGCTGGCGCGATCGCTCGCGAGCGTGGTCTCATTGGGTTCAATGCCCAGAAAGCCCAAGAGCTCTCGCGTTGCCTCCGTCAACCGCTCGTTCCTCAGCACATAGTCAACAGTGACCCGGGGTGGGCGTTTTGTCGTCAGTAACTGGTAGTGCAGCGACTGCTGCAACGTTGCGTGAGCCCAGGGAAACTCAGGATCTGTCAGGCGTTTGATGAAGCCGTCAAAACTTGAGATGCCGTGAACCGCGTTGGTGCAGTCCCAACCGACCGGGCCGGCTGGCAGCGCGCCCCAGCGAGCGGCACGCTCGCGGTCAGCGGGGTGGTCGTGGCTCCAGTGACTCACAAGCAGCTCGAACGGATTCCGGCAGATGCCGACTCGCGTGTAAATCTCCGGGCGGAGGAGGTTTGGGACGCGGTTACCCTCGGCATCGATGCCTTGCAGCGTTATAGCGACGTGCTCAGCTCCGCTTGTGATCCAGAACGGGACCTTCATCGTGCCCTCGACGGCCCACTCGACAGCGTTGTGATCGGCACTAGTAAATGCGGTACCCAGGTGCTCGTGCATGACTCTGTTGAACCAAGTCCCGCCTGTCTTGGGAACGTGAATGTGAAGTATGTGTTTTCTCTCTTTACTCATGTCGTGGACTCTCCTCAACGTGTCGGAGGTCATCGGCGTAATCCCAATCAATATCCCCCGAGTCCCACATGACTTCAACACCCTCAGGTGTGGTATCGTCAAGCACGGTCAGGACAACTCCTGTTCTCCGAGGACCCTCATTCATGAGGTGAGAAAGCGCATCATCTGCCCACTTGATGGCAACTATGTCTCCGGGAGCGAAAGGGGTTCTGGGGTGGAACCAGTGCTCTGAGAGGGGGTCGATTCTAGAGGCACGCTTACGGCGTGACGATTGAATCACATCACTCTCTTTATTAGTAGTAATCTTTTTCCGGGTTGTCACCGAGGAACTCCTGCCATTTCTTCTTTGCTTCTGTGGCTGTCCATCCAACCAATCTGGCTCTGATTGTTCTGTATTTGCCGTCGGTCTGGTCCCAAACTGCCACGCTCGGCTCCATCCGATCGTTGGGATAACATTCCTTGATCTCACCGGTGTGAGGCTTCTTGGACTCCATCCGGCCCTCTAAAACGAAGTGTGCGATGTCACCGGTGCGATAAACTTCTCCGGCCACTTCCATTTCCGTGATAGGGTTGTATGTAATCTTCGTGGGCGTTCGTCGAACTGGCTTACTCTTATCGGCACTTTTCTTTGAGGAAACGCTAGAAGTTTTTTTGCCCCTTGCTTTCGCCTTATATTCCGCGACGAGAGACTTACGTGCGCCCCGTGCCGATGCTTTCTTACTTGTTGGTTTGCTGCTTTCTTTGCTCATGGCTATACTATAAGCGTTTGGTCGAACAATTACACTACCGAATGTGCCTTCTGTAAAACCAGCAAACTGGCGTACGGTAGCTCGATCATGTCAGTGCCTCTCATTACAGTCGCGGTTGACGGACGTCCCTTCATAAAAGATATTTCATATACAGTACCAACTATAAGTTCAAGCTCTTTACTCGACCACGTCAGCTTATCATGAAACAAAACCATATCTCCGATTGAGGGCTGGGCAGGCACACAACCAACGACATTCCCGGGATCTATGGAGAGAGGAACGCACGCTTGTTTAGAAACGATATACCTTACTGGATTAGAAAACTGGCTGGATGTAGACTGCACAAACACGTCATCACAGCCTACGTGCAAAATGGTACATACTGTCACAGAGGTTGATACAAGACCGCTAGCGTCGACCTTACCATTCATTACGGCAACATAGTTACCCTTTACAAATAAAGTCTCTTCTTCCTTATTGTTTTTTCCGCTCACGGCGTTGTACCCTTTACAACAAAGTTATCTATAGATAAATAGAGCGAAAAAGTAAAAAGGGGAGCAAAGCCCCCCCATATACTCATATAAGAAATGTTGTTACGCTGCGCTGCGTAGTCGGTCTACAACTTCATGAGCTTCAGATGAAGATACCCAAAGAGGAGCTCCGGTCTCTAAAGCGTATGGGATGTACCACTTACGATACCATGGGCCGTAAGATCCACCTGTGTGCATATTGATTACAAGGTCAAGAGCTTCCTCGAATCGATGTGGAGCCCTATCCTGAACCATCTCAATAATAGAAGCTAGTCCTGTCTTCATCTGATCCAAGTGTGGCTCTGAAAACACAACGTCTGTACCGTCAGGATTGGTAACTCCGGCAGACTTTAGACGTCGATTAACATTCTCAGCATTAGAGTCAGAAAGAGTGGCTAGCACAATCTCTCGGCCGATGTGCCTTGCTGACTGTGGGTGCATATTCTTATAGTTGTTACGATACTGCTTCATAAGTTCTCCTATTTGATTGCTAGAACTATTTCTATAATAACTCTAGAAAGAGGAGTTTACAAAGCTACTTATTAAATTCTACGCCGCCGGCGGTGGCTAGAATTTCCTCTAAATTTCGAATGGCTGTTGACAAGCAACGAGCTACATCGGCCTGCTTCACCATCGCGGTGTGAGGGCTAGTCGCGCCGTCGAGCATCCGGATGTGATCGTTGATTAAATTTGCCCTTAAGTTTAGAAGAGCTTGTACGTCTTCTGATTGCATTCTTGCCATTTGAGGATCCCTCCTGATGTTGTATCCCTTACCCTCATATCATATTAAGGAAAAGCGTAACGTTAAGGCTTCAGAGCTATAACCTTTATGCCCTTCGACCTGACTTTCTCTTCAATCATTTCCGCCTCTCTACGAGTAAGTGGAACAGTTGATCGAAAGTCTGATATCACCACTAGAGTCTCTCCTGCCTTCATCTTATCCAATACCTTCCAGTAAGAGTACCATATTTCTGTTGCGCCTGACGGAGACACCTTGTCAAGTGATTGTCCAGAATAGCAGTCTTCAGACTTCGAAAGGTATATCCTCGAACCGGGTTTAAAAGAAACAGCGACTATATCAGACCATTTTCTCCAGCTACCCCACATCGAACCAGAGGCATCTATTAAGTAGACATCTGCTTGTACCTTTTCAATCATGGTTGTTAACCGGCTTGTTCGGTGAACTATCACATCGACCCTTCGGGAAGAAGGATCATGACCGTAACTAGCTTCCGCCCTAAAAATGATAGAACTAGCCTTCGGGTATCCCATGCCCGTTAGCGTTTGCCGTACTTCAGAGACTCTGTTTCTTACCAGCTTCTCATTATAATCGTGGGTACCGCAACTATCTGTGTATCCGATGAGTGTGATAGACGTACTAAAAGAATGCTTCTTGATCCAGTTCTCCAGACTTCTTTTCTGACTCTCTTTCGGGACATAACCTGCCTCTGAAAAATAGAGAGAATGTCTGCGGTCTGTGCCTGTGCCAAAGGTCGATTGCGAAGAGGATACCGGGCGAGAAACAGAGCACAAGCATTCATGGAGCTGGCATCTATCCTTCGCTGTACCAGCTGCTAACTGAAACCTTTCATCCCAGTCTGGTAGCTCATGCTTGTAGAGTATATACTCAGACGCCTTTTCATCAGCAGCGGTGCTACTGGATAGTAGAAATAGCGTAAGCAGGCCGGCAGCAAATTTCACTCTGCTTCCTGTGAGCTTCCCACGGCAAAACAGTCGGCAGATACCTCGACAAAGTCGCCACTGAAGTCTAGATTTTCACTAGTTATAACGCAAGTAGATCCCGGTACAATGACATTCGCAGACTGGAGGCTTTTGTGAGGTATCTTGTGATCGCCATGAGCTCGCGCTGTTTCCAAAACCCTGATCATCGTTTTGTCTGTCGAAGGCGTAGCCAAGTATTCACCAGACGTTTGTCGATCACCGGTTGAGCTTAGATAACTATAGGCTGAGGCGGCGTATAAAAGTACTATTCCACCAATCAGCCCGACCTTATACATATCATTTCTAATATCTAACATGGGACATTAACTCCAAAAAGTGTGATAAATAAGTCGCAGTTAATTATGGCACGCGGGTGGAAACGACACCAAGAATTTGATCTACTTCGGCATCTTCTGAGGAGTCTAGTTTTGCACGCATCTTTGCAATCCGGAGGGCAATCTTGAAAGCCTTTACGTCAAGCTTGTCCTTGTAATCTGCGTACAGCTCCTTCTCTGCCTCTGCTAGCTCACGCTTTTCAGACTCGAAAGCAAGTACTTTCTCTACGAACTCTGTAACAATTTCCTGATTAGCCATTTTTTAAGCTCCTTTTCTCTTTTTTATAAGACTTGATAATAGAGGGACTATTGGCGTTCACCCTCTTGATTCTTCCGTTAACTAAAACAAAGCATTCTAAACAATCAGCACCTGTATTCTCAGGCGCCAAAACATCTACGATCACCATTTTGTTGCCATATCTATCTTCTAGAATATCTCCAGTATTTAGAGAATGTTCGCTATTCATCTTCTCTTTTGTCCCCTGATGTACTCACCGTGTAGAACGGACAGGAAGAGCTCATGTACACACCCGGGTCGAAAGAATATCCGAAACCTAAGTGCGTAAGATCAGTCATATCTCGTGACATCGCCAGAGGTACAACATGAATCCCGCCTATCTCGCCAATGAGAGAACGTAGTTCAGCCTTCAGCTTTTCTATCTCTTCTTCCTCCTCTGTCTTCTTGAGCCGTTTGTACTCAAGAAGGTCCACAACTTCTCCCATGGCTAAAACTCCTTTAACTCCACTATTGATATTATACGAACAAAAATGTAAAGTACAAATTAATTGAAAGAAGAAGACCATGATAATAATTCAGGACTTATTTTCTTCAGATCCAACCTCACTTCATAGATTATAGATCCGAAACCTGCAATTTTCAAAGGTAGGCCAGATGACTTCACTCTTAGCTTTGTGTGTGAACTTGTTCTCGCGGGAATCTTTAGACTAATTGTTCCTGACAACGTCGGGACCTTTAACTCGCCACCCTTCAGCGCAATGTCAATAGGGACACTCACTTGTGTATGCAGGTCATCACCCTTAAGCTCAAACAGCTTATTCTTTAGTACTCCCGCAGTTATATGTAATTCCTGACCACCACCTAACTCGACGTTGAAGATTTCTCCTGGACGAACGCCACGAGGGACTCGAAAGTCGATCCTCTGACCATCCAAGTGGAAGCTTTTCATGGGCCTGCTGTTCAGCTCTTCCAGAGAGAAGTCTATTTTCACCTTTATAATGTAAGGTCGCGTCTTTTGATATCTTGTCCCGAACATCTCATCCCATGATCCCCACTGGCTTCCGCGGAAGAACTCTTCAAAGTCTCGGCTTCGCGGGTTTCCAGACTTCAACTCGTAGTCTTTCCTAGCTTGCGGATCACCTATCATGGAATAAGCTTCAGAGACTTTCTTAAATTGTTCTGATGCTTCGGGGGCTGTATTTCTGTCAGGATGGTACTTAAGGGCTAACTTTCGATATGACTTCTTTATCTCATCTTGTGATGCAGACTTTTGCACTCCTAAGACAGCGTACGGGTCCATCTTATCAGACCTCCTGATTAAGCCTTAGAAGTCTGGACAGAAGATTCTTGACTCGCAAGCTCCTCGCATCAGTCTTATTTTTAAGAAACTCCTCTAAAGACCTACACTTCTCATGTATGATTAGTCCTGTCGAGGTCATAAATCTGTAAGAATTTGGAATATCAGGTGATGTTATTATCAGCTCGTCGATGATCTGAATCAGACGAGATGGGTCATAGTACTCTCTCTGATGGTGTCTCATCAGGCTTGGTGATGGTGTGACCTTCAATCAAGTCTCCAGAATATATCGTGAACCTTAATATAAACTGACTCACACAACTTTAGCAGGGCCGCGGCAGGCTTACAGTAAGCCACAGCTAGACCAGACGTAAACCACAAAAAGCCAGCAGATATGCCCATTCCAGATAAAAAGTCGATCACCACACAAAGCAGTAAAAAAGAGCCCCAGAGAATTGTTGCGATAATTGCAAAAGAAACTGCGCTTATTAGGAAATCTCTCATTACACATACTCCTCGAGCTTGCTAATTGCAAATTTCTCAGCTGTCACGGTTGTGTTAGTTCTAGAGTCTAGTATTTTGTAAATCTCAAACTCCGTCTTACCCCCGTGGACATTCAGCCAAGAATATCTATCTATGTCAGTTATCAAGCCGATAGACCTTTCCTTGACTATCATGTCGTCGTAGTATTGAGTCACATACACAACTTCGCCAATTTTGTAGGATTCACTCACTGCTCCTCCGGCTTGATGTCTTGCAAGCTCAGCGACCTTGAAGAACCATCAGGTAACGTCACGACGTAATAATAAGCTTGGTAGCTAGCGATGGGGCGATGTTCGTAGTATACCGTGTGGGGTATAAGACGATCTACTGTCACTTGAGAACCCTGATACAAGAAAGTATCACCTGGCTCAAACATCTTCTCTTCATTTGGGATTCTGCCATACATACAGAGATTATAGCAGACGAAGAAATAGTTTACACTTTCATTCTGTCAATAACTGGCTTATACGAGAAACTAAGCTCTCTGTACAGCTTGACTAAAACGTCTTTGCAAATCCGGACCACCACTTCTCGGTTCGCAGATGAGCCCATGCTCTTCTCAACTTCTTTCTGGATCTCGTCTACAACAGACTTTGAGCTAAGGGATTTCTTGAGCTCTGAATCGAAAGCTTTCTTAAAAGCCTTATCGATCTCTTTACGGTTGGTGGCACCTTCGATCTCTTTCTTTATCATCCGCTTGATTTCAGACTTATCAGAGCCCGTTAACTCTTCATTGATTAGTGTGGCCTCACTAATGTACTCACGTATTAATGACTCATTCATAATTTCTCTGGCTGCTGACAATAGCTTGTCAAGCTGTGTCGTAGACATTCCTCTTGCTAGCGTCCCAAGCCTCTTAACAACGTCATTTCTTTCTCCGTCAGAAGCAAATTCTTTATCTGCCTTTGGCAAATCAAAGAGAGACAATTGGTTATCATCAACGTCACCTAATTTACCCATCGTCTCCTTAAAGAAATATGACGGTTCATAAACAGCGAGAGATGCTATCGGTGTTCCTTCAGAGTAGCTGCCTAAAAATTGTTCAGCCTTACCTGTAAGCCTTCCATCTGAGGTCGATAGTCCGGCTGAAGAGAGTGCACGAATGATAAGCTTTGTTGTAACTGTCTCGTCTTTAGACATTTTTTTGCCAGTAGCAGTTCCCACTAAAGAATCGTACGAGCTTAAAATGATTTCAACATTTTCAGGGGCAACATTTTTCTGGATGATGCTCCTTATTTTTTGACTAAGATCGTCAGACGATATTGGTGCTGTCACGTTTCCCCACCCAATAACACGAGAGTTTTCTTCCTCAGAGTAAATACAGCCAATATTTCCCAGCTTTGTTCCTGGCGGATTTTCTTTTATTGCAGAAAAAAGTGCTGACAACTTTATATTGGAGCTTTGAGTTGCTTGCTTGTAGTTAGTCGGCTTCGTTGGAGTCTTAAAACTCGTCTTCACAGAATATAGCACACCTTCTTTTCTCACGTCCCAAAAAGTCGCGACAGAGCCGTCGCTACCACCCTCGGAAGCAGCAGCAGCCTTCTTACCTTGAGCTGGAGCGTCAAAGCCCCAAGCGGTTAATAGCTGTTCGCCAATAGACTCCCAAGCGTCCCGCTTATCGATAGAAGTATAGATAGCGTTGTTAAGGTCAACTAGATCCTCAAGTCCTTCAGAGTCGCCTGCTTCCAACATATCCTTAGCTACAGACATAAGATCCATATCTTGCTTGATTGGACCAACCTCTGCTGAAGATCCCCCAAGCCTCATCACCTCTTCTCTTACTAAAGCTCTAATTTCTTCGAGCATGTCAGATTCAGACGTGTCAGCTTCAGCTTCTATCGCAGCGATCTGACCTTGCATGTTCTTCTTACTGGTATGACAGGCACGGTGCTTTTTCCCTTTCTTGTCAGTATAAGAAAGGACATAGTTTCCTTTGTCACCGTCTGACTGTGTGCACTTTTGCTTTCTTTTATTATAAGGCATAGCTTTCTTACTCTTCTTTTTTTCCTAAAATCTCGCTTAATAGCTTGAACTTAACAGTTGCTCTTTTCGAAGCAGGCGTCGAAAATGTAGCGGCAGTGCGCTTAATCTCAATATCAGAAGAACAATCACGAAGTTGAGCTTTCATTTCTTTCCGCCACAGCTTACGAAACCTCCGCTTAAGACGATGAGCCTCTTCTGGATCACATGTCTCAAGCAGCTTGGCAACCTCATCACCGGAGAAGGCAGGTAAAATACCCGCTTGTAGTGCCTTTAAGCTCAATTCAAGATCAACCATTCTTGCCTCTGTCAGTTCTTTGGTTACTGTTCATATGAATCTCACCTTGGATTATATTCGTTAGACACTAAGTTGTAGCCACAAAAAGCGACAAATCAACATTAGCAGAATTAGCGCTAGCCTTTACAGCTGTGATATCGTTGAATGACCCGAAAGAAACACCCGCTGATGACCCTGATAGAGCAAGGTCTGTTATCATCATACTCGTCTTAGGAAGCAATTTCTGGACTGACTTCGAGCCCTGCGAACCAGACAGCAGGGTGATCGAAACATAATTAGTATCATCTAGATTGGTAAGCCTCGCGTACTTAAAGCTATTGGTAGCATAAGTACCAGCAGCAGCTGAAGAGCTAAGAAGCAGAATATCTACCTCATATGTAGGTACCGTTAGAATTCTCTCATCGATTTGCTTAATATTAGCAAATGTGTGGTACGCCCTAGACCCCCTCTTGACTCCATTAAGCTCAATGTCTTCAAGTATCTGGACTTGTAGAGTAGCTGTACTGATTGTGCTCGCCATATCTCAATCTTCTCCACGTTGGTGTTCAAATCTAAATATTGAGTTAACGAGGTTTATTATCCCCTAGTTGTCAATATGCGTCGAACTCTCGCGAGCTCCAGCAGCAGACTGCTCAATAAACTCAGCCCTTGCCTGTAGCTCTCTCACAGAAAATGCTCCAGAATAAGATATACCACTACGAATTCCCTTATCAATCTCAAACAGCACAGCTCTTGCAGAACCTCTTAGTGGTACAGTCCTACTTACACCTTCATTTGATGAATATCGACCTCTCCAAGCAACTTGAGCCTCCGGGCTTGCCATACCCCTGTACACTTTCGTGGGCCTCTCTCCAGGGTTAACAATAACCTGTCCAGGGGTCTCGGTGGTTCCAGCCAGCATTCTACCAACCATTACTGCATCAGCACCTGCAGCCAACGCTTTCACCATATCTCCAGTGTTCTTAATACCACCATCAGCGATAAGCAAAGCATCCGACTCTGACAACGCGCAGTCCAGAACACTCTGTAATGTCGGTACACCGTGACCGGTCATAATCCTGGTACTACAGATGGAACCACCTCCGACACCAACACGGATAGAGTTGGCTCCAGCTTCCGCTAAATCATCAAAAGCCCGTAGGGTGGCAACGTTGCCTGCCATTATATGAGTATTTCTGTAAGTGCGACTAAGGTTTCGAATAGCATCAATTGCAGATCGGTGATGTCCATGAGCCACGTCCACACAAATCCCAACAGCTCCTGCATCGATAAGGGCTCCTGCTCTATCATAATAATCTCCTGTTATACCTACTGCAGCGAATATTTCAGCCTGATCAGTTACCTCCTTGACAACTGCGACCTGCTCTTCGATACTGCAGTATCTATGCATAACACCGCGAGCTCCAGCTTCGAATAAAACTCTAGCCATCTCTGCATTCATGATGGTATCCATTGGAGCTGCAAATACCGGCAGCTTCATGGATTCGTCTGTCATAATCTCAAGAGTGAGATCGATATCAGAACGTGAGTGAACGCCAGAATACTTCGGTACGAGTAAGACGTCGTCAAAAGATAGGGCTTTACGGAACAAGTTTTTCTCCTTTTGCTTGCGGCTTAAGCCATAACAAGTATAAGAAAATAACCGTGCTTGTTCACTAACTTCCGTAAAGGGCTGATACCAGAGAGTACTTCTTGGATTCCGACGTGGGAGAAGGTTCATCGTGAGTCAAGATGCTCCAGACATTTCTTGAGTTAACCCCTGCGGGCATACCAGCTGCAAAGGTTTCAAAATCTCCAGCTGCCATGGCGGCGCGCATTTTCGTACCGCTTACATCTGGTGAACCCTCCCCTCTCTCAAACCTTGTCGGGTCTTCTTCTGCCGCAAAAACCACTTGTCCCATTCGACACATAGGCTGCATGTATTTGTCTCTATTCACTTGCGGGTAGTTCTGCATCGTGTCTGTGGGATCTGAATAGATGACGTAGGTTTCCTCAGCGTCACCCGCTTCACACGCTTTCCCAATGGTGTCATAGACTTTACGAACAGGAGATCCTCCGTACTCTACCCGGACATTTGTAGGCATAATCTTCTCTAGCTCTTGCTTCCAGACTTGAAGCATGTCTACACCCAAGATAGACATTTCACCTTTCCTTTTCCTATCAGAGGTAGAAACGAAAAGCACAACTTCGTCATTATCGGCAGCTGCCTGCTCTACAAGATAATGATGTCCTGCGTGATACGGCTTTCCAGAGACAGGAATCAACCCGACCCTCTTTCCCTTATCGACGAAGGCTTGCTCATTCAAGATCAAGTCGTAAATCGAAGCTGATTCACTAGAAGAGAACGCAGCTCGACCATACGATTCCTCGACCGCACTACCAGAAGGCATACCTGCTCGCTTTGCTCTCCCAACCAATTGATTCATCATCGCAAATGATCCGGTAAGCTTCTTAAGTTCTCCCGATCCAGGTGGATATTCAAAGACGATACCCTCCATCGTACTATTAATCTGATTCTCGATGTCAGTCAACTTCTCAAGCTGGCGGTCGACCATCTTACCGACCTCCTCGTCACCTGATGTAGCTAGTCCCTCGAGGTAGTCAATGGCCCTAGAAAGCTCATTCCGTTGTCGGGCCAATTCCTTATCAGTATCAGAAACAAAGTAGCTCTCCATCCCTCTGAGGACTTCAATCGCAAAGTCAGTAATCGCTAATTCAAGCGGCTTCATGGCTGCACCAACCGCTTTCCTGGCGTTGGCTTTAGTTGCCAACTTCGAAACAACGCCCTGCTGTTCTTTCGTCAAACCTTTCTTGATGTCCCTAACAGACGCAGCGCCCTCACGCTCGAACGCAGCGTCCATCATCTGGTCGACCTTATTTTCTGGTATACCGGCCTGAATTGCCGTGGCTCTCAAGCGCAACTCTGCGAGATCCCCAAGTGTCGCAGACATCCCCACTGGCGAAGCAATCCTCTGGATCGCTGCTTGAACTTCCTTGAGCGCTGTCCCATCTGCTAGCCTCTGCAGCTGGGCGATTACAGGACCCTTCACTAGCCAAGCTTCACCATCGACATCAGACTCAGCTTCATCGACAGCAGAAACAAGCTGTTGAAATGCGGTGCGGGCGTCTGGATCATCGACGGGAGCGCCAGAAGAATCGAACGTTTGGAAGTTATGAAGTACCACGTTGCCGGCATCATACACGATCATGTTCGGATTGCCTGGGTACATGACTTCCATATTAACGTATCTCGTCCCATTGGCAAACAAGTCATTTAAAGTCGACTGGTCAAGGGATTTAATAGCTTGAGAGATTGCCTCGAACCCCTTAGTGAAAGCGCTCTCCGCGGGGTGACCCTTCCACTTAGCAGCAAACTCATTAGGAGTCATTCCACCCTTCTTTAGGTCCCCGCCATTACGGGCAGTGTTGATAGACCCGTCACTCTTCACTGTCAAAAACAGGTTTTGACCATCAACCTTTTCAGTCGCCGATATGTCAGCGTTTGCTACACTATCAAGAATAGTCGAAAGTTCATCAAACGTAAGTTCTAATGACTCATGAAGATGAGCCATGTGGCCGCCAAGTGCTCCCATTTTTTCTCCTGTTTCTAATCCTATGATGTAAGTATTATATCAAGCGTGGTTTAGTTTTGCACGATTGTTGAAGATATTTAAACACTAAAGCCAGGAGGATTTTAAGATGCCAATTACCAAAATTAGAGCCGGTGCCATCACTGAGGACACCCTAGAAGATAAAGATGGAGACACGAAGGTAGAAGTTGAACAGAACCCTAATGAAAATAAAATTAGATTCTCAACGAACGGTTCGGAAAGAGCTATCATCGACGATCATGGGAATGTAGGCATCGGTACCGAGACTCCGTCAGAGAAACTCACTATAAACGGAGTTGAAGGACAGAGTGACGAAACGTTCATTAGATTTACCGAAGATGATAGTGATCGAGCTCTGATTGGGATCAATTCATCAAATAATATCCTAATTGAAAACCTATACTCAAACAAACATATCGTTTTTAAAGCAAGTGACGCAGGAACTTCCCGTGAAGGATTGCGATTGGATGGTGCTGTTCCAGAGGTTGTCGTTAACCAAACATCAGACTCGCTAGTTAACTTTCGAGTTGAGTCAGACAACAACACACATATGCTTTATGTTGATGGTGCGAACGATAAAGTCGGAATTGGAACGTCAACGCCAACTGACGTGCTTCATGTAGAAGGTACTTCAAAACTTCAAGGTAATACATTTGTGACAGGAAGTTTTAGCGTCACTGGGTCTGTGCAAATAAAATCAGACTCATTAGTAAACCAGAAGGCAATTCAGCTCGACGGACTCTCTCCGTTTGATGAAGTAACTATTTCTGATGCTACAACAGACACTTCATTTAGTTCTGGCCAGGGCACTGACAAAGCATTCACTATTTCTATGTGGGTCAATCTAGAAGAGATAGACTACGATGGAACAAACGGGAAGCATGCAGGTGGGTTATATACAAAAAGGTCTACTTCACCTAATGATGGCGAAATTTATATTGGGGTTGGAAGCGGTCTGCTACAAATTATTTTATATGCAGACCCAGATCAAAACGGTGTTGGAACCTTTAGTACATCAAACAGGATAGCGGTAGCCCAAACCTCTGCAAATAGTAAATTTTTCCACGCAGAAAATACTTGGTTTCATCTTTGTGTTACTTACGATGGAAGCAAAGCGACGTCCGGAATAAGAGTTTATAAGAACTCACATCCAGTTGGGAATGGAAGTATTTATGAGGGAGGCGGTGGATCATCAATCAATAATGATTTGAACGTACCCAACCTAATATATTTCACAACACAAACCTCAACGAACTATTCCGGGATGCCTCAAACCTCAATACCAACAACTTTAGGCGGCATCGATGTTAACGACTCAACAAGTAATGCGCTCGCTGGTAAATTAGCAGATGTGTGTAGGTTTAATCGCGTACTTACTCCCACAGAAGTTCAAGAACTTTACAACGACGGAAATGTAAAGAACATGGAAGAGTACTCTGCATACAGTGATTTAGTCCACTGGTGGAAAATGGGAGACCACATTGACACCACAGGTCAAGATGGAATAAAAGATTATGTCGGAGGATATCATGGCACTTTAGGTGGTGATGCATCGATTGTGTCTGAAGCAACACTAGGAAGTGATGTGTCGAGTACTATTCATTTTAACACTTCCGGAAGTGTGGGAATTGGAACTAGCAACCCAAGTGCTGAACTAGATGTAAAAGGTAATTCTAGGTTTTTAGGAGATTTAGAGATTGATGGCAGAATTGCGATGCAAGCAACAAGTGATCCTAGCACTGTAACCAATTACGCTCACATTTACTCCAAAGACGTTGCTTCTTCTGCTGAAGTTTTTGTAAGAGACGAAGCAGGCAATGTTACGCAAATATCCCCTCACAACGAAGAAGGTGAGTGGCAGTATTTTTCTAGAAATGTCAAAACTGGTAAAGTTGTAAAAATCAATATGGAAAAAATGATCAGAAGACTAGAAGAAATCACCGGTGAATCATTCATGGAAGAATGGTACGAAGATCCCACCGCCTAGACGGGGAAGAACATTGACAGAAATATCCCTGTGCTGTTCCAAACAACGACCGCTGTCAGGAAGCCGTTCAATAGTTCCCACAGTGAATCTTTGAACCTGAATACCTTACCCAGTAGAATGACTAAAAATGTCAATGACAGCTTAAATACCAAGAGCCCGATAAGACCATAATTTTCTATAACAGCGTTACCGACAGGCATCAACTCTTGCCCGTCAGTCGAGATCAAGGTATGAGTTGTTAGATAATCGAGAAGATTTAAAATAACAAAAAAGACTTGGTGGCCTATCTGTCTATGTAACCCTGTCTCATACATTGCTGTGCTATTTCAGTCTTGAACCTCGTGGTTGACCAATTGTGGTCGCGCTTATGGTAATAAATATCACCTGCGAGAGACTTACCAGTGAATTCTTTCCCGAGGTAATCTGATCCTATCACTCTTACATGGTCTGGTACGCTCGACAAGACCTGTGTAAGCTCTTTCTCAGTGTTGTAATATAAGACTTCATCTACGTACTTTAGGGAAAGTAAGATCTCTGTTCGCTCATCCGCCGAAAGTATCGGCTTTGCCTTAAGTGGACGTTCGATTGTCGGATCAACGTGAAGAGCGACTATGAGCCAATCGCATGCGTTCTCTTTCGCATCTTTGAAAAAGCGAACGTACCCCGGATGGATCACGTCAAAATTACCGGCAATTATCCCTTTCCTCATGTATTTACTCCTTCAAAAAATGATTAAAACATCTCGGCTGATACATATCTGCACCGCCGACCTCGATACCGTGGTCAGATCTGCCTCCGATCTTTTCCGTGTAGTATGCATCCGCCCCGCATATAGAACAGACAGCTGGACAGACTTCTACCTTCGTGGCGTAAGGCAGCATGGCTGCAAGCTCCTTATATGGTGTGAAGTCAGAGGACAGCTGTAAAGACGACGCCAATATTGTGTGACCATTCTTAAATAGCTGAACCAAAGCATCACCGATGCCACCTATCATAAAAGCTTCATCAACAGCGATAACAGCCCTGTCTTTGTCAGACGCCTGATAGAAAAAGGGTTGTAATGTATCGTACATCGACTCGGAGTTAATCCGGGTCGCAGGTATTTTTGCACCCCAATGGGTAACCACTTCAGAAGCAGAATATCTTTCGTCAACAATAGGCTTAAAGACATGGATATCTCTGCCCTGGTATTTGTATCGGTCAATCGCGCTTAACAGCTTTGTTGTTTTGCCACCGAACATCGGACCAACAAAAATCACGAACTCATTCTTCACTTTTATCTCCAGTGTTGTTTCTCTTTCTCATCGCTGGAAGCGCTGTCCGGACCCAACCAATGCTATCCGCTATGGTTTCTGTAACGGGCGCTAGCTCTGCTAGCACTTCATTAGTCCTATCTAGCTGTGCTGATGTCGCCTGCGTAACAATCGCGTTTTTATCCATAGCTTCAGTAACATTTTTGATTTCATCGACGTATTTTTCTTGCCATTCTCTCAAAAACTCAACAGATGTTCGAAAACGTGACATCACTTCCCTTGTCTCCGTATTAATTCCCATCTCTAGATCTGTTATAAGAGTTTCGATAGCAGATACAAGCGCTGTGGTCTGCAACTGTGTGGAAGTTTCAGAGAACTTCTCTAAGCTCACCCTTACCTCTTCCAGATGCTCCACAATTTTAGCGGTGCTGTCAGCCTCAGATAAATCATTAGTAACGAAAATGAGATTAATGACCATGCTCGTGCCGAGGCCAACCACCGACGAACCAAACGCAATCTTCAAGCCCTCGATCAAAAAAGGAAGACTCTCAGAAGTGTTAGTAATGTCAAAGCCTATTAGACCCTGCCAAACGCCAAAAAAAGTCAGAAGAACCCCAGAAGTCGCGGCTCCATATGACATCTTCGAGGGGTCAATGAAAGAAAATACGCGATTTAAGGGTGGTATGAGCGGAACCAAGAATATCAATGGAAGAAAAGTGGTCCATGTGATGTGCTCAATCATCTAAAGCTTCTCCTATCTTTTCTAGAGCGATATGTGAATTGACAACGACTGTAAACTCTACTCTTCTTGACCTCACCACGTCTTCAGAGCCGTCAGGTGCCTTAATTGTTCTAGCAAAAGACATACCGTTAGCAGTAACATTCTCTATCACCCAATCCCTTTTGTCCATAGGGGTCAAGTTATAGCAGAAGATAAGCGTAGAGCGAGTCCTTTCTTGAGACAGTTTCATGTTGTTGAAATAAGACTCTTCGATGGTGGAATCAGACCATTCAGAAGAAGTATGACCTTGTATTTTGACCTCAGCCACATCTTCTGGGTATCTACGAAGCACTTCTATGTAATTTGTCCACAAGTCAGCAAGTATCTTTTCAAAAGCTGGCGTCAACCTGTCGCTACCCGGCTCGAATAAGATAGCAGGATTGTTAAAGCGTAAAGTCAGAGTTTCTCTGTCTAGCGTAGCGTGCCACTCTTCAAACTTATGAGAAAAAGCTTCATTCAAACTAGCGTATATCTCATACCTGCTGTCTGAGAAATCCGCCGTAATCTTGTGGATCTTCTTATTTTTCTCTTCTAGCTGCTCAGACTTGTTTTTCACTTGAGAGCTGTATGTAACGCTGATCAGCAAAAACACCATCATCAAGGCAGACATCATATCAGAGATATTTGCCCAAGGAATTTGCAAATTTCTGTTACTCAAGTCTAGACCCTTTTTGTAGATGGTAAGAGGGAACCGTGGTTCCCTCTCATGTCTTTTCAGACTAATTAACGGTTACTAGAAGCGAACTCTTTTCACCTCTGAACTTGTCTCATTATGTGAAAATATAATAGTGAAAAACAGCCAGTTAACTAGAGATCCCAATGTTTTTCATCTGTTCCCGGAACAAAGACATTAGCTCAGCAGACTTGGAATCATAATCTTCTCTAGAGCTCCAGCCCTTTTCTGGGTAAAGAATTGTTTCTTCAATACTATCGCAGTCCGGTACTGTAAAGCCTGTTGGTTCATGAACGAATGTAGCGCAGTCTCGTAACTCACCGGTATGAATCTTCTGGATAATCTCTCTCGTAGTAGATATCGGCATTCTTCTTCCCACTCCGTAAGAGCCTCCTGTCCAGCCAGTATTCACCAGCCAACACGAGGTGTCGTGTTTTACCAACTTTTCCCTTAAGATAGCAGCATACTCTCGAGGGTGCAGAGGCATGAAGGGAGCGCCAAAGCATGCAGAGAATGTTGCTTGCGGTTCTACGACACCAGCTTCAGTACCGGCTACTTTCGCGGTATAACCAAGCAAAAATTGTGTAACAGCCTCGTCAGGTGACAGTTTCATCACTGGAGGTAGCACACCAAATGCGTCACAGGTAAGCATGATAACGTTCTCAGGGTGTTCATTGACATACCCTTTATGATCAGCGCCGGGAACACTAGAACATGCGTATGAAGCTCTGCTGTTCTCGGTAAGAGTGCCGTCATCAAAATCCGGCATCAGGTCTTCATTAAAGGCAACATTCTCCAATATTGTTCCAGGCTTATTGCACGCATCCCAGATCTGGGGTTCAGCTTCTTTAGATAGTCGAATCGTCTTCGCATAGCAACCGCCTTCGAAATTAGTCAAGCCGCTATCGGTCCACCCATGCTCGTCGTCACCGATCAAAATGCGATTTTCGTCAGAAGAAAGAGTTGTCTTTCCTGTTCCTGACAGACCGAAGAAAACAGCAGGGTTCCTTCGCTCTTTGTCTACATTCACTGAGCAATGCATCGGCAAGTGGCCAGATTGAGGAAACTCGAAATTTAGTACCGAAAAAATACTCTTCTTGATCTCTCCCGAATAAAATGTCCCAGTGATCAGAATCGCTTTCTTCTTGAAAGATATTAGTACTTTAGCTTCTTCCTCTTTTTTTGGGAAGTGATAAATCCGCCATGGCTGCTGTGTTTTCCCGAATCCCACGACATCCGTAATGAACATGTTCCTGGCGAACAATGCGTGGTGAGCCATTTCCGTAAAAACGACAATGTCAGTTCTATGACCTGTATCTCTAACCGCTTGCAGCTCTTGACAAAATAAGGGAACTATTGTACCCTTATAATCTTGGAACGCAGAAAGCTCTTCCGCGAATTCATCTTCTGATATCCCTCTATTGGCAGACCAGTCAATTTTGTCCCTCGTAATCTCATCTATAGCGTAAGATTTAGCAGAAGGAGCTCGACCCTTGTAGGTGCCAGTCTCAGTACAGATAGCACCTGTCTTTAGCTTTACGCTCTCCCCCTTATTCACTGATATCTCAGCGAGAATTTTTGAGTCTGTGTTATAATGCATCATTAAGATGTTACCTCTTTTTCGAGATTAAGTATTCGATACTTCAAGCACTTCCCAGTCACCATCCCAGTTTGTGTACTTGACACGCTTGATTCCAGACTTACGAATCTCTGACTCACAAATGGAACAAGGCTTTGCCATCGTCGGATGATCACTACACTTGGTAAAGCGCATCACCTCAATCTCATCGCCAGGCTGAGCGAAACGTAGAACGTTCATTTCAGCATGCATATGGGATCCCCACGTACCGTCTTTATATTGGCGCTTGAACCGTGGGTGTGTCTTATTAGTATTTTCGCCGACCTTAACGACTCGACCATTCCTTCTCAGAATAGCTGCTAGATGGTAAGGACGACCATTGTTCATTGCTAGCTGCTTAGCTTGATAGTACACTTGGCACAGTTACCTCCTGGTTTTATATTAGATAATAGAAATGTCGGTGAAGATTTACATGGTTCATTTTAAATCCATCGACCGAGTCTCGGCGAACCCGTTCAAAGTATTTATTAGACTGTCCATGCCAAGATCTTCAGGTTTCCTGATCACCATGGAAAGATTTAGACTCTCTCTATCAGGCATACCAGCGCTTAAAGACACAAGCTTGACGTTATTTTCCTCGAGGCAAGTCTTGACGTCTTTCACGATCCCAGGTCTATCATCTAGAGTAATTTTAAGAGTGTGAGTTTTGTACGTCGTCAACAAGGCTTTCTCAACCTTATTAATAATTGTCAAGATCACAAACACGAGGACCGTCGTTATAGCCCCAAGCTCTAAATAGCCGCTACCGCACGCAATACCTACGATAGCAGTCGTCCAAAGTGAGCTAGCCGTTGTTAGCCCCTTAACAGTAACGCCCATCTTCATAATCGCGCCGGCGCCGAGAAAACCCACTCCGCTGACTACTTGAGCTACAATGCGACCAGGGTCAGACGGCAAGTCTGGATTTGACAGAAATTGAGAATATGATATGGATAGTATTGCAGCTAGCGCAGCCCCAGTGGAGAGGATCATGTGTGTCCTAAGACCAGCAGGTTGGCCATGCACTTCTCTCTCTAGTCCGATCATAGAACCGAGAGAGGCGGCTGCTAAAAGGTATATCGCTTGATCTAGTACTTCGGGCATCAATTCTTATATAGCTCCTGCTCTTGCTAACAAAATGGAGCCGCCGAGAGGACTCGAACCTCCGACAGATCGATTACAAATCGATGGCTCTACCAACTGAGCTACGGCGGCAAAAAGTGGGGGTAGAATCGGGAAGGCATAACCTTCTTCATTTAAACGCAAAAGAACAACTTTTCCAAAGTTACTTCATGCCAAGGGGCCTTGACATGTTTCACATACACAGCAAAAAGCTTCCCGAATGTCACCAGAAACCGCAGGACCCTAAGCTTCTGAAGCCTACCCCCGATAAGAAGGTATTAAACACTTTTGTTCATCAGTTTTTTCTATCCTTTAATCTATCTATAGGATTATAGGAAACCCCAAGATCATTTACACCGCGCTAACCACAAAAAAGCTTCACAATAAAAACAGCGTAAAGAATGATAACAAAAAAGCCAAAAACGTCAGGAAGTTCAGGTCGAAACTTCATACTTCACGTCCTGGATCTTCATCTTCTACGTCGGTGGGCGGTCCTGGGAACTTAGGCAGCTTGACCACGATCAGGGACAAAACTCCTATAATAATTACACCAAGACCTAGAATGAAAGTTGCTGTATCCATATCACACTCTCTTATAGAAACTGGCTGGGGCACTAGGACTCGAACCTAGAACCTGCGGAGTCAAAGGCCGCTGCGCTACCTATTGCGCCATACCCCAACAAAATAAAAAATAAACTGGTGCCTGAGGTGAGATTCGAACTCACACGCTCTTAAGAGCAAAGCATTTTGAGTGCTTCATGTCTACCATTCCATCACTCAGGCTAAAAATCTTCTTGTGTTTCGTCATCATGAATAATCGCTTGACCGAACTCTTCAGCTAGTCTCGCAAAGCGATGAGCTTCCTGTAGCGCATGATTTTCTCCAGTGCGAACAGCTACAGCCCACCACTTAGAGTACAGTTCAAAGTAATCTGGCATACCCGGCGAAGGCGCTGACAGTCTTGTAACTAACATAGTGGTGTTCCTTGAAGAAGAATGGTGGGCCCACAGGGACTCGAACCCTGAACCTGCGGATTACGTACCACTATAGCTTTCGCTACCACCGAAGTGTTTGTGGTCTGGACTATCCCTTCACCCACGTGGGGTGCTGCCCGTCTAGTCTCTACACCTTCTTCTTTCGAAGCTTGGCTCGGGATTGTCATCAGCATTACCTGTTAAGAGTTCCCCGAATTTGAGCAGTTATTCGACATCAGTTACCTGATGAAGCTCCCATTGAAAGTCCGATGCTCTACCTGTTGAGCTATAGGCCCTAAATTATATCAATATTTGAAATAGCGAAAAGTTTTGGTACTCCCAAGGGGAATCGAACCCCTACCGCAGCGGTGAAAACGCCGAATTCTTACCGTTAAACTATGGGAGCGAAAGATGGCTGGGAAGGTGGGATTCGAACCCACGACCGAGCGGTTAACAGCCGCGCACTCTACCACTGAGTTACTCCCCAATATGTGTTATGAATATGTCGGAATGATGTTACTACCAGGAGGGTGTTTCTCCTGGGTTCACATGTACTAGGTATAATGTACTATGGCGCCAGCGGCGTTGCAACGTCACCGAAACACCCAATGACGATTTTGTTGTTGATAAATATATCGATGATTGGTAGCTGAAGCGGGACTCGAACCCGCAAGGTCATGTGACCGGGAGATTTTCTTACCCTCTACAGTTTTCACTGCCAACCGAAGTTGTTTGTGGTCTGGACTTTCTCTTCACCTTCAGCATTACCTGTTAAGGGCTGGCCGTCAAGTCTCTACACCTTCCCTTTCGGGCTTGGCTCGGGATTGCCATCAGCTTTATCTGTTAAGGTTTCCCCGAATTTGACCAGATTCACTCATGGGATTTCTCCCAAGGTGCTCAATATTTGATCAAGTTTTTACCTTGATCCCGCGAAGTCTCCTGTGTATACCGATTCCACCATTCAGCCAAAATTGGTAGGGCTAGTAGGATTTGAACCTACAACCTGCCGGTTATGAGCCGGACGCTCTGACCTGATTGAGCTATAGCCCCGTATTTTGAAGTTGTGTGGTATTTCCACCAACTTTTACTTTTAGATTATATCTCCAAGGACCTGTGTTTACAAGACTTCAGCGATATATTTTTTGAAGAAAAAGTGATGAGGTTCCCAGCTTCCTCATCTAGACACAGCCTGTAAGGTCAGTACTTCGACCACGCTTACGCAACCACGAGCCAGCATCACCTGTTTCTCTCTGGTCTGTGTCCCCCACATAAATGGCGCGCTCACCAGGACTCGAACCTGGGACCCACGGCTTAGCTTACCACTATAGCTTTCGCTACCACCGAAGTGTTTGTGGTCTGGACTATCTCTCAACCATATCCCATTGGGACTTAGGCCACTCCCGTTTAGTCTCTACACCTTCCTCTTTCGAGGCTTGGCTCGGGATTGCCATTTTAAAGGTTTCCCCGAATTTGAGAGTGTACGCAACATACTGTTTCCAATATGAGGCTCCTATTGCTTAAAGGCCGTTGCTCTATCCAGCTGAGCTATGAGCGCATTCACAATAACTAAATGCTTTTCGCTATTAAGTTTTCAAAGGTCGCGGTGGTTAGTTTCCATCCCCACCAACATTTAGATTATATCACAGTGGCCGTTCGTTTACACGCTTTAGAAGATTATTTATGACTTCTTGTTTAGACTTAGGTGACGACTTTCATTCTTCGTCTTCCTTTGTATTATATAAACCACAATTACAAGCGTGCCAATCTTTATGCCAAGGGCAATCTAGTGGATGCTCAGATAGCCCTTGATAAGAGCTTTCCCTTTGAGGAATCCATTTGATTTTCCACTTGATCTTTGTTGGCGCAATCATAGGCTGTGCTGTTACCATTTGGTCTGCTGTTGGGATCCAACTGGAATAATCACACCGATTACAGCCAATAGCCCACCCTTCGTCTGGCGGGGTTAGTGCTGTTATCTGCAGGACACCCTCGTCACACTTGTGGCACCTCATCCTTCGTTCATCCGCTTGACCATACGCTCGGCTGCTTCTTTCGAGGCTGACCTCGCATAACAGACAGGTTCATCGGTCTTGCAAAATTTCTGCATCAAAAAAATTCCCCAGCCGTCGGGCTCGAGGGGTCTAACTTCCCACTTCATTCTTTGCTCTCCACTCTGTAAACTCCGTCTTCTTCGATAAGTACCTTTGGTGGACCGTGTCGGTCTGTCAAAACTTTCCACCACTCAGGGCTCGCAATCGAGCACTCTTGACCGAAGTGTTTCTTAAGCCACTGATGTCGAGCCCAGCCTCCCAGCCAGCTTGTCGGGCGAGGGACCCATATTGACTTGATCTTATTTCCGAGCGCATCGACATTGTGCGCTTCTATGAATTCGCAGCTACGAATCACTTATAGACCTTCCTGTAAGCGTCGACCACGACGTCTCCGTCACGCTCATATACTCTGAACTGTTCATATACATGAGGTCGCTCACGAGGGTCTGCCTGCAGGTTCTTCATCACGACTCGCTCTTCAGGGTCTTGGAGCTCTAACATTTTGATAAGATCTTTTACTTTCAAGCTGCACCTCCGATGTACTGCTTTGATGCTTCATACAACATGATATTCGCCGTCTGAGCGGTGTTCAAGCAAAAGCCTGGGCCTCTCATATCGATCTCTACGCAGTCGGCAACATGAATAATCTCTCCAGGGACTCCAGATGTTTCATGTCCGGTAAAGATGCATGTAAGACCCTCAAACATGAAATTATAATCACGAAGCTTTTCAGACTTTTCGCAAAGCTCAGCAGCTACGATCTTCACGTGGTTATCTGTACACCACTCGATAAATGAACGAGGACTCTTATGCTGAACAATCTCTACGAGATCGCACATTGATCCAGAAAGCTTCTTTAGCTCTGCGCGGTGGGGCACAGATCCGACAACATGGACCTCTTTCACGCCAAAACATGCAGCGGCACGCATCACGAAAGCAAGGTTTCCATCATGCTCGAAATTAACACAGCCGATAATGACTGGTAGATACTCTGCTGTCTTCTGCTTTTCAGCATACCTCTCTCTACGTGTCATTGAACGAGTAGAAGGAGGGAAATCATACGTAATCATCTTTAGTCCCAAGGGTGGCAATCACAAGGATAACAATCACAGACTTCACAGTTGACCTTTTCTACGTCAGAAACAAAAGCAAAAACAGGTATCGGTGCTGGCTCATCAGGATGCTGAACTAGCACTTCTAATCCAGTGTTCGAGCCGTCGGCATCAATCACCTCAAGTACTATACCTGTGACACCTACCCACTGGTCAGGTTGGTTAGGGCCATAGTACTTTGGTTTAAACTTGACAATATCACCCGTCTTAATACTAAGCATTCTTAAACTCTGTTACTATGTGAGGCTTGCCCACATCATCCGCATTTCTTGGTGGATAGAACTATGAGCGTCAACATCTTGCTGGATCTTCTTACGGAGAACTTTATGTAGTCCCGGATTCACCCTTAGCGCGCGAGGCATGATCTCATGTCGGATGAAGTTTCTATTAAACCTCGTGTCGTTGTTACTCTCATCGTAGTGATACACCACGTCTTTCCTGTCACACCAATCTTCAAAGACGGCTTTCCGGGTTTGCAGAAAGGGTCTCAAGTAATTGTCTCTCTTAGAAGGAATAAGCTTAGGGTTTCCATTCAAAGAGGTGAACAGCCATGTCTCAGCCACATCGTCAAGGTGATGACATGTGACTACAGGAAGACCACCGCAACTGTCACTAAAAAAAGAATAACGAGCTTGACGCCAGAAATCTTCAAGTGACTGTCCCGAATCAGGGGATTCATCAAGATGGCCTACCACCAATTCTAGATTGTGTAGATCACAATACTTCGTTACTACCCTCTCGGCGGCGGAGGCGCCGTGGGTGCCGTGATTAAAGTGGAGGACCTTGACCCTTCTATTCTGTCGCAAAAAGTCAAGGGCTGCCATAGAATCAGCCCCTCCAGAAACGGCAACTGCAATCTCAGAAGGAAGCTTAAAAGAAAGTCGGATCATTGATTCATTTCTCCGATTAAACATTTGGTAGGGCTAGTAGGATTTGAACCTACAACCTGCCGGTTATGAGCCGGTTGCTCTGACCTGATTGAGCTATAGCCCCTCATGATGATATAGTATAAAAGCGAGCTAATTTGTACAGAGAGAAAGTAGTCTAAATTCATTACCCTCTAAACAAACAGACTCTCCATCCGATGTTAAGAAGTGATGCATCTTTCTCTTGACGTCGTCAATGTGGATCGAAACTGGACCGACATAAAACAACGTAGATTTGAACCCACGCTCTCGAGCTTTCTTGTGATTCATCTCATGGGGAATCAGCCAGCCTACAGGGATATCTGATTTTGTCTTACGACTGACTGCAACATCCCACCCAAGAGCTTCAACAAAGTCTCCGGGCTGACACTCTTTAATTAGCATCTGACTCCCTTGATAAAGCGTCACCTATGACAACACAGACACCGCAATATAAAACCAGCAGCTTAATGGCTACTTTAGACATCTTGCGGTAAGCTGCTTGTCTAATGCTCATATGCTATTTTATGTTTGGGGATATCAGTTTACAAATTTAATCTAGGTCTGCTCTCATCAAGTCAGAAAAACTATGAAGCACTTCTGTGCCGTCAGGGTATCTGACTCTGGCTTTTCGAGCTACGGAAGGTGTACCCTCTGTCGAATAGTGCATGTGTTGAAGCGGCACATCTTCAATAGCAACGATCGTCCCTACTCTATTCATCTGCATAAAGTGGTACACTGGCATCCCAACTCTAAACTTGTTCATATCTACTCCTGTTCGGCTCTTTTCCAAATATAAGGCACCCAGGCGTAGTGTTTACGCGTCTTTAGGTAATCGAGATTTTGATCATTGTCATATGCTTCACGTTCAAACGGGTTCTCGTAATACGCGGTCTTACCGTCCCTGTATCTAAACAACCCTATGATATGAAACAGCCCGTACATCAGCCATTGAAACACAAAAAGCATCTCTAGCTGTTGGCGGTAATGTATCGTCTCATGATTCTTTGTCTTCTCGCTCATCACACCACGACAGACAACAAGGAATGCAAAAGAAAATGCATAGACATCGATGGGTGCGATCTTGGACAACCACACTGGGAGTCTGGAATTCTCTATAAAAATTGGAAACATACTTACTCTTCCTCTCTATTCCACTTACTGTGACTTAGCCACCTGCTGGCTATATCATCCGCTTGTGATAAATCAATAAGCTTCGCGCCAACTTGATTTTCTAAATAACCTCTGATTAAATCATCAACGCTGCGACCAGTTCTGGAAGCCTCAGCTCGGAAACCGATTAGGAACGCTGGTACCTCGCAAGCGCTAGTGAAATAATCGTAGTAAGAATCGCCTTCGGCTGGCGGGAGCCTAGCACAACTCGGTCTCTCAAAGGGGCCGCCTTCTTGGGTCAGGTGGTGTACCTCATGTGCGACAACATTGGCTAGCTCACGCTCAAGGGTCATTATCTCTTTAGTTGTAACCTGGAACCCGGGTCTTAAACTGATCGTAATCTCCACACTACCACTTTCCCCACCCCAGCCAGCATGAGCGTCGACGTTCCAACCCGGATGCGACTCTTCAAAGTCTACTGGCACGATCTCTACGTTTACTTCGAAAAAAGGTGTAGAATCATCATCGTAATTCTCAGCCCATGCATCAGAATCTATAGGGTACGGCCAACTATAGTCGAAGACTTCATCTACTTCAATCTCCTCGTCACCCATTTCATCAGGTAAGAGGCTCATGACATCGTTAATCACATCATCTATGACATCGTTATAATAGAAGTCGGCGTCTGAAAGTCTATATTCTGACTGCTCTTGTAAGTCAACTGCTTCACTAAGCTTAGGCATGTCGTTGAATACTCCATTTACAAAATCGCCGGCTTGAAGCCCATTTTTTTTGAACCATCCTCGGTTAACTTCTAGAGCACAGGAAGCAGGACCTGGCGAAACGACAGACTTTAAACTAAAGGGTTCCATTTCTTGTATGCTCATAATTTCGCCGGTGTCAGATATGAATGCAATATCAAGCGGGATCCCTGTATCTTTCATCCAGAATGATCGAGGCTCAGATGTGGGCCACCTGAACAGCATTCCAGAATTTTCTTCTAGATCTGCGGCGTACATAAGGCCTTTTGCTCTAGAAGCGTCATCATCCGCTGCATGGACTACAAGCGGGACGCCTTTTATCGAAACGTTCACTCGTGCTCTCCATAAATCGACATATAGCGTTCGCCTCGGTCACAGAGCATAGTAACAACAACACCTTCTGGGTTGTTTTTTTCTATCCAGGCTTCGCTAGCAACAATATTAGCACCAGCACTGATACCGACCAAAAGTCCTGATTCTTTCGCTAATCTTTCCGCTCTCTCTATTGCATCAGCAGTACGAACCTTTATGATCTCGTCCATATCATTGTCTAATGCTAGAAATTCTTTCCCATCAGCAATCCCTTGAATCCCATGAGGCGACTCTTCAGGCTGGACCATGATTACCTTGGCATCTACAGAGGAGTCCTTTAGAAACCTACGGACACCCTCTATAGTACCGCCTGTACCTGAACCGTGGATGAAGGCGGATAGCTTTAGGCCCCGAGATGATACGTCGTTGTAGATCTCTGGTCCTGTTGTAGTAAAATGACATTGAACGTTCTCTTTATTACTAAATTGCTTCGGCGACCACACATTATCATTACGAGCTATAAACTCATCGCGCATCTCTATCGCTCCAGTGAAGTCATCATCTGGAGCGTCAATTATTTCAGCTCCGTAAACACGCATCATCTGCTTTCTTTCTTCAGACATGTTACGAGGCATAAATATCACGCAGCGGAGGCCTAAAGAAGCAGCTACCATGCTTAAAGCTATGCCTGTGTTTCCACTAGTCGCATCGCAAAGCACAGTCTTGTCATTAATCTCGCCTCTTTTCAAGGCAGAACCCACAACGTAGGTTATCATCCTGTCCTTGACAGATCCAGAAGGGTTGTATGTCTCTAGCTTTGCGTACAAATGATCAGCTATTTTAACCAAGGGCGTGTTTCCGCATAGCACCATACATTCGTTCATACTTTCACCTTCAAAACTTCCAATATCTCGATTGGAGTAGCAATATATTCATTCCACAAAGACGTCCTTAGCTCACCGTCACAGGTTTCTAACTCGTAACAGATGTTATTGAAGTCTTCGCCAGGGTACTCTAGACGATAAAGATTACAAGCACGGCGGCCGGTATCAACAGCCATAGATTTTATGTCGCTTCTGAAGCCAGCCCGAACATTTCCCAAAAGCTTTATGATGATATTCGAATCGGGACGAAAAAACGGTCTCTCTGCGACTGTAAACGTTGATATATCAAACGCAGAACCAGAATCAATGGCTTTTTGAATCCTCTCAACACCTCTGATTGTTGTGTAGTGGAGAAGTTCTTTTGGGTTGTTGGTGGAACCGTACAATTGAGTAGTGAACTCATCATCCATCAGGACATATGGCTCTAGATCTCCTCGAGAGTAGAAATACGCAAATCGCAAGCGATTTATGTCCTTAAAGTAGTGACCAAACTCTTTCCTCAACCCCCAAAAGCGGTGATTGACAAAGTCCTCCACAAAATCAAGGACGTTCTTCTTTGTTAGAAGGTCCCATCTCTCGACCTCATCGTTTAGTTGGTATCCGAAATATCTCTCTACGATCGCTATGAGTCTTGGGTCTGTATACTGTCCACCTCTGGTATCGACACCTTCTTTCTGGAGTTCTAGGAGCATCTCAACAGCCAGCTGCCACTCGTCAAGAGTAAAGAAACTAGAGTCTGGTTTCACATAACCGCGTACTTTCTCTTTGGACTCTAGAAGACACTCACGTACGTAGGTTCTTATTGTAGATTCGTTCACAAGACAATCCTTAAGATCAAACAACAATAATAAATATGCGGACCAGGTGGAGGATTACAGGTTAAACTGTATCAGTGATGCTTGTGACTGTATACTTTCTTCTTGTATACTTTTTTGTGTGGATGGGTCTTATATTTCTTGTAACCCTTGTGCTTCTTATGCTTGTGATAGGAAGGTCCATGTTTCACAACTCTATAGCTGCTTTTGTGGTGGTGACTGTAACCATGGTGATAGCCAGGACCGTACACAGTCACAATCTTTTTTGCGGGCACATACACGTACTCGTACTCACAGTCATCATAAACATAGTATGGTGAGTGAAACGTGGCGGCGCAGCCTACAGTCGAAAAAAATAAAACAGACAAAAACGCGATGTATTTCATACTTTACTTACCTCCTTTCTCTAGTAGTAATCGTCATAAACACATTCTTCAATTACGAACTCCCATTCGCAAATATCTTCCCAAAAGCAAGATTCATGAGAGCATCCAGCATAGTCACCATTGAGGTATTCCCAAGTGCAACAATAGCCAACTTCGTACCCATAGTCAGTACATGTAACAGGCTGATGATAGAAAGGTGCCTCTAGGGTTTCAAAATACGGATCACAGCTCGTGTATGTATACGTCTCTACTACGGTAACTTGCTCTTCAATTACCTGTGGTACGTCGGTCGATTCTTCTACCACAACAACAGGGGGCTCGTGATGATGAGCCGGGTAGTATACAACGGGAGCTGCTCCGAATTCACACCCGCCTAAGAGCAACCCACAGACTATAGTTACAACTGCTTTTTTCATGCTTAACCTCCTTACAAACATATAGTAGGGAGAACCGTAAATTAGATCATGAAATAGTACTGGTTTTCGGTTACAATCTAAAATTTAATTTTTAGTCACCTGGAACGCGTTTCTACAAACTCGGAGACCCAAGAATAATCTTGGTAGATGACTTTGCTCCGAACTTCTTGGTATACCACCCGTTCACGCTCTTAAAAAGGGCTGGAGCATTCGGGTCAGGATGAGCTCCGTGAAAGATAATATCATCCCCAGCAAGTAACTGCATTACTACAGCTTCATCCTCGACTGCTGGCGCACCACGCTTAAGCATCGCATAAGCGGGCTTGCCGCTAACTTCACCCCACCAGTTCGAGCCAGAGCCAATAGAGCCGCCAGCTCTCAACTCAGAAGATTTGTCTTTGTAAGCGTTAGCTGCTGCAGCTGTACCATCATTCGCGGCGGCGCCCATCTTCGTACCACCGATATCAGGCTTCGCAAATAAAGCGACGTCAGGTTCAGGATCTTCGTCGATGTCTGCAACTACCCAGAACCTGTACCTTTCAAGGTCGGACGGCTTCTTGACTTTAAAGTGACCACCAATTGGAGCGTATGTCGACTGCAGCATATCATAAAGGTCGTCAACGATAACAGATCTCATAGGGTCTCCTGCCTCAACAGAAACCCATTCACCCTTTGGTAAAGAGGCTTCAGGAGCGGGTTGCTCTATTTGCTCAAGAATTATTTGTCTTATAAACTGTCTTAGAACGTCCATTGTACTACCTTTAGTGTTAAGTATTCCTGTTATCTTCTACTTTTCATCTTTTCGACTTGTGTATAAAGCTTACTCATGAACTTACGAGTTGATTTATCGTCGGGCCCAAGAACCTCGATATAGTGCTTAACAGCGTTGGGCAGTCTATCATCAGACAGATCAACCTTTTTACTGAGTATTGCGTCAATCTCTTTAGCGGAGTATACAGCGATCAAGTCTTCGGCGGCATCGTGAGCGTGAGCATCGATCTCTATATGAGAACTCAAGTACTTCTTCTGCCACTCCGGATCATCCGCGGAGCCCGGCGGAATCTGGCGGGGATCTTTCAGCATTTCCTCAAAAGCGGCGGTGTCATCCAGCCCCTTATGGGCAGCCTGTTTTTTCATCTGTCGATAATGTACTAGCTCGTGTCTCACTGTTGCTGTAATATGACGGACTAGCTCACTGGTGTTCAGAGCTTGAGAAATGTTGTCTTCATCCTCTGATGTCATCATCTCTATGTCAATAGTGCTTCTTCCCGGGCGTTCTTTTGAGACGTACCACTTCGCGTCGATGAGCCATCTATTAGGCCAAGCAGGATGCTCGGGATGTAGAGACATTCCCATCAGATCATCTGTATCGTGTGACCTAACCAATATGTCCATGTCTAGACCAACCTCTTCCATAGCCCCTTCTAGAGCCTCAGAAAGAGCCTCTGCGGCAGGAGTAGCCATGACCCCTCCTGCCTTAGACTCATAGTAGTCTATATCATCTTGAGAATTCGGCTCTTCCCAAAAATTTGAAGAAGACACAGCGGCATCGATTGCAGTGAAGTATTCCTGAGGAAGAGCTGTTACCTCGCTTAATACCTCTTTTATGTATTCACGAAGTAGATTCATTCCTTCAACATCCCTCGTTTCCGCAACTCATCTATAACGGGCGTACCTGACTTCCTGTATACCTTACTGAGCGGTGATCTATCAAAGTGGTAACTTTCTGCATCCAGCATGGCAGACTTCTGATTGCAATTGTCTCCACCGTCAGGGGTCAACATATTGTTTTCATCATCTAGCTGGGCGATTGTTACATCAGGTCTATTCTTTTCGTAGTAAGACCAAACGTTTTTTGCATCTCCTGAAACTTCTTCGCGATCTGGTGCAAGTCCGCCTGTTGCTTCAATGGCGATATCATATGCTAAAGGACCGTAACTTCTTTCCGCTTCAGAGTAAGATACTATTTTCGCGCCCGAACACTCACCTTTGGACCAAACTCCCGGTGTTTCGAATTGGACAAACGCGACATTGTGTCCATCAATAATAACTCTTGCAGCGTTCTTGCTAATTCTAACATATCCCCCGTCCGCTTCGAGTCTATCAACCATTGACATGATCTTGGGATCAACAGATTCTTTCAGTAGCTCTCTTATGTATTCGCGTAGTAGTTTCATAATCCTTGGCTCTGCTCCCATGCTTTGATTTTTGACATTGTGCCGCCATAATCACTTCTGAGCATCTCTCTTACTTTATAGTTATCTCGCCAATCGTATTCGAAGCTGCCCCTGTCTACATCTTTATACTTCGATATCGCAGATGGTGGAACTGCATCTGTTGAGAATACGGCACCCTTACCCATCTCAAAATCTGGATCTGCCATTACTTTACCGACAGCAGATCCGTCAATCTCTAAAACAACTGGGGTTTCTGACTTACCGATTGTTTGAGAGGCGCCCTTCTCGTACTCTGCTTCGTCTTCTAAGACATCCCTAACAAAGGAAAGCCTATGCATAATCTTTGCAGTCTTCGAAGCTCTAGCGAGGGCAGTCTGTGCATCTGTGAACATGAATATTCTGCCAGGGTAACTTCTCCCTGCTGCACCCATCATATCACCTGCTTTTCCAGCCTTGCCTCGCCGTCTAGCTGACTGAGGTTCTAAACCTTGCGAGAGAATCGTCTCAGCTGTCACAGGATCTGTTACATGATATAGTTTCGCTGGTTTCTCGACTTCGTCTGTCTCCAGATCCATCAGCCCGACTTTGAGCATTGCGATATTGCTATTCATGGCGAGTTGGTCTCTTGCCACATGTAATCCAAAATTAGCAGCCCACTTATCGATCTCATCAACGACAGCGTCTAAATCAGCGTCAGAGAATTTAGTGGCAGGCTTATCGTAGGAGAAGTCACCATATCCGATGGTAAAGCTAGCCAATCTCTGGGGACCCCTATCTGCCACCGTCCTCTGCTCTATCTCGAAAGGCTTACGTTTCCCTCCTGCCGGCATCTCTACTTCTTCGCCAAACCCAGGAAATTTTTTACGTAAAATATCAGACAGTTCTGCCCATGGAAGTTCAGAGGACTTGACTTCTTTTAACAGCAGCTCTCTTATGTACTCGCGGAGTAGGTTCATTAGTTTGTCCTCACGAATATCAGTTGGCCTGAGCTAGCACCGAACTGTTGTCCCAGTGAACTCCATACACGGCCCGCATCAGCTGAGGTGGAACCGGCAGAATCGCATGCGTCCGAACCGATAAACACACCACCGCTAGACCTTGCGTATTGAATTGCCTGGTCAATGGCTGCCTGATATATCAACTTACCGTAACCTTTCCCTCTGTCAGCTTCGTTGGGGATCCAGACGTTATTCGTAACGTACATCTTTGGTGACCAGCTCCACTTGCTTGTCGCCTCGTGCCGTTCTTTGGCTTCAATGTACTCTGGAGATTGTTCAAGTTCCATAACATTTTCTTGGCAGTTCGAGTACCTACGAGTTGAGTTGACCTCTGCATAACCAACCATTCTACCGTCCACGCTGAAATTCACTCTGAAGTAATCTTCAGTTGACCCTCTGTGTAGAGAAACAGTAGTAGATTCCTCGGTCAGTAACTCTCTTATGTATTCGCGAAGCAGGTTCATCTCCAAGGCCCCGCTTGCCCTGACTTAGTACAATTGATTATAGCTTCTTCAGCAGTGTATTCTTCATAAGCTTCAGGTTGGAAGTTATCGTAGTACACAGCTTTTGGAATCCCTTCTGGCTTTGTTACGTGTGTTTGCCAGTCGAATATCATGTCACCCTTTTCAACCCAAGCATGCTCATATGACTCATCATTCCATTTGTTCGTCACTTTTCCGTGGACCACCTTGAACTTGTCTAGATCATCCCACTCTTCATCAGATGACTGTTGAGCCATCTTGATCGCATGGGGATAACATTGGCCAATGGCGATAGTCTTTTCAGTAAGCAAAGCCCTTACGTACTCGCGCAGTAGATTCATCACACTGTCCTATTATCTATCAACATGCCGCGCTTGATCAGTTCATCAATAACGGGAGTACCTGACTTGCTGTATATCTTGCTGAGGGAAGATGTATGCCACTTGTCCTTCAGCATGTCGTGCGCTGGAACTTGGCTGCAATCATCGTTGGGATTGTCGGGGGTGATCTGTGGTTCTTCGTAGTCAGGTAAGATATCCAGCTGGCGAACAATAACATCAGAACGAGAGTTCATGTATCTATCCCACACTGCCTCTGCCTCACCGGATACTTCGAATCTATCGGGCATTAAACCGCCTGATGCTTCGATCGCAACATCATATAACAGCGGCCCGAATCCACCATCAGCTTCAGACCAACCTACGCTTTGTCCGCCTGAGCAATTGCCATGATCGCTGAACTTTGGTTTTCTCCATTCAACCGAACCTATTGCGTTTTTGCCGTCCAGTCGTAGAGGTTTGTCACCGGGTTCAACCAACCTGACAGATCCTCCCTGCTTTGGGACCACAAACAGTCTGACTTTGTAACCTGCAGCTTCAGCTCTGTCAATCATTGACATGATCTTGGGGTCAACAGATTCTTTCAGTAGCTCTCTTATGTATTCGCGCAATAGTTTCATACCAGTTGTGTCCTCAACTTTATATTGGGATATTTCACAGCTAGCGCTTGCACAGCCGCTATATTTTTATCAGAGTCATCGACAAAATACACATCGTCATAACCGCTATTTATCTTGTCTTCAATCCATCGCGCCTTAAATTGTGGGTCGGATTCACCAAGCGTTACAATCTCAATGTCGTTTACGTTGAGACCAATGTCTTGTAAAAAGTTAATGATGCCCTGTCGAGCAACTTCAGCACGAGCAGTTAAGATCACAGCTTTGCGACCGTCTGTACCTGCTCCCAAAACGCGGCGGAGGATATTCATGTAGTCTTTGATTTCTCGAGGGTTCATTAACTCGCCGCCGAACTCGCTGTAATCGAACTCATCGCCGGGTTCAGGTATGTATATGGCCCACTCTCCAGGAGTCTGCTTTATCTGCTCACCCGTCGCTTTAGTAAGTATAATCATGGAATCAGTGACAGCAAGTGTGTCATCAAAATCGAAGACACGCAGCTTGTTCTCACTCAAGATTTCCCTTATATACTCACGAAGTAGTCTCATTGTTCTTCCAACATCCCTCGTCGTCGCAGCTCATCCATGACTGGCGTTCCAATCTTAGAGTACATTTTTGTAAGTGGTGAGCTAACCGAAAATCCATCTGGATGATCACAGTTGTCTTCTCTTTCTGGGGTGAGCTCGTTTTTCAGGTTGTCAAGTTGTTGGATTATCACGTCAGGTCGCTTCTTCATGTAATGTTTCCACACATTTCTTGCGTCTTTCGAAACCTCCAGCCTGTCAGACATTAGACCACCCGAAGCTTCGATCGCAACGTCATAAGCTAATGGACCCATCCCGAATTCTTTGGCGCCGGAAACTGATACTTCCTTGGCGCCAGAACAAGGTTGCCCATGTGCTCCCGGACTTGGGTTCCAAGATATACCTGCTACCCTGTTTGCTGGACCAATATAGCCCTCATACCAGTCTGAAACATCGATATTAGGGTCGTACACAGCCGTATAACCACTCCTAACAACGACCTTGAAGCCAGCCTTTTCTGCACGATCGATCATTGACATGATCTTGGGATCAACAGATTCTTTCAGCAGCTCTCTTATGTATTCGCGAAGTAGTCTCATCAATAATTCACAGCCCCGATTACTTCTGCATTAGGGTACTTCTCGGCCATCTTGTCTTTAAGATGCCCGATCTCTTTTCTCATCATCTTGCCGAAGTGAACGTACCCACCGTCTGGATCGACGTACCTCTCAAAGAATTCATCTATGAGTTTACTGGCAACGCCTTGACCTGTTGAATCACCCCGGGTCTTCATGTAGTCAATGTACCACATGTCCTTTCCTTCTGCAGTTTTACCGTAGTGGTGATAGTCAAGAAAGCCGATAACACAAACATTCGAAACTCCTGGGATTAGCTCACCTTTTCGTGGCTTCTTCAGACGCCGGCCGGTTTTTCCATATCTTTCCATCCTCTGATATTCCGTGAAATATGTGTCATGACCTTCTGGCGGTTCGGTGACTGATGTATCACAATATGCCAAGCGCTTCACGTTACGTGATCTATTATAGGTTAAGGGCGAATCAAGCTCATGGAACTCAACACCCTCATTTAGGATCTCTTTGATGTATTCACGAAGAAGGCTCATTGTCTTTCCTTTTTCCTCTAATCTTTACCCATGCACCCCACATCAGTGGTACTGCTAGCCAGTGTAAACAAAGGAGCCAAGCTGCTGGAACACCTGCGTAAAACACAGGGTGGACGTATGTTCCTAAAACGGTAAAGAGGATCGGGAAAAGTACATCCTCGATAATCTCCCACGCTAGAAATATAACAACAAACGCGAGACCGTTTTCTTTCAGGAAACGTTTAAGATTTTCTAGGGAGAAATGTTCTAGTTTGTGGCTTAATCGATGTTTGAGCCATGATAACAGCTTCATAGACTCACCTCGTACGTCGGCAGATCAGACATAAAATTCTGCTTTCTCATTACTGTAATAACTGCAAAATCGTCAGGACCCTTCTGCATATTCAGAGCGCCAACAATATTCAGCGGGTCACCTTTCCCTGTTTTCGCGGCGATCAAGAACCGCTCGTTGTTCCTGAGTTCGCCATTGGCATAGTCGTTTATGATGTTACCAATTGCAGCGTCAATAGCTCTCTGGATGGAATCACCCGATATCTTGAATCCGCGGCCGGAAGAATCCTTATGTCGGTGCTGACGCTCTCTAGAGTGCTGAGTGGCTCTGTAGTCTAGATCTTCTAAGTCTATACGAATCTTCATGTTATTGACTTTGACAATCCGAGACTGGCCGTCTGCTGACCCGTAACTGGCTTGCTCAGATAAAAGCTCTCTTACGTATTCACGAAGTGTACTTTCGGCAGTCACTTTGTGTGTAAAACGCTTGAACGCTGGATTTAACGTATCCATAACAAATTTCGCTCCTCCGTAAAGAGCTGTAAGGGTGTCCCAGACTTTTTTAACACCACCTGATATCGCAGACCCTAAAACAGACGTAGCTAGACCCTTAAGCTTCTCTTTTATAAATTCACCGGCTTTCTCTACTATCTGCTCTTTCAGCCAGCTCAAAAGACCCTTTACAGCCTCCTTGGCTTTCTCCAGTTTATCGCCTGCGGCCTCAGCAGCTCCTTCCGCTGCTGCTTTGATTATGTCAAAAGCTGGTACCACTTCTCCAATCTTCTTTTGACCTTCTTCGATCAGCTCACCGATCTCGTTCCAGATGTATTTCATGGATAATGCTAAGCTCATCGCTCCCACAGCTTTCTTCCACCCATCTAGACCATTCACTTTTTCTAAGATCTTATTGAGGCTTGTAAGCAAGCCGTCTGCAAACTTTATGAACGTCGGAAACTTGTCCGCCCCCAACTCAGTAAGCTTCTCCTTGACCATCTTAAGAAAAGACCCTATCGGTCTAATCATCTTGTTAAGTACCATCTTATTGAGGGCCGCCACAAACGATCCAATGAGGTCAGGTTTAGTGATTATCTGCTTAAGAGATTTACCGAATAATAGAGCGTCATCCTTCAGTCTCTTTAAACCGTCAAAGAAGCCCTCAAGAAGCAAGTGCTCTCGAATAATCCTTGACTGTAGCTCTGGAGTATAGTACTCATACGACTCGTACAGAGGGACTTTAATCCCTAAAACTTCAGTGATATAGCTTCTATCCCTTATCACAGGATTGTACTTACTGTATTCTAGCAGTAGACTCATTTATACTCCTCAGCATGACCTTCCTTGAGAAGCCAATCATTGACGCACTCGTCTTCAAGCCAGATCTCTCCGAGCCATCGGCCGAATTTACCCTTCTTATCCTTTTCAGTTTTGATCTTTACCCACTTGTTTCCGATTTTGTCTCGTAAAGCGTCTCTAGATTTTAGACCTTCCGTGCGCTGTTCTCCACGAACTTCTGGAGCATTAATGCGGACGAGGCGGATCTTTTGAGCTTTGAGCACAACTGACCACCCGAGATCGACGTCAACTGTGACCGTATCCCCATCGTACACTTTCCTAACGAACGCTCGATATGTGTAAAGCTCCGGGCTAGTAGACATTTGTTATCCCATCATTGCTGCGGCCATTGCATTGTTGGCCTTTTTCTTTGATTTGTAGCAAGCACGAGCCTTCATCCTGATTTTGCCTGACTTGGTTCGCTGGACACTTCCGACCTTCTTACCCTTATATTTCTTGGGGTTGTTTTCTTTCTCTGCCTTGGTCAGCTTGTCATCGACATAAGCACACCACTCGTCTCCGCGCTTGCGGACGTCTTCATCAAGCTCGAGAGCTTCACGGATAATGTCTCTAAGTTGTCGTCTTGTGATTCTCATTGTCTTTTATCCGCTATATCCGTAACGCCTTGAGTCTCTCATCTTTTTGTATTGTTCTTCTTCTTTGTCTTTTTTCTGTCGCTCAAGACTAGAGACCGTCATCGAACCTGTCGAGCTGATCAAAGACTTGGCGACTGCATCAACCAGCATAGTAATAATGCTATTCCGCCTTTTATCATCAAGCCCCTTCATCCTCTCAGCTTTTTTCTGTAGTTCATCCACAAGAACTTCAGCCCACTCTTCTATCGATGGTCTAAATCTTGTGATGTCACTAACTGTTGCCACAGACATCCGCTCTATGAGCAATCCCCTAACTTGTTCCTTTAAAACCGCTGTTTCAATCAGCTGCTTCAAATGTGTTTTTGTAACTTTCATTTCTTTGCCTTCGATTTCTTAACAACAGCCCAAGACTTAGAGGGAGTCGCTGAATTGACTCTTGCCATGGCCCACTGATGTGCAGTCATTCCTTTTCGAGACCCGCTGCTATAATAAGCGCCGAGACCCTTCCTGTATTCCTGTTTGACAGATCCAAGAGTGTATCCCTTTTCTTTCGCTTTTTTCTCCAAAGCCTTTTCTGTCTTCTTAGACATTTTCGTCTTCTTCTCAGAAAGAAGAAGCTCTTCCACAAAAGCTCTTAAAACTGCATCGTCGTTATCGATTGACTCTTTCTTGGTATCGGAACGAGGAGTGTTTTCGAACCCTTTCTTTTCTCTTTGTTGCTTTTCCATGCGGTCCCGGCGGGCATATGCTCTTTTCTCAAGCTCATCAGCTTGCTTTGATTTTCCGTCCTTACGAAGTTGCTTTGCTTTCTCTAGATCCTTCTTGGTCTGGTCAAGCTGTTTATCACGCTTCGAGCCCTGAGATGCCCCGTACTGTCTTGGATGCGCGGCCTTGGTGTCGACTTCAATCAACAAACTTCCGGTGCCCTTGATGACCCTGTGCCACTCGAGGGCAGGAATAAAGAATTGATCTCCAGACTTCATCTCCACGGGCATCTCATTATCACGCTGAATCTTCCAGCCAGCAGACTCGGTCACCGTAATAAGTCTGTCTTCTTGATCACGGTGCCAGACGAGCTCTTCTGAGTCTACATCGCCAGAAAACTCCCTAACAAAAACGCCCTCTGATATCGTGACTTGTTTAAATGGTCTCATAATCCCCTACCAAAATCTATAACTATTCTTCTTAAACCCAAGCTCTTTCCAGTACCTGGGCAGCCGACAGGACCAGTAGCCTGGCTTGGTCTTATCTTCCTTTGCTTTACTATCACAATTGTGCCGAGAAGCAAAGTTCGCTCGGGCATCATCATCGTCCATCTTTGCTGATAACCCACCCTTGGCGTCTCCAAAGTTAACTTGGATAACGTTACCCTTATCATTCTTGGTGTAGACCTTGTACTTCTTAGGCCCAGAAGATCTCATAGGAGAATTCAGGTCGACATCCCGGCCCTTATATTCTGCTTCGAAAAGGTCTTCATCTGGCATTGGCCAGTCAAGCGGTACCGGGTGACCATCATACATACCATATTCGCCCAAGTCAGTCTCAAAAAGATAGTACGACTCGAAGTAGGAGGGTGAGTAGGCTCCTCTGTGAGACAAAACTCGAAACTCTCTTACGAGGTCAAAAAAAGCTCTGGAACCGGGGCGATATATCGATTCAGTCATGCCTAGACCATTCGTCATATGATACGCGAAGTCTTTTGAGACAGCAGGTACCAACTGATCGAGCGTCTTTGTTAAAACATCACCTTCTTCCCACTCATCTCCAGAGTTTAAGCATTCGTAAGACGCCGTCTTTCCCTGGTCATTATCCAGAGCTTGGATGGTTAGGACTCTGCCAATCGATCCTCGATGCTTACAGTTTGGGTTATCATTGGCAACAATATCACCAACTACGGGCTCGAAAGTATGGCTTTGGTACCCTTCTTCTAAAAGCAGGGAAACTAGTTTTCTCAGGTCTTTCACAGGCATTACTCCAGCATAGTCTTAAATATGCGGTACAACCACTGTTTTAACCCTTTATTGCTCTGGACGGAACGTGCGACATGACCGTCTTTTACGTAGTTTAGCGTGATCCTGGAATTTACACCTTCTCTCAAGTGTATCTTGGACGCGCGAGCGATATTTCTCTCGCTGTCATCATAAAATATGATTTCCTCAGGTTGGTAGGCGATCGCATAATGAGATAAAACATTCGCCTTAGCCACTGATGTAAGACCACCTTCAGCAGCTACATCACCTACGGTATGGATGTGGTGATCAGGAATGATAATTCCTTGTGAATTAAGGAACGAAGCGATACCCTCTCTGTTTGTGGAGGGAATTACACACTTATTCACAGGACTCCAGACGTCAGTGTAGCCTGCCCTTGCCGTCAAGATTATTACCAAACAATCGGGATCTGCGAGATATTCCTTCAACTGTATAATCATTGAAGGGATTGGGGACACTGAATCTAAATCTACTGCCATTGTTTCTGAATAATCATATTCAAAATCAGATATCGACACACTAGAAAAAGACAGAAAAGTCTCGTAGTTGGTCGAGTTAACCCAGATCCAGTCTTCGTCTCGGGAGGCGATATCTAATCCGAGACGAGATGCAATGGTGAAAGCATTCTCGAGTAAATTAGACCTTATCCCTACGTGTGAGTTCGTAACGGCCAAGGTGTCGTCAAAATCAAACGCCACCACTTTCTTAATCTTCTTTTCCATCCTTTAGTATTATAAGAAGAATCATCCAGATGTACTTTACGCTTCTACTTCTCGTCGCGGCGAACGACACGAACGTTGATCTTGGGTTCATAATCATCAGGTGTTTTATCGACGATGCCCTCAAAATCGCATTCGTTTGGGAAGTAGTAGAATACGAACTCTCTTTTTGGAAGATGCATCGCCACTTGACTCGTCGTTACCATCCCGGCTTTGTCTGGTACTCTACGAAGCATGTTATCATTTGAGTCGTGATCAAAGTGTTGCTTCGCTAAAGCAGGAGCGACTTCATCAAAATCATTGACTCCAGCTAGCTCCACTTCTGCTTGAGCCTTTCTAATCTTAGAAGACATGTAATCTTTTGGGCGTCTGTCAGGAGTGTACCCAGCACCATGGTGATCTTTACCGTGGTTGGTTCGAACGTCGAAACCTGTTGTTGGGTCAAGCTTATTAATGACAGGCGTGTGTTCGGATGACATTTCTATACTGTAAACTGCGTCTGGAGTCCCTACGAAAGTATGACCTTTAATGCCGCCCTTATAACCGACAAGAGACTTGACAGCATCGTCTATGCTGGAATGCTTTAAGGCTTGAATCATTCTGGGACCATCGTCTGATCTCACTTTACCTTTCACTGCATTCTCGTCATCGCTGATGGATAGGGCAGCATTCACCACTCCCAAGCCGTGGGAGTTCATACCTTCAGCGTACCCAGTATCAAGATCCTCAAAGTAAACGACTTCTGTCCCGTCATCTAATAGGTCTCTGATTATCTCGACACGCGCATGATAGTTTCTGTCTCGAGACTTAGCTAAGATATTTTTACCCTGCGTCTCGCCGGCGACGATGATACACTCTTCAAGACGAGAAGACACCAGACGTTTAAGTACTGCTTCAAAAAGCTTGTCTTGCAAATTCTTCAAAAGCGGCTCCTATTGTTATACCACGCTATCTTAAATATCTCATGTATTACGACTTTATTCTACATAATATACTTAAAATGAACATGGGCCCGAACTAGTTTCGACAGGGCGACGGAGGGTTTGAGTGCAAGCAGGAAAGATACATCCTTAAAAGTTCAACAATTATAATTGCCAATAACAATTATCACTACGACAACGTTGCTCTAGCAGCTTAGTCGGGTGGTTGTCTAAAACCATCTATCCAATTTAGACTTTAGCAGGTGGTTCTGCCAAGAAATAAAAAGCCGCCAGTCCTCCCACTTCACAACGGAGGCGAAAAGCTATGGTGAATATCCTTCTGGCCGGAGAAATGACCAGACAAGCTTGTGAATGACTTTAATCTAATGTTGTTTTGGACTCCGGGGCAGTACCGGACGGGTCCACCATTTATCTTCTTTCCGCTGTATATAGAATGCAGTATGGAAAAGAAATTGAAATATGTTTGTAGCGTCTATAAAGATAGACCTATCTCGTGTATAGAATACCCTTGGAACTTCGCTAATTCTCACTTCGAAAAATGTATCTTTATCGATGTGGAGAACAAGAAGTTACGTACTATGGAAGAGCAACTAGTCTTGAACACAGAGGAAGAGATTAGTGAGTACTGTGTCTCTTGTGGCTTGTGCTGTCATTTCGGTCCAGCAAAATGCTCAAAATTGATTGTTATTAATGGGTAGCAAAGAATATTTAATAAAAGTGTTGTAAGAGGAGGTACCTGTTGAGCAGTTCGTGGCCGAAAAGAGGACTTGGTGATGTGTCTTCGTACGCCATTAGTGCGGTGCCGTATGTTACTTCATCTCTGGCCGTGCCTGCCTCTAGCGAAGAACCTATAGAAGTAGAATTCCCGAACATCACAAGATTCATAATGGTAACGAATAACCTCGCCGGCTCGAGCGGAAATGTACCGCTAAGAGTAGGGTTCTCCGCTAACGGTGTCAAAGGTGTCGTGAACAACAACTACTTCATCTTGAATAATCAAGAAAGCTTTGAGGGAGAACTTAGGGTCTCCAGTGTTTTCTTGCTCAGCGATTCGACGACTGGAGTTACTGCTTCAGTTGTGGCCGGACTTACTGGAATCGAATCGAATATGCTAATAAATAACTACTCAGGATCAGCAGGAGTCGGCTAAGATGGGATTTACAGATCTTAACGGTGGTGGCGGACCGAGCTCAGGCGGGTATGGGCCTGTCCCAACTGCCTTATATCGCTATTTAGATACGGACGGCGATGGTACAGGGACATCAAACGCGAACGGCAATTACTCTGTAACTCCAGAAATCTTCTATATACAACCAGGCCCCAGCGAGATTATTAGACTAGAACGTATGTTAGTTCTCGTAGGTGGTAGGAAGAACGAATTCTATACAGACTCTTATGGTGGGATCGCCGGCGGTCTGACTAACGGTATAACAGTCAGAATACAAAACGATTCTGGAACGCTCTTAGAACTCACCGACGGTATACCAATTAAAACTAATGCAGACTGGGGCGGCTTGTGCTTCGATGCAGAAGTTTATCCGTCAAGCAATGGTAACGTTGATAGCTACCTTAGGGTTAGGTGGACGTTCTCTCGTTCTGGGTACCCACTACGACTTGTTGGTGCGAATAACGAACGTCTTGAGATAGTGCTGAACGATGACTTCAGTGGTAATAGCGGTGGAGCTCTCTTCATAAAGAAGCAGTTGTTTCAAGTACAAGGGTACTACGAAGGGACAACTTGATGCAATTTACTAGAGATGACTTCAGAGATGTATATGCGACTGCACGAATGGCACATACAGGACAAAAACGTAGGTCAGGCGAAGATTATTTCACTCACCCGTCAGAAGTTCGTAACATAATAAGAAAATTCTACCCTAGAGATCACGCTGCACAGATGGTCGCACTCTTGCATGATAGTATCGAAGACGCACCAGGGTTGACTGTTGATAGTGTCGAAGAGATGGAACAATTTATAAGAGGTTCGATCCGAGACCCACAAGCTGGTCAGGTTGTGATAGACGCAGTGAAAGCGTTAACGCACGAGAAGGGCGCGCCTTACAGCGAGTATGTGGTTGGGCTATTGAACAACCAGCTTGCTCTAAGAGTAAAGCTTGCTGACATGGTACACAATCTAAGCTCTACTCCCACACCTCGCCAGAAGCAGAAATACGCAAATGCGATAGACCAAATATCGGACGTGGCCGGTGGAATACCGAAGGGTATAAGCCCCAAACATTGGGAAGCCCTGACATCTCTTACAGAAAGTAAAGAAATATCAGGGCTTCGAAAGCTTGTTAGAGAAGTTCTATTACTTCAAACCACCTAACATCGTTAGACCAATTAAACCAGGGATTCCTTCCTTCATATAAACTCCCGAGAATAAGACGTCCGCTCTACCACCGACATATGAGAACGCTGATTCGAGTCGTCTACTAACATCAGGATCTGCAGCCATGTTTCCGTCGACGATCAAAAGTAGTGTACCCGTTGTAGCAGTACCAGATGGTGTCGGGCAAGGTGATGAACGCAAGCATCCTTGATAGACGAGTGACCCAAGGTCATTTCTATTAACATCCTTGATGATCGTAGAGCCAATAACAATTCGACCAGGAGCTTTTAGACAACGCTCTAGGTCTTTACTATCGAAAGTCTGGATCTCGGTGTGCTCGTCAGCAAGCTTGAGAACTTGACTAAAGAGCTTAGCAAAGTTCTTATTAGCAGCAGGGAACATATTAAGCATACCAACTTTGCCTCGCAGAAGCTGGAGCTGTTTTTCATTGTCGATCACAATATGCGGGTGATCGGCAACATCCGACATGAGGGTAGAGTAATTCTTCTTAATAGCTGGATTTAGTAGCTCTTGAGCTGTCGGCTTTGAAATTATATAGACGACATTGCCAGAAGCTTCTACCGACCCGAGATAACGTGATAGAGAAGAATGAAGCTCGTGACAAGCTGAACCCGTACCTCCGCCGCCGCCAGCGAGTACGAAAAGCCAATCCACCTGACCAATACGCGTTCGTACAGCGTCTTCAACCATGGCTGAATTCTCACCGAGAACCTGCTTACCCAACTCGACATCTTTACCTACACCATCAGCGCCTGGTACTAATAGGAAGTGGTTTGCATCAAGTCCGCCAGGCTGGTCTTTCTCTGTTGTATTAACTAGTAGAGTCTTATTGAATCCTACATCAAGAAAGGCGCTAGCAAGCTTTCCACCTCCGCCCCCGACTCCGATGAAACCACAGCTTATAGCGGAACGTGCAGAGTTTTCAGGCAAGAGCCTTTCATCTCCCTCCGCAGGATCATCATCGTATGCCATGACGAAATCAAAATCGTCATCCGCCTGAGGTGTGTTAATGTATTGATCATCTTTGTTGTTACTTGACATATGTTCTTCCTCACTTAAGTTTTGTAAGCTGTTCTCTTTTGGGCTTCTTGTGTCGTATAAACCATGATAAGATCTTAGTATAGTAGAAGCCAAATTATTAAACCTTTTCCCCTATTAAATATGGAATAGCACAGAAATATTCCTAATCCCGCCACCATGGGGGAACTTTACCGGTCTTCCACTTCGCCATGTATGACTTTTTTTCCAAGTAGTATTTTTGATATGACAAAACTGGATCTTCATTTACTTTGCAGTCTTCAGGCATGCATATCGGGAAGTCCGTAAGAGACTCGTCTTTTATGCCGGGTGGAATGTTTTGATGTAGCCACCTATAGACAGCTTGAGATTTATGAGCTTTCTTATAACGAATTTTGTATTGTAAAAGAAGCGCCTTCATTAGTCGAAGGGCCCAACTATAGTTCGACACAGTTTCCCTAACCCATATCGCACAAGGGTGATTAACATGTGTCATTTTCCAGGGTGGCTGTTCGTCAACTGGTATACTCTGTAGTAGGAAATCATTCACATCGCGCAAAAGACGAAAGTCATCTCGATTTTTCCCAAGATGCTTAAGCCAAAGAACCCAATGAGCAGTGCACAAAAGTTGACCAGTTTCGATGATCATCTTTAGCACGTGTTTATCACAATGGTACGAAGCTGCTACATCAGGATCAGTGTCTAATACGAATAAATTCAAGACTCACCGCAGAATATTCTAAATGATTTTGTCCACCAAACCAAGCTCTAAGCACTTCTCGGCAGGCAGCCAAAGTTCATGCTTCAATAACTCTTCGAGCTCTTCTTCGTCTATAGTGCACTTTTGTAGATATATGTCTTTGACTGCTCGAAAGATGTGCTTCTGGTTCTCAATTTCGTCTATAAACTCATCATGCTTGCCATGCCACAAGATCTGTGGTTGATGTACAAGCATAAATGACCTCTTGGCCATGAATCTCTTTTTGCCCATAGAGGAAATTAGAGTGGCCGCTGAGGCGGCAGATCCCTCTATGTAGGTGTATACATCGGTCTTGCATCTATCGATCGCATCGCATATGTTAAGACCGGAAAAGACGTCGCCTCCAGGACTTTGAATATATAAGTGTATCGGCGGGTTTTTTGGTAAGCCGATCCGGGATGCGAGATAACTCATCTCTATATCTAGCCGTCTAATCAATCTAATCAGCTCCAGAGAAGACTTTTCTGTCACGGGAGAGTAAAAATATACATGATTCTCATCTGCATCGACTCCCGTAGTTGGAGACTTTTCTTCGCTCATAAGAAGAGCAAGTGCCTGCTGTTCTGATAGCTCCTGTTGTTCGAGCTCGACGGCTTCTTGCTCATTCAACCCGTACCTCTTCAAAGGTAAAGATTTTAGCCTGTTACTTCTTCTAAAGCGCATATTGCCTCCTTTATTACAAATATATTTGAATTAGCATGATGATAATCGATAAAACAATACACGACATCGTTTTAACGGTGAACATTGACTCTCCAAGGAACCACCAAGTTAATGCTGGAAAAACAAGGTAAGACACTGCAAAAACGAAAAACCGGACGCTCCACGCGGCTCCAAGAGATTGGTATCCAAATTTGGTCCCGAAATAAGCCAGCAAAGTAGTTGGTATCGATAATAATACTGCCAGTGTCAAAGTCTTTACTTGAGAGTGTCCCGCAAGTTGCAAGTTCGTGCTAAACCACGCTCCAACCTGTAGTAATACAAAACAGATAAAACAATAAAAAAGATTCGCGTTAATACTCATAATTTCACAACAATATCAGACTCATCGATAAGAAGTTGATCTCCATCTGGTAATAACACTTCGTAAAAAGTACCGATTCCCTTTAGAATGAGGATTTCAGTAATGAGACAACTCTCACCCGTTCTGAGTCTTACAACATCTCCTTTTTTGTGGTTACCTGCCATGTCTCTAAGTATGCCGCGGGAACTACGCAAGTACCGCAAGCAGCAAGTACCAGACAAGTATGTTGCCCTAGCATACTAACAAACAAAACTGATTCGTCTAGCAAGGGCTCTGGTAAAGAGAGGTGTTGAAAAAGATCTAATTGCTGGTTTGGCCTATATCTGAACAAGTGCCCAATCATAGCATTAAGTCTTTTACTCCCTTAACTCTGTCTGGCACAATCTCTTCCACAATCTCTTTAGCGTCGTTATAGTCTTGTGAAAAAGGGCTAAATGAATGTCGCAACCAATAAGTGTACACATTCCTATCGTACGTGATTACTTCATGCTTCTCTTCAGTCAGGTCAATAATCCAATCGATCACATTTTCTCTTGAGTATTCATCTATCACAAAAGGACATTGACCTGATGGAACTAGTATCGTCGCTGCTAGAGGTATCGAGACACCACGCTGACCCCAGTTAGTTGTGTTTACTTTTCTGACTCTTACGTTTTTTCGCTTTGCCAAATCTACATCCTTTCTTATTTAGAGCACCACACGACCATGTAAGGCTTCTCATCATACCTGTTGTCATCTTCTACGCAGCTTGAAGGTATTGAGATGGGTATCAGGTCTTCTTGAGTGAGCCAGCCCGGGACCGGGTTACCGACGCAGCGTGAAGTTATCCTAATCTTGCGAGAGGAAGGATAAAAGAAGCCTCTCTCACCCAACTCTGACACTCTTACGATATATCCTTCCTCTAGCTTAATTCGATTAATCATTTGTAGCTCCAGTCTAGTAATAGTAGAGAGCGAGTAAAGATTATACAGAAAGAACTCACTTCTTCTTGGAGCGGTTTGGACGTTTTTTTCTCTTCTTTGAGGCGCGCTTTCGAGTACTAGTCGTTTTAGTCTTCGTAAAGCCCATAAGCTCCCTATGTTCATTCTCGAACTCCAGACGCGCAGCTTCTTTTTCTTTCTGGAGCTTCTTTTCTGCTTTCAGACACTTCTTTAACAACATCCCAGCGTATACTCGGCCCGACTTATCGATATATAGTGTACCATCAAGGTGGTCGATCTCATGCTGTAAACAAGCAGCGGGAAAACCCTCTAGTTCTATCGTTTTAAGCTCTCCCTGTAAGTTGGTATACTTGACACGACAAGAAATGGGTCGGCGAACAAAAGCAGAGATATGGGGTACCGAGAAGCATGCTTCCTCGTTGCGCTGGTCTTCACCCCACGCTTCTATCTCAGGATTCACCATCACCTCTGCAGCAGGCATATCAGATAAACCCAATGCGTTAAAATTTACGATAACGGCGCGCTTTAAAATACCCAATTGTGGTAGTGCAAGACCATACCCTTCTAGGACGTTGAAGGTATCTTGCAGATCTTGGATCTCGGCCCAGTCTTGGTCACCCATCTCTGAGGTTGGAGGAAACGGTAGCGACTTCTTTTTTAGTGTCAGTCTATTCTCCAACACCGTTAAAGGCTTTCTGTACACTTTTATCCCTTCTTTGTTTCTGTTTCAGTCGACCAAACAATCGCGCATAAAAAGCACGATATCGCGCTGATGACAGATTGAGTCACCAAAGACTCTAGCAAAAAATGTGTCGTTAAAGTTGCATTCACAAAAGTCAATGCTAGGAACAACCACCCTTTTGCTGACTTTGGTATCATTCTTCTGCCTTAACAGTTCCCTTACGTGATCTCGGCTTTCTTGTCTTCTTTCTAGCAGAGCTAGAAGTAACTTCAGGAGTTGCTTTTCTTAAAGGACGAAGAGCGGCAGGGGTATGCCAGCTTTCCGACGTTCTCTTAGCATCAGAAGCGTTCTCTGTGGTTTCGTTTGTTGGACTAACTTTGCTGGGCTTCTCTTCTTTAGACAACTCTTTAAAGAACGTGAACTCAGAGATAGCATTTCCAACCATCAACTCTTTACTTGCACAGAAGCTGTTTAGATCTTCTTCATTGAATATGTTGTTTTGTAAAGCCCAACTCTTTAAGTCTTTTATGCGGCGGCGGTTTAGATACGCCTTGAGATTTCTCATATCAATTCCACTCTTCGTCTGGAGGTAGTCTAGTCATTCTAGAGAGTTCAGTCATCTGTGTAAAGACCTTCTGTTGATTTCTAATCTCCCGATCAAGAATGCCGTAAATCTCGTGTGGCATTTTCGTGCCATTAAAAGCATCCCACGGAGTTTCCCTAATCCAGAAAAGAGCCTTCTCCACGTTGGGAGGAGCAGCTATCAACATTAACTCTAATTCGTCCATAAATCGTTCTAGAGCAGTATCATCCCACTCTAGAACTTCTAAGATCGCGGTTCGCATATGAATAGACTGAAGTCTCTTGAAGAGCTCTGTCATCATAGCGTGATTCCCTCTTCGATGAGATCAGCTACACTCTCTTGAAAGCGTGGGTCCAAAGCAATACGATCAATCTCATCGGCAGACATACCGTACATTTCTGCGAGAGGTGCGGCTAGCTTTCGCATACCCTGCAGAAAATAATTACGCGCTGCTGAATGCTTCATCGAATCGCCGTTGTTCGTCATAACCTCAGCAATCTCTCGATACCCGAGACCCCCGCGGTCTCCGACTGTTGCATATCCATTCTGTGCTTTGAATCCTTTTGGCATACTCATTACTTAACTCTCCTTTTCATCTCTTCTTTCATTTGTTCGGTTACTGGAAACTCTTGGTGATTCGAAGGTTCTTCACTTAGGCCGAACCGGAGACGGATAATATTTTCCTCACGGGGTGTCAGCTTTCTAAGCGCTTGAGTCAGAATCTTCCTGACAGCTACCTTATCTAGCTCTTCTCCAGGATCGCTATCATCGACGCCACCAACAACCTCTGCGAAGGTACGACCACCAGAATCATCACTTGCAAGTGGACGATCCAGAGAGACAGCATTTGATCCAGATTTGTAGATCGCCCTAAGAGTCTCAGTTGGAATACCTACAGCGGTTGCAACTTCATCAGGCGATGGATCACATCCGAACTCCTCAGCGTACTCTTCTCGAAACTTCTGCGCCTTATACATGATGGCTCGAGCAGATGTTGGCATCTTAATCGCACCGGACTGACCTGCAACATGAGCTTGGACCGCTTGACGAATCCACCACACAGCGTAGGTACTGAACTTAAAGCCTTTACGCCAGTCGAACCTATCGACAGCGCGAATAAGTCCAAGGTTAGATTCTTGAATCAGGTCCTCAAAAGAACAGCCCTTATCACGAAAATTCTTCGCAATAGAAATAGCAAGACGAAGATTTGACTCAATCATCTTGTTACGGGCTCGAGCGTCGCCATTCTCGATAGCTTTCGCTAGCTCGACCTCTTCTTCTCTGCTGAGAAGAGAGTGGTTCCCTACTTTTTCAAAATATGAATCTAAGATCATTTGGCCTCCATTGTTTGTTACCAGTTAGCTAGAACCATTCCAACCAACATAAACATTATACAACAGTTCTGCCGCCTCTTGCACGATTATTCTTATTTTTTTGTAGGAATTTTTCGTGAGCTTTCTTTCTTTTTTCCCTAACGTCTAGCTCTCTTTGCAGATAACAAATATCGTTCTCAACTAGCAAAATCTGCGCATTAATTCGTTCTAACTCTGTCTTATCTGACTTTTCGCGAGCTGAACGAATAAGAGCACCTCTTTTATTTTCAAGGGAAAAAACTTCTCTTCGAATCTTATCTTCCCTAAAGAGACCCAAGTCGTCAAAATTAAAGGTTGGTTGCGGTTTAGACATATGATTTCTCACTCCTGTTTTAGTCTAACTGATCTTCTACCATTGTACAGCCAATTGAGAGTAGGTTTATAGAAACGCTTGAAGCATTTTGAAGTGCTAGTCTCGTAACCCTAACAGGATCAATAACACCCGCATCAAGCAAATCACAAACCTCGCCACTGATACCATTATATCCGTACCCAGCGGGTTTTTCACCAACCTCATCTAATATTTCGTCAGGAGACGATCCACAGTTTAAAGCAATCTGGAGTAACGGTTCACACGCGGCGGTGTATACAACTTTCTCACCGGCGCTGATTTTCTCGCTACTGTCTAGTCTTTGCTTCGCTAGTTTTGCTAGAAGAGAACCACCCCCTGCCACAATACCTTCTTGCATCGCAGCTTTTGTGGCGTATAGAGCGTCTTCAACACGATCTTTTCTCTCTCCAATTTCCGCTTCCGTTGAACCGCCAACTCGTAGAATCCCGATTCCGCTATTAAGACGCCGGAGCCTTCGAGAAAGAACTTGTCTTAGATCATCGTCTGACGTCCCCATTGCATCTTTTATCTCCATAGACCTGTTCTCACACTCTTCTTTAGAACCTCGGGCGCCAACGAATATCGTTCTAAACCGAAACGCCGATAGTTTCTTACAGCTGCCTAAGTCGGACAGCTTCTTTTCTCTCCAGCCTGAAGGATCACCGGTCAGGAGCTCGCACCCCAATAACACGCAAAGGTCTCTTAGAGATTCTAGACGTGCATTTCCAAATTCTGGTGCTGCGAGAACACATGACTTAAGAATGTTCTTTGTCGTATTCGCAATTAGCGCCTGCATTGCATCACCAGCAACTTCAGGAGAAATTATCACGAAAGGACGGTTCTCCCTATGCGACTCCTCCATAAAATGCATAATATGACTAACAGCGGATATCTTCTGGTCTGTTACCAAAATAGCTGGATTCTGGAGCTCACAAGCCATGCGAGCCGGCTTGTTCACAAAATAAGGCGAAGTATATCCTCTATCGAGCTCGCATCCTTCCACAACCTCTAGAGAGCTCGCAAACCCCTTTGCTTCGTCAACTGTCACTGTGCCGTGGTCTCCCACTGCTTTTATCGCTTCCACAATCAAACGAGCTAGCTCTGTCTCATGATTAACAGATATGTTTGCGACTTTAAGAAGCTCGTCATCCGACGTTATCGGTGTGGCAGCATCTTGTACTCTCTGGCACAGCTCAGTTGTTGCAGTCTGCATTCCTTCTCGAAGCTCTCGTAGACCTGTCCCATTATCAAGAGCGGTCAGTCCTTCTCTATACAGAGCATTAGCCAAAACAGTCGCAGTTGTTGTTCCATCACCAGCTTCTTCAGCTGTTCTTTGTGCTGCTTCACGAACTAATTGTACGCCGAGATTCGCAAATTTATCTCGCAAGTTCACTGCTCTAGCGACTGTGACACCGTCCTTTGTCAATATAGGGGGAGCAGAAGGCTGCTCAATCAAGACGTTGTGTCCGCTGGGTCCCATCGTAACTTTTACAGCATCCGTTAATGTCTCTACACCAACACGGACTCGTTCACGGGCATCGTCTCCGAAGCTGACGACCTTGTATGTTTGTTCTATCATCCCTTTAGTAACCTTTTAGAAGACACACTCTCTGTAACGTTAGAAGAATCAACGACGCGGCGGGTGTTAGAAACTACGTCAACAGCAACAAGAAGATCTCCTTGCCTCATCGCGATCTCAGTCTCTGTCAAGACGCCCAGGCTTCTTAATCGCTGGATTTCTTCATTTGATAAAACATTCTCGTCCATCTTTCAGACCTCCAAATGGCTTTGTGTAATTGTTCCAAGCTTTGTCTGTAATCATACTTTTCAAGTTCATTGACGTAAAGGTTTCCCTGAGCGTTTGAAGTGAATCAGACGCAAACCACATGTCTACCTCATCGAACTCTTTTTCAGACATCGCTCTTAGCTCAATCATTTCTAGATTATGAAGATACTGTGGCTTCATATCAGGCTTCTTCTCAAAGAAATCTGCGAGCGCATCTGCCTCAGTAAGAAGAGTGGTCGCCCTTTTGTTGCCGATTCCACGAAGACCAGGAATGTTATCTGCGGCGTCACCCCGTAGAGCCTTCCATTCAGCGTAGGGGTACTCAGGTGGTTCGCGGAAATCTTTCTTTACAGGATTGTAAAGCTTAACCTCATTGCCCTGGACTTGACAAAGCTGGATAAAGTCAGTATCACTGGAGCAAATAATCTTCTCATCCTGAGCAGGCAGCTTTCTTAAAACTAGATCAGCGATAACATCATCTGCCTCCATCTCTGGATGACGCATGACAAGAAAGGGGACACTTTCTTTAATCATTGCGACAGACTTCTTGCGCTGGACACGAAAGTTGTCTTTATCGTGATACTCTCTAGTTCCCTTGTAGTCAGATGCTAGCTCCATTCTCTTCTTCGGATAACCATCGAGAACAAAATACACACAGTCTGGATCAAACCTTTCTACGATCGGCTTGATGCTCCGAAAGAATGTGTGAATAATCACGTGGTCATAATTTCGCTGATAGCACGCATGGCGCGCGCGAAACAGCAAGTTGTTAGCATCTAGAATTAGATGTCTCATATTTCCTCACATTTTAATTCTTGCTTTTTGCCCGTTTCCTAAGTCTACTTCTGCGTATTCGTTGGCATTGGGCTTTGAAGAAGCACCCTTTAGGGGTCGCTCGGCGGCGGGAACGTGCCAGGATTCGTGGTCTTCTTTAACGGAGTCAGGCTCGGTAGGTAAGCTCGCATCAGCAGTGGCAGGTGAAACAACATTTTCAAAGATTGAGGATGCCTGTACAGCAAGATCCACTAAACTAGAAACTGCTTCGGTCGCTCTTTCGACCATAAACTGCTTGATCTCGTCTGGGGTTTGAAACACAGATATGTTCGATGGATCAAGTTCAAATACAGTAAACCCATCTTGAGCTGGGGCCTTAGACTTCGACCTAACCTTCACAAGATACGTAGATTTTGATCCGTCCATCGATGTTCTGACTATCTTTTCGTAAACCTGTGCGGGTACAACTCTTTCTTTGTGTAGAAAATAGACAACGCTCCCTACAGGAAAGTCTTTATAACTCATTGACACTCTCCAGTTTGATACGATATGAATCTTCTTTATTGTACCACATTTCCAGCTTTTGTTCAGCTTTAGTTTTTTGAGCCGGTGTTTCGGCGGCGGAGACGCTAGCGGTATACTTTCTTACGTACTCTTCACGGAGATTCTGGAAGTCACCTACGATAGGCAAGCATTTCTTAAACGCTGAGGATTTCTTAAGTCGAGCTTTGCCCCTCGATCCTGGTGCTGGATCGTAAAAATCATCTGCTACAAGATCAGAGAATAAAAACACTGCTACGTTTTCGTGATCTCTGTCAAAAAGAAGATATAAAAAATCGCAGCTTCCCTTTCTTTCCAGAGAGGCTTTGTCGGCTTGAAGAGACCAAGATCCCTTCTTTCCTTGACATACGACCTTACACTCAACTTCTCTGTCGTCTAAACTGTCGATAACAATATCAGCCATTCCAGTGCGGCCGTCATTTGAGCACTCACCAACAAGGCTCGCGATGGCTTGCGCAAAGAAGTGTTCCTGAGCGGCGGAAATCAAAATATTCTTTCGACCAACATCTCGACTGATATCGATTCCATACTTGCTGTACACGCCGTCAAGATCTGAGAAAAGAGATTTGATATTTTTTATAGCTTCTACCGATCTCTCGCGGTTCAAGTATTGTCGCATAAACTAGCACCTCCTGTTGAATGACTTACAGGATTATTATACACTAGTTAACAGCAATTTACACGAATGTCAGATTAGGTAGAGAGCTTATCTCTCACACTCTCTGTTATCTTTTTTCCTTTCTCTGTGGCCTCCGCGAGAGGCTCAAGGCCAAGAGCTTGCCTTACAGTATCATAAACACTTGCTGGCAAATTATCACGTAAAATATTCATATTTGCATACTGGTGAAGGTCTAGATCTACAATCGGCATTGGTTCGCCATCAGGACCCACTTCTTCTTCCCCAGTCTCCCTAGACTCAAACATGAATAGAACATTCGGCATTTGCTCATTAGCTGGCACTGATATAAAAGGAATATGAGATGTGATACCCTCATCTGTCTCTTCATAATAGATTTCAGGTATCCAGTTTCTTTGATTATTGTTTTGCATAGTTAGCTCCCGTGATTGAAGACATTATATCGACTAACTTGCAGATATAAAAGAAATCAGACGCTTAAGAGATCATCTCTAAACTTGAAAATCATATCGGCGTACTCTTTTCCACGAGGGCTCATAGAGGATAACTTTTTTAGATCGTCTGGTGACATTTCCGCGACGAAGCCTAGTAGTTCACCAGCACCTTCGTTCTTGGCATCCTCGACCACTGAGCTGAATGTGCTGCCCAGTAGACTAGCTTCAATTATCGGAAGGAACTCTTCGGGCGGAGCATCTTTGGCAAGCCCCTTACCCTCGGGTGACTTTCGTAGAGCGGCAATGATTTTTTCAGTTTCTGGACCCCCTGCCTTGAGTTTTTCAGCTTCTTGCTTTAGCGCTTCTTTAACTTTTGTGAAGGGCTCTGACAAATCTATGTCTAGAGATTTTAAATTTCCTACGGCTGTTTCTGCTTCTTCTAGGGTTTCGGCCATTGATAAAGCTGTTAAGCCTTCTATTTTTGCACGTTGAGACTCTAAGACTTCGTCAATCTCTTTCTGCTTATCTTCTATGATAGAGTCCCACGCCTCATCTATCTGTTTATCGAACCCGGACTCCTTGATATATTCAGCAGCCATTTCTGCTAACTCATCTTCTGTCGGTGGCTTAAAGTCTTTCTGCTTTTCCTGCTCTATCAAGATCAGCTCTATCTCATCAATCTCGTCAAGTCCCTCTCCAAAGAACGCTCTCTTAAGGTCTGCCATTAAGCCGGGTGATTTATCAGCATCAGTCGACGCAGATATCGCGCGGTCGCCTATACCTAAAGAACCACCAAAGAAATCTTCGACCTTGTCTCTAACTGGCTCTGAAGCACTCCACGCAAGGCCGCCGGCGGCTTTTGCAAGAACAAGCTGTGGTGCTGCTAAGAACGTAAACATCTTAGCATCAGGGCTGTTTAGGGCTGCATCTGTGTTCTTCATGGCGTTCTTCATTTGACCCTTGTATTTTTCTCTTCTCTGTCGAAAGCGTTCCTTGATGTTTTTCTGCTTTTCGCCATCAAACGTTAGCGCATAGTGAGTGATGTCAAGGGCGGCTGATGTGATGTCTTTTGCTGCTACAAATGCGACCTTGAAAACGTCGACAAAGGGCATAATCAACGCCTTCATCACATTCAACCGAGGGCCTGCGCCGAATCTGTCGACGGCCCAAGCCGCATCACCGTCAAACTCCAGGAGAATCTTACGAACTTGCTCCCTTATAAATGTCTCATTTTGATTACTCACCTGGGTACCTCCAAGTCGATGCCTGTCTTCCTTCTATAATTATCAATTATTTCTTTTTCTAGCTGGTTTAAGGATTGCATTTTAGTGTCCGGGTCTCTAGTGGAAAATTTTGTTCTCTCCATAGCCGGCAGAGTGAGCAGCAACATCTTTTTTAATTCGAGCCAAGTCTCGACTTCACATCGGGACCCAAGCTCAATAGCTTCTTCTATGATTTCCCAGTTTTTCATTTTACCCACCCGGCTATCGGTATTGGAAGTGTACTGTTCATCTTACTAGAGTTTCCTACTTCCTTGTTGAAGTATTTATCGCTGACTACCCTGATTTGCTCTCCACCGAACTCGAAAAAGAAACCGGGTGTAGACTCTGTCATTTTATTTTCGTAAATCAAAGCTTTGGTAAGATACGAACTCGCTTCCATTAAAAGACCTTCAGACGCCAACTTTACACTTTCTGATAGAACTCCATGACCCGCGATATTCTTCAAAGTTATACTTGGTGCACATAATAAGCTAAATGTAGAGAGTGATTGTGGACACTGAGGCTTGAATCTTTCAAATATTCTCTCTACGACAGGAGAAGATTCGCAAATAACCCTTCCTCCTCGTGTGCGAAGTCGGCATGCTTTCCTGATCACGATGGATGGACTATTTTGGACGGCACGAGATTGTATCGATGGGTGCAGTATTTCTAGTTGTAACCACGTCGAAGAACCAGCCGAGAAGGGCCACTCTAGTTTTAAGGCACTCTCGAGCTCTGTTAGTGCCAGCTCTACAGCTGCCGCTCGAGCAGAGTCTTTTATCCTGGATGACACTTCAAATAAAGATATGTCATCTCTATTTACGTCTTCAGGGTGTCTAGCATACGTTACATCACCGACGCTATTCAAGCGAGCAAATACTTTGACACATTCGAATATCGGGAAAACCTCTAAAGAAGAACAGCAAAGCTCAGTGGCGACACGCTCAAATTCAGTGTAAGATAATGTATGTAGTCTGGTCCTGGCTTCTCTAAGCACAAAGCGCTCCTACTATCTGTCTGCATAGATTTTGTTGGCAGCACGAAGCTTCTGTCTTAAAAATTTCAGAACGCCATTTAAGCTAGCTCTGTCGGCGGTGCCAGTGCCACACCCATCTCGTAAAGACATGGTATCATTTATCCTCTTCTTTACATCCCTGATGCAGTCTCTGCTACCAAATTTGACAAGTCTGCCATCTACACATCTATGGCGATCACCTGGACCGTGGCCCTCAAGAACCATGAGTTTATAAGCAGTTGTGTCAGAAACTTCGCCGACCGTTATCGGAGCTTGAGCTCCAGTCATGTCGACTTGGGGAACCGCAGAAGCAGTTGGTTGTTTTACCTTCTTCGGCTTCATGTCAATGTTGACACCCATCGTCTCAGGACGCGGTGCTTCTTCGCCAGTCGCACCCCCGGTGAGGATCGCAGCCAGAGAGCTGAGGAATACATAAAGTGACCTCTCTTCTGCTTGTCCAAGCTTCTCGAAATAATCGTTTAATTGACTCAGCACACCTTCATCTTTTAAGCTTTTGCCGGCGCGGAGATTGTTGATCTGATCAGCTATGTCATCTACCGTAGGATCTTTAGGGGGTGCCTTAACTTCGGCTTCGAACGACTCATTCTCGTCATCCTCTTCAGGTTCTGGGGTCGGCTTTGGATCGATCTCTTCTTCGTCTTGCTCATCTTCAGAGTCTTTGTCTTCTTCAGCTTCGTCTGTTATGGTTTGGGCTTTCTCATCGTCCTTCTTAGTCGGCGCCTCTAAATTGTGGGCCTTGATTGCAGAAGTAATATCATCCTGCTTCGCTCTTTCGTCAGAAAACTCTTCCTCTAAAAGGAGGGCAGCTATCTTTTCTGATAACAAGTTGATGTCCATTACTTGCTCTCCTTGCTTGAAGAGTATCTAATACTATTCTGCCATTTCTCAGCGTATAGCTTAACTCTATCTCTTACAGATAGTTCTTCTTGCGCCTGACGGAGCTGCTCTAACCTCTTGCGCTTTTCCTCTTGACGTCGATCAAGGTCAGCAATAAATTTATCAAAAGATGCCATCTTTGCTCCTAAAGTGTAATGTAAACTCTTGTACATGTGGTGCAACTGATTTAACAGCCCACTTATAGATTCTAGCCGTCATGTCAGACTCGTATACGCCATCAACAATTAGCTGGATGTCTTGTGAGTTCCGAACGTTGGTGTCTAAAGCCTCTAGAAAGCCCTGTCTGACCTTTTCGGCCTGTATTGTGATAGTGTATGCTTCTCCAGAGTAACTAAGCTCTGCCAATGCACCACGAACTGACATGGGCATACCTTCAGAATTAAGTATAGTTACTGCAGCTGTATCTAAGGGAGCTTCTTCATCATAAGGATAGACTTCTTCAGACGGTTCCATCGGCAAATCTATGAGCTGCTGGAGCTCTTCTGACACGATAATATTGTCTGGATTTGACAGGACTCGCTCATACTCTTCATTAATTACGCGAATCTCTGGATTACCGGTATGCTCACTCATCAGAATCTCCTCATTAGCATTACATCGTTATAGAGAGAATCGCAAGCCTCTGCATATTCTTGGTCCAGTTCCGTCACACGCTCTAGGTCATGAGTCCAAACCTCGACAAGCAACTCAAGACCTTCGATTGTTATTTTAGCAAAATGACCATGTGCTGACTCTTCATGGAGAAGCTCATTTAGAAACAACGCTCTTTGCTCTTGCGTATTAAATTCATATTTTCTTGCTAAGCGTTCTGGTGCCTCTAAAACTTTCCAGTGGTTTTCCACAACCTCAACAGGCATGGTGTGAAGTGTACTAAAGGATTCAGGAAGCAAACTTCTATTGTACGCTGTAGAGCGTCTGCTAGTTTCCTCCATATACTCCTTCATCAGCATGCTAATTTTCATCGTTACTCTGCGACAGCCAAAGAAGATACTAGTACCTTCATCTTTTTAGAATCTGCTAATCTTGTGAAGTAATCTCTGGCTCTGTCTAGCAGCCCGGGCTGCAGGTCACTTAAGTTATCTTCAGATATACCCTGCGCTTCAGCATCTCTAAGCATTTTTTTATAGACGTTATTCAGAAATGAATCCCACATGAACTGCCTAAAGGATGGAAGAAGAAAAGCATCTGGACTTGTCATAAGGTCGGCGGCATCTTCAGCATCAATCAAGTCTAGCTCATGTAGCCCTTTTGCGAAATATTCCATAGCCATTTCTTTTATTGCTTGCTCATCTTGCGGGAAATGAACGGCAAACAGTCTCATCTTCTTAATCGCTTCTGCCTCGAGTCTCTTAACTCCAGAAGTACTAACGCCCATTTCTTTTGCAATATCCGCTAATGTGTCTTGATCCTTCGCTGGATTCTCAATTGCCTTGAGCTCTTCTTCGGACGGGCCGTCCAGATCTCCCAACGGATCTTCGTCATATTTATTACCGTAAAGGTCTGTATCACTAAGAGCTTCTGTAAGCAAATAGTTTCTTATGAGGACCCTTGCTTCATTAACTTCTTCTGGTGATAAAGAACCGCCATTGTCAACAATTTTAATCCCAACATCTTGGTTATCGTCTACAAACTTTCTAAACTTCTCGTATGTATTTCCAATCATTTCCTTCTCATCCGGTAATTCTTTAGCCAACGCAGACAAAGCTGCTGCTAGCTCGACTTTATTAACAGGTGTATATTCAGGATCATCTATCGGAGGTACATCCTGAGAGAGCTGTACTGCTGCTTGAGGTGCTGGATCTACTGGTAAATCGTTAATTGACAGCGGATCAGAGTCAGGCTGGTCGTCGATATGACCGGCACGCATATTGTCTATGGTACCGTGTGTAACGTAAGAGTCCTCGAATAATAAAGACCCAATCTTCTTTCTAAAAGCTTCGTATCTTCTTGACATAACAAAACACCTCATATGCTAAATATGGGGTGGGGAATTAGTTTGCTTAGGTTATTGAGCTGCTTGCCGCATGGCGTAGCCAGCGCCTATTGTAATTCCCACCCCAGCTACAATACCAATAATAAAAACAACTTCTCTGGATATTTTCGGAGAAGTAGCTTTTTTCTCTAGAAAATTTATGTACTCTCTCTGTGACTGTATCTGCGTTTTGTACATATCTTCTAGAACAGCTCTAGAAGACGAACAATTATCCAGCTTCAGTTGAACAACACTGACAGCGAGATCAACTTCTTTCTTTGTCTTTAATGCGCATGAAGCTTCAAAGGACTCTAGCTGGGCTGTCAGCTGCGCTGCTTTAAGAGTAGGAAACAAAACACCGGAAAAGGGAGCAACTTGACCTTTATTTATCGGTATTGGGTCGTCTACCACAACCTTGTCGTCTGCGTAGGATAAGGTTGGGTAAAAAATAAGCCAGCAACAAATCCACGAACAAATAAAGTTTTTAAGCAATTCTTTCATGGATATATTGTACTGGCTTACTCTTCAGGGTAAACACTTACGCTAGCTTAGTTGGTCGTCCCATTGCATTACCGACGACTGTCAGCATTGTCAGGAATTCAGGGGTGCTCATGCCACCCTTATCAACGACGTGAACGCCTGTCATGTCGGCATCTCCACCAGACCTTAGCCATTGACCAGACCAGCGGTGGTGACCGTCAATGATCTCGCCTTCAGAAGAGGCAAAGGCTCCCTCCATGTCTTGACCGATATTTGCGAGAGCGAACAACATCGATTTTGCAGCCTTGACATTAGTTTGGGTCGGCTTCATCTTGCTATTCTTCATGCTCTGATTTTGTGTCACACTTAGATCGTCGCCAGCGTTGTCTTTACCCTTCGTTAGGAAAGCTTTCGCCTCGCCCTCAGCGGCGTTAAGATCAATTGATCCGGAGTCACCAATGTTTGCGGCTCCAGGCATGACCTTCCCAGCACCTGGGAATGGAAACCTCTTATCGGACTCAATCTCATTGATCGGTTGAGGATGTACAATTCCCGCTAAACGAGTCCAGCGCTCAAGTAGAACATCACCTTTTCTCCAAGCGCCTTCTTCTTTCTTTTCTCCAGAAGTGACCTCGTCTTCAAGCTTTTCAGCGGCGTATTCCTGGAAATCCGCCGTACCTCCGCCAAAGTCAGAGCCGATATCGACGTTGAATTCGCCTTCCTCATCAAGAGCGTCTTGTAGAGCAGCGGCATCACCACCCTCCAGGGCAGGCATCTCTGGTTTTGCGAACCCTTCTGCAGCATCAAGCTTTGCGACCATGCCACTCACCCGGCCAGCAAAAGTCGCTTTATCCTTGAAGATCTCCTCTGCTTTGTCTTTTAGAGTTTCGCCAGTAATACCAGCCTTGCTTAGAGCACCTCCGCCCCATCCAGTGGCGGAACCAATTCTGTCAAGAAGAGCCTGTGCTTCTTCAACATTATCACCTGTCATGATGTCCCAAACAGCATCGGCATCCATATCATTGATATCCGCATTCTTATCAGGTATAGTGTGCTCTTTAAGAGTTCGACGAGATTCAGACATAATCATACTTCTAAGCTCACGAGCTGATAGTTTGCGTGGCTGCGTGGCTTCTCCTAATAACGCTTTCTTAAGTGAATACTTACTCATTTTTTCTCCATTGTGTTTATTTTAAAAGCTTCGCCAACGCTTCAGCTATCTCTTGTTCTGGTTTATCAGAACTCATAAGTTCCTTAACTCTGTCTTTTTTGTCATCTTCGACTTCGCGGAGTTTCTGCTTATGCTCTTCTTCGATCTTTGAGTTTCTAGTAAGAAATTCATCTATATTAGAGTTCCACTCTTCTTCTAGTTGTTCACGTGCTTTAGTTTCTGAATTTGATATGTCTTGTTGCAAATCATCTTTCTTGTCAAGGACGTCTTTAGCGTCGTCTCTCTTTAGAAATAACAACAGAGTAAATATCCCAACGAGAAAACCAGCGATAAGCTCCCACCGCTCTTTACACCAATTCTTTATTTTTTGCCAAATCACAAGAGGTAACATCGTTATCTATTCCCATGCTTCCAGGCAACCGCTGCATCGATTACTGTCTGTCCGCCGATATATATAACGGCTATAAGACCCCACGTGTCGCTGTCTAAATTTGACCAAGTTAACAAGCCCGTAGCCGTTAAAAAAACAAAGAACTTTCTAGATATTACTCTGCCCACAATCTGATCGATCGCACCTAACTTATCGCTACCAGCCAGCTTTTCGGCGGCCTCTTGAACTCTATCAGCTATCTCTTCCACATGCTCCACGGCATCATCTAGTCTTTGATCAGACATGGGTAACCTCCAGCGTTACATTTGATAAATATCACCGACGTCAGTGTTCATACCCATCATCTGGTAGGGTACTTAGTAGGTAGGCATTGTGAGCTTCTTCTGCTTGACGAACGAACTCGTTCAATAACGCTCTAATCTCTCTAACATCTCTCTCAAGAGACTTACTATTCGCTGCTGCTGATATTAGGTTGTCTTGTATTGACCTGAGAGCCATCGTAAGCACTTCATTCTGCTTTTCGAGGTAATCAAGTCTTCTTTCAAGTCGCTTAATCCGGCTGCTTGCAAACAAGAACTCGAACATTATCAATCACCCTTAAGAGAATCAAGACCCTCTAGAATATCATATACACTTTCGGCATCAGTACCAATAACTTTTCGAAAATCTTCGTCTTTCTTGGCGGCCGCTATATTATCTACAATCTTATTCAAAGCTGGATGACCGTTAACTAGTTGTGAAACGAGCCCTTCAACTATTGCTTGCATCGACAGCTTCTTTCTAAACGCCAAGACCCTAAATTCCGCATGGGTCTCTTTCATAAGGTTGATGTGCACAGACTTTCTTGTAACGAAAGTATCGCTCACGCGCCTCCTCCTGCCGCTGTAGTTGCGCCAACAGCAATAGGAACTTGCTCGTCAACTTCTTCTTCATCATGACGAACGTCTTCTTTTCTTCTAATGTCGTGACGACCAGATAAAAGATTCTCTACTTCATCAGCCACTTCTTGTCCGTGCTTGTCAAGAAGAAAATTTCTGACTTTAGTTAACATTAACTCTTCAACGTCAACAAACGCATCGAAGTTGAGGATGAGACGAGCAACCTCACTAGCAAACTTATCAACGTCTAAAGAAACGTCAGAAGACTCAAACAAAAATAATCTTTTCAGGCTGTAGCTCTCTTCCTGTACTGCAGCCGACTTTATGGCGTCTGCTTCAATGTCTATTAAAAGAGCTTGGAGGTGATCGTCTATTGAGCGCTGAAATCTCTGCTTGTCTTCTTCATCAACTTCAACTTCTTCTTCCTCTTCGGCTTCGGCTTCAGCTTCCTCTTCACCGGCACCTTCACCACCTGTATCCTCATCACCGGCTTCGTCATCACCGCCCTCATCACCTTCATCGTCCGTAGCAAACAGATCTTCTTCTTCTTCCTGCTCTACGAGGATTGAATATTGACGGCGGAAATACTCTTTCAGGTCGCTTCTTTTCATGACTAGTCCCCTAATGGTGTTGACAAAAGTTTTGCCACTTTGTCGGCTCTTTTAATTCTTTTCTCGATCAATGACCATCGAAGTTCTTTCATCATAGCAAAGACGTAAGAACGGCGATCATTTAGATAATCCCTAAAGTAGTTTCTTTCTCTAACAGACAGGCAGATCACGGGAAAGCAGTTTGCCATCATCCCAACCTGACAATCATCAATCATAATGTTCATGTATCTGTTTAAAGAACCATTATACACTGTTACAACATACCCATCCCTAGCAGATAACGCGCATGCTATGAAATCCTTTTGCCAGTCTTCAAAACTGCCAAAATCACGTGAGAGTCTTATGTACGCCAAAGAATCCATAGAGACTTTAGAGGTTGGATCAGCTATGTTATCAAAGTGTAATGAGGTCAAAAACGCGTTATTTAAGTTATAGGCTTCTGCGACCTTTAGTTCTCGAAAGCCGCTGTCTTTGGCGTTCAAGTCTGTTCTGTCTACAGTATCAAGCTTTGCAGACACTTCGTTCACGATCTTTACTGTATCTTCGAAATCTTGGATATTGGCAGCAATAGATTTTTCACTCAAAACGTCAGTTTGAATGTCGTACTTCTTGGGTTGTAGCACATAGGCTTCATTAAGAATTTTTTTCGAGACCTTGGGTTTTCCTAACGTCTCTTGAATAACTTGCAAAATCTCTTTGTCTGTAATTGCTGGCATCTCAGTCTACCTCGTAGTCTTTCTCGAACTCTTCTTGATCGATCACAAAAATTGTCTCTTCTTGGGAATCAACAGGTTCATCCTGTAAAAGTGAAACTGTCTCAGGAGCGGGGTCTTGCTCTCCCAGAATGTCTTCCATTCTTGGTTCACCTAAAAGCTCTGCTTCCTCTGGTTGAGGCTCAAAGCGTGGCTCTTCAGGAGCTCTTAAGAATATCTGGATATCACCCTCCTCGCCCTCGACTCTATCGATCGTATATTCTAATCCCGAGTCTTTGTGGCGAACCTTCAGGTCAGGTGATAACAGCATGTTTCCATCTTCATCAAACGCGTCAACCTCACCGATGATCTCATTTAAGCGAGTATTATACTCATATCGAAATGCTTCAAGAAGAAATTTCGTATCAACTGACATCTACTTTTCCCCCATTCCGGCGAGCTTTTGCCATCTAGAAGACTCAAGTAGAGTTCCGGAAGCATTAAACTTTCGGCTAAGCGCATTGTGGACTGTCTTGTGGACCATCCCTTTAGTCAACTTTAGTTGAGATTCTGAAGTCTTTTTTAACATCATTGATACTAACTGCGGAATCAAACTTTCGAGAGAATCAAAATTCTTCTTAGCAAATCGGCGAGATTTCATCAATGTCTCTTCATGTTCTGATCTCCAACTGGCAACTGCAGACTGGACTTCTTTTGCTAACGCATCAGCTCCGCCTTCTAAAGATGTATTAATAGCTGTTTTCAGTGAGCCAATGCGGTCCTTTGTAGCGAGAGCCTGCTGCGAAGACTTTGAAAGACCCGCCTGCCAGTCGTCTAACGCCTTTGCGGCAGCAACGGCTGGCGGCACTGGTTCGCTGGCTGCATCTTGAGCTGCTGCTTTTAGCTCCTCTTCGGCGGCGGCTTGCTCTTCTGCCGACTCCTCTTCTGAAGCGGGAGGAGCTCCCAACTCCTTCTCTACTGCTTCCGCGTCTGCGCCGCCAGATGACTCGCCTCCTTCGCCATCGCCAGATGCAGCGACTCCTGCGGAAGCCAATTCGGCAGTTTCTCCCGCTGTTCCCTGGGAAGCCCCTGTTAGTGCTTGAACTTCTCCTTGAAGATCTAGAGCCATCAGAGCCTCATAGGGGGTCGCTTTGATCGCGTCCGCCAGAACCTTGGCATCAACAACACGACCGGTCTTGGCGCCTTTGAAGAGGCCTCCAATGAAGGACATAGCTTTCTTAAAAAACCCACCCTTAGTTTCTTTCTCAGCTGACTTGGATCCCTCTGCCCATGCCGACTGGAACCACTTAGGGACCTTATAAACAGAATCTATGCCCTTCTCAAGCTTGCTGACATCGGGGAACTTCTCTACTTTGTCAGAAAGAGAGGCGATCGTTTCAGACTTGTTATCGCCGACATCACCCTCAAAATTCTTGAGGTTCTTTCTCATCTGCTCGGTGGCGTCAAGGATAGCTGCTACCTCAGACGCGATGGTCTGGACTTTCTTCGTATATTCAGCGGAGGCTTTTGCTAGCTTCTTTGTGTCACCGCTTATAGCAAGTTGAGCAATAGCTTTCGTATCCAAACCGCTGACTTGATTTTTTAGGGAGTCGACCACAGGCTTCCAGCCCTCACCAGCGTTTGAAAGCTTGCTTTCGAGGCTACCTATCATATCTGCTATCGCCTTCACATTTTTTTCAAGATTGGCGGCGTCGTTTTCGTCAAACTTCTCCAACAGCATAATGCCGTCGGATACCCCTTCGTTGAGGGCAGCTTCAGTCAAGTCCTCTAACCTAGACTTAAAAACTAATCGCACGCACTCGTATGCAAGGGACTCTGTAAGATTCTTTTTCATGCTATCACATCTCCATCATAGCTAAACGTAACATCATTAAATATACAAAGTCATCTAGAGTTGCTTAATATCGTGCCTTCTGACTTTGACTCCTGCGTGACTTAGTAGTTCTAAGCCAGAAGTATCGCGATATTCTTCGCTGTACACCACCTCAGAAATGCCACCATTGACAATAGCTTTCGCGCAGGCTCGACAAGGACTTAGCGTCAAATACATTATCTTTCTATTCGGATTATTGAAGTCTAGCTTTATCATTGCATTGATCTCCGCGTGGATCATGCCAGACTCGCCAGGTGTGTTTGACTCGACTTCATTTGGACCGCCTGAATAATTTCCATTGTAGCCTATTGCTAGCACTTGTGTGTTTGAGTCAGTAACAACTACAGAACCCACCTTGTGACGCGGGTCATATGACCGGTCAGCAATCAAATAGGCAAACTTCATCCATATGTCATCCCAGTTCGGTCTTTGCATCTTTTTCCTCAGGTACTTCATTACCCAACGCATCCCAGCCGGGGCGTCTCGTCCTCGCAAACAGCTCCAGAAAGGGGCCCTCACTTCTACCTTCTATCAATTCGTACATCTCGGCGGGCTTCGCACTGTGGCGGGTAGGAGAAACTAGTTTACCCCCAATAAGGGAGGGAACGTTATTAGCTTGTGTCCTAGCAGAAAAGCCGCGGCCCTTAGTAGCGAATATGCACAGCTCATGCTGGCCGCGGAAGTACCTTCCTAAACCGAAATGAGTCTTAGCCCATACAAGATTGGTGATATATTTGAAACCCAGATGCTCTATTATTCTCAGCGCTTCAGGAAGGTGGTTATTGGCGACCCACATATACATGTGAGCATTGTCGGCCACTTTGCCATCCAGCATGTCAGACATGACTTTCTTGATATCTGCCTCTTTCATCAAAGGGTAGTGCCTGTCAGCACCTCGTTTTGATTTACCACCTCCACGTTGCATCCAGGGTGGATCGGCTAAGATCGTAGAATAAACCTTACTCATCAATTACTCTTCCTGCTTCTTTCTGGACCTCAAGGTCTTTTTTGGTTTATCAAATATATCCTCTATGTGGGATCCCTTTGGGAGCTGGAACCCGGAAGCCTTTCTATGGCCGCCGCCGCCAAACCTTTTTGCGACCTCAGCTACATCAACAGTATCATGGAATGAACGGAGACTAACCTTTGTGTGGCCCTCCTCGTGATCCCAGTACCAGATTAAAGCAAAATCGCAATCAGGAGCTAGACGAGCACCAATCTCTGACATCCAGTGAGATGCATTGACAACTAAGACATCTTTGTCATCCAGTTTTCTTTGTTGTGCTTTTTCGCAGACTTTCTTTATAACAGTCTTACTATAAGCAAGAATGTATGAGCCTCTCTTCACTGCATCGTCAAAGACGGAATCATCTTCAAACTTTTCAAATTCTTCGAACTCAAAAGGAACCATATCGAACGCGGCAGAGAACTCTTTTGAGTAGTCAAGTTCCCAGGTCCACAAGTCTCTATCCATGATGTATTTGATAAACTTCGGTGGCTCTTTCCCAGGGTGAAAGAATTCCCATGAAAGCATCGCACCTGACTTTGTCATATCGAAATGCGTGTTAGGAATGTCATGAAGCTCAACCATCGCAGACTTGTGGTGGTCGATAATCAAGAGTGCGGCAGACTCTTCGATCATCTTCTTTGTCGTTTCATTGTTAAATGAAAAGTCAAGAATGACAACATTCTTTCCTTTCACGTTGGGTGGCTCTGTCCCGTGCTTGCATGGGTAGTATTCTGCTCTATTGCCCAAGCACTTCCATGCAGAGTAGGCGGCGCCGAATCCATCGGTACAATCGGCGTGATAGATTACTACGTTTACTGAATTAGGATCTAGTGTGCTCATGTATACTCCATTATAGGCATCTTCACTAACTTTTACTCTGACTTTGGAGGATTAAATATCCACATGCCAGTTTGATCCACTTCTCTCCCATAATCATCTTCTAGAATAATCCTTCCAACATCTGAAGTATTATCAGATATTTCAAACACTATGCTATTCATTAATGCTGTCACCCTATAAGGACAGCCTGCTTGGACATTAATGAATTCACCAGCCTTTAATTCAACGAGCCTTGACGGGGATCCTACGGGATCTAAAAAGTGATTCTCATCTGCACATTCAATACTAACTCTTCCTACTGACACGTAAAGAATCTCGCTTTTGTGAGAGTTAAACTTCAGACTCGTTCTTTTCCCATCAGAGATATGAATCTCTTTTCCATTAAAAAGGCCGGTCCACTTTATTTCGAAGCCCCATGGCTTCTTTATTTTCGAGGACTTGCCACGCCAGGCAGAGCGATTCATGCTAGCTTCCACCACTCTAGTGTGGCTGTCAGACCATCCCAAAATTCAACCTTAGGTTCCCACCCAATTTTCTCCTTGATGTGATCAGCGGCAGCTAGAGTGTGCTTAACGTCGCCAGGTCTTTCAGGAGCATGATTTACTTCAGCATCAGGAAACAGCTTTGTCAGATGATCTAGAACTTCTTTGTTCGTCAAGGCAATACCGGTCCCAACATTAAAGACCTCAAACCCAAGTCTCTCTGGATGATTCGCTACCTGCGTTAGAGCGCTAGCTACATCTTCGACATAGACTAGATCTCTTGACTGCTGGCCGTCACCATCACTTCGTAGAGGCTCACCTTTCTTTAGGCGTGTGCACCAAGCAGATATTGCTGTTGAGTAAGGGCTAGTCCCGTCCTGACCTGGACCGTACACATTGAAGAACCTCAAGGCGGCAAAATCCATGCCGTATAACTCACTATACAGCTTACCGAATTGCTCTACAACAAGCTTCTGTAGACCATATGGTGAAGTGGGATTACACTGCTCTTGTTCTGTAGTAGGCAACTCTACACCGTTTCCATATGCGGCAGAAGAAGCAGCGAAGACAAAACGATCGATATTATTTCTTGCGGCTGACATCAGCTCTACAGTCTTTTGAACGTTATCATTAGTTGTCAAAGCTGGATTTTGTACGGAGAACTCAACACGGGGGTTTGCAGCAAGATGGAAAATAACATCATAACTTCCAGTTGTAACCCTCTCTAAGACAGCTGGCGAAGCGAAATCGCACGTCATCACAAGAAGACTACCAGCCGAGGGTTCAGCATTATAGAACGGTAACAAAGAATCATGTACTGCTCTGAATTTTAGGTCATCGATAGATGTAAGATCGCCGTTCGACAAATCATCAACACCCTCTACGTACCAACCTTGTCCTACTAACATCCTAGTAAGATGAGATCCAATAAAACCACAACACCCTGTAACTAACGCTTTACGCAAACTCATGTCAAACTCCCAAAAAATCAGTTATGTCTTTAATCTGTCTATTGATATCCCAATCATCAGTGTATAGAGTCATCACTTCACATTGGGACCACTTCGCAAAATCCTTATAAAGAGAGCCAATCTCTTCTAGTTTCTCCCCAGGGAGGTCTTCTGGGAATACATCATCGACTAGTCCAGAATAATCTTTTCTCAGGCAAAGAATAAAGACTCCTCCTTCATTCGAAAACTGCTCATCCATCCACGCGATGGCTTGATGATCAGTGTCTCTATCGAACGCTTGAGAGTATACTAGCTCACAAGGGTAGAACCTGTCCAGAATAACGCTTACGTTGGTCTGCTTCATAAAATCCATTAAAAACGGACCGCCGTAACGAAGCAAGTTCAGGAAGTAATTTGGGCTATCCAGCTGTGTCTTCCACTCTCCAGAGTTCTTGAATACTGGAATCGACAACCTCTCTGATAACGCTTCAGCAATATTCGACTTGCCAGTCATGTCAGGACCAATAAAAGCTACTTTCATCGGATAAAATCTCCTGCAACACTTTCAAGAAGGTCAACTCGGTATCCGGGATGAGGGTTTATCACGGTTCGTAATGCTTCTTCTTGAGCGTCAACAAGAGCTTTTCTCTCGGAAGCATTTAATGTAGAAAGCCACTTTACTTTCTCAACAACATCGTCAGCGCTTCTTACGAGTAGGGACTCATCCTTAAGGCCCACTGGAACAGCATGCTGAAACTCAATCGGCACCAAGGCTGGAACGTTACTCTTGATTGCCTCGAAGAATCGACCTGTGATGTTCCCATAAGGAGTGTAAGCAGGCTTGGTAATGTGAGTCACAGTAATCGACTCGTTTAAGACTGCGAAAATATCCTTGTAGGAAAGACGTGGCCCAAAAGCAACGCTTGGCGTCTTGGCTAGCAAAAGAGCTGGATCAATTCGCTCTGGAGACTTTTGAAGCCAGTTACCGTAGATGGATGTCTGTAGGCCGGCCATGCGAAGCCGCTGAGAGGGCTGTACATAATACTTCTCAAATGGATCCTCTCGCTCGTAGTTGTTTCCAACGTATGTGTAGTTGTACGAATACTCAACTGGCTCGAAATACCGCTTAAGGTAATTGCACCACGGAATTGTGATACGATTACGGGTCTGGTGCTGCGGTGACACACAGGCATCTGCTAGAATAGCGTTTGGCCATCGGAGTTCTTCCTCAGGAGTCATCTTCAAATCACCGTCGTGAATAATAATCGGAACACCCTGAGCGTGATAGTAATCAAGAACCTCGCATTGTCGATTGTAATCAGATTCAGCTGGGTTTTCTCCGCTGTTCTTCCAAGTTGGCCACCTCCACTCAACGTACAGAATGTCACCATCTGGGAAGCCAGTTGCATCATACTCAACGCCTGGGTACTGCTCTTCATCGCGCATCTTCTGCAGCTGAACTGGAGTATGCCCTCGAGACATTAGTTCATTGACAAAATCAACCCTGTTACCTCGCTCACCGTCTGGTGTGTTGACAACTGTGTTCTTTTCGAGCGGGGTGATAAAGCCCCAAAAGCTATAAAGTACTCTCATTACAAATCTCCTTATGATTCAACTGTTATATTGTAGTCGTTGCTCTTACGTTTTTCAATTTCTTTTCTTGCCTTAACAAGAGCAGAACCGATCACCTGATGCATATCATAGTACTTGTATTCAGATAACCTCCCGCCAAAAATGACGTTAGGAGTCGCAGCTTTCATGGCAGCATACTTTTGGTATAGAGCAGTATTTCGCGCATCGTTGATCGGATAGTACGGTGTCTTTCCTCGCTTATACTCTGCAGAATACTCTCGAGTGACGATTGTGTTCTCAATCTTCGAAGCCGTCTGGGGCTGAAAATGCTTATGCTCTAGAATACGTGTGAAGGGCACTTCTGGATGTGTATAATTCACAACCGCGTTACCTTGAAAATCGCCCTCAAGCTCTTCATGTTCGAACCGTAGGGTTCGATACTCTAGCTCACCCTCACAGTAATCGAAATATTCATCGACCTTACCGGTAAATACTACGTTGTGTGCCAAGGACTCAAGCTCTGACCGGTCGGTAAAATACTCGACCCCTGTCCTGACCTCAATACCCTCTAACATATTCGCGACCATTTGCGTATACCCGCCTACTGGAATACCTTGGTACTTGTCAAAAAAGTAATTCTCTTCGAAAATCATTCGAATCGGTAGCCGCTTGATAATAGAGGCTGGTAGCTCTCTTGGGTCACGCTGCCACTGCTTCATCGTGTACCCCCTAATGAACGTCTGATAGATCTCCGGGCCTACCTGTGATAGAATCCAATCTTCTAGATTGTCGGGATTCTCACAAGGAATCCTGACCTCTTTTAGCTTTGCTTCTGCTTCTGCTGGTGACGTAACACCCCAGAGCTGGTGAAGAGTCATCAAATTGATCGGGAAAGAATAGATGTTGTTACCGTACCGAACCTTAGGCTTGTTAATGTAATTGTTAAACTCTGTAAATCGATTTACATAGTCCCAAATACGGTCATCATTAGTGTGGAAAATGTGAGCACCGTAGACGTGAACATCGATGCCGTTTCTCTTTTCGCTGTATACATTCCCGCCGATGTGGCTCCGTCTATCAACAACTAGACATGTGTATCCCGCATCAGTCAGCTGCCGAGCGAAAGTGGCACCGAAAAGGCCAGCACCTACGATAAGGTAGTCGTATTTCTTATGCATTAGAGTTACTCCTGACATTAAAAGAATATCCGCTAAAGGACGTCTGCGCGGACATTGCTCGCGCATCCGCTTTATGACCAAGTTTTCTTAGACGAGATGACGTAAGAATAGTTGCAAAATCACGGAACATAGAATCAGAGAAAGACTGGCTTAAATCATGTAGGTTTATTACATCCTGTAAATTCTCGCAACGCTGTAGTTGGGATTCATACTCGTAGACTTCAGCCACCTTCTCTTGGACTTCTTTGATATCACCTACCAGCGGTGGCATAGGACCATTTGCCTGTTGTAGATTCAGCGATTCATCAACGAGGCCCGTTCTAGTAATCTCTTCAGCCATATCAAAATGACGTTCGTAGATATGGAGTGAGTTGCTTGTGTGAGTGTACGTACCCACATCAACGCCAAGCTCATTTGCAATCAGTTCTTGAAACATTGTGAATGCGGGAATATCGTAAGCAATCCCAAAAATCAAGTCCGAGCTTCTCATGTTAGCAACTTGGTGTAGAGCACCGTTTCTAATAAAAAACTGTAGAGCTAGTGTACAAGGTACATCAAGCTTCGCATCAATAGAGTCATCTGGAACTCTTAGATGCATGACAGCTCGCCGAGAATCAGGATCTCGTTTAAGCTCTTCAATCACGTAATCGAGCTGAGTATATCTGCCCTGCGCAATCTTGTCATGCGGCTTAAAGAGACGGGCACCATACGCTGAATTTGCAGTCACACCGTCGTCACTAATATCTTTCCAGAAGGATGAATACTTCGATATCCACTCAGTACTATTATCACCCGCAAGATACCATATCAGCTCAGCGACCATGTAACTCATGCTAAACTTACGACCTACGACGTAAGGAATTCTGTCACGAGGGTTCTTGATTGTAAATGAAGCCCCGAGGATCTCTTTGATATTCTGGCCGCGAGGTGCAGATTCGTATTGCGGTTCACGCATGACCTTTGAAATCATATCAACATAACAGTCAGTGAAACCTTCATAAGTGCCTAAGTGCATGTTACTAATTTTACTCCAGTTAGATTTAAGTGTAGACTTTTTGTACCAAGCTAATCATATACGAAGAAGCTTGACTTTACTCATAGAAGTTTGATATCCGAAATCATTTTTCTTAACTTCTGCAACACAAAGGCTGTAGAGGGGCAACTCTGTCTGACCATCCCAGCCCCAGCAGAATATCCTGATATTTTTGCCGTCTAGTCCTGTGGCCGTCACCAAAAGATATGGCTTCTTGTTTTTAGTAAGCTTCGGCTTAGCGTCTGTCACCAAGAACCAATATACATCATGCTCGTCGATGTCATCGATACAACGTACATTCTTCTTAGAGAGCCGAGCCTGAATTTCCTCATTAACGAGTGTGGAGGCGTTAAATGAACCGAAATGCTTCATGCTATTTTCGACCATCTCACGACGGGTCCAATTACCGATTCCCTCAGTATCCAATAGCGCCTCTTTGAAATTACTCTTTCCTCGCTCTGGATCACGCTTAGTCCATTTCTTGATATCGGTGTTCCGGTTTATAATGACTTCATGCATGTGCTTATAGCTCTCGAATGTCTTACCGTCGCCTACAAGATCCATGGATTCGAATGCGCGAATATTAATTAACGCTTCCATTGCCCGCTTGTTGAACTTAGAGTGGCGCCACTTACCATCCTCGTCCCATAACAGATCGTCGATATTCTGGTACGGCCGATTAGCGACAATCTCATCGATCGCAGATTCTCCGACGCCCTTACAAGAAAGGAAAGAAGGCATGAACTTCTTACCGTCGAGGATAGTCCACTTCTTGGTTGCATAATTGATATCAAGCGGAACGACTCGATAGCCGAGAGCCTTAACCTCACCAAAGGCCTTACTACGCTTCTTGTCATTACCAGACATCGCCTCGAGATAAGCGCAAAGCCACTCTTCCTCAAAGTATGTTAGAAGCCAAGCGCAGTAGTACGAGTCAATAGCGTACGAAACAGCGTGCGCCTTATTGAAACCGTAGCCTGAGAAGTAGAGAATCTTTTCGTACAGATCATCGGCAAGCTGTGCGTCGACACCATTCTTGACGGCACCAGCAACAAACTGTTCCTTAATCGCTCGAGCCTTAGCAAGGGACTCAGCGGCTTCAGAAGCTTTACGCTTCATAATGCTCCGGCGGACTGTGTCCGTTTCCTCCTCCGGGAAGCCAGCCACCACGGAACACAACTTCATGATCTGCTCTTGGAAGACAATCATACCGTATGTCTCTTCAAGAACTTCCTTGATAAGAGGATGGCCGTAGTCAATATCATCAGGGTTGTTCTTTGCCTGGATATACAGTTTGTCTACTTTCGCAGTGAGAGGGCCCGGGCGATAAATCGATGTCAGAGTAGCAATGTCGATGATGCTCTTGGGCTTTGCTTTCATAAAGAGGTTTCTAGCACCTCGACCAGCCAGCTGGAAGACTCCTGGGAAGCGACCTTCTTCGTAGACATGCTTATAAACATGCTGGTCGTCCATATCGAGAACCTTGGGGTCCATGTTATTGTTGAACCACTCATAGACTTGCGAGAATGTCGGATCCTCGATACCCTCCCGGCGCTGAAGAATCAGCTCGATAGTACGCTGAACAATACGTAGTGTTTCAAGACCGAGAAGGTCAAACTTAATCCAGCCGAAGGTTTCAAGATGCTTGTAGTTCATACCTTCAACCCACGGAGTTTGTAGTTCGCCGCGGGCTTTAATCAGAGGCATACGCTCAGCGATGTTTTCCGAAACAATACATCCACCGGCGTGGCGGCCAAGTGCCTTGTTCTGCTTAAAGAGTACCTGAATCGGCTCGGCAACCTCAGGGTACTTCTCAATAAAGTCGCGAAATGTCTTCGAGTGAGCAATCGCATCTTCATAAAGCAAGACAAACAAGTTTTTATCAGTGCCGGGCTTGAACACGGCACGCTTCACGTCATCCTCTACAGGAGCCAAAGCCTTGTTGACTTCATCGAACGGGATCCCGTAAAAGCGAGAGATGTCCTTGACCAGAGACTTAAGCTTAAAAGTGTTGTAGTTAGAGATTGGAACGATGTTTTCGTCGCCCCACTCCTCTTTCATCATGTTGATAAGAAGATCACGGTCACCTACATCAGTATCAATATCTGGTGCACCTTCACGGCTTGGGTTGAGGAACCTCTCAAACATGAGATCATACTCAAATGGATCAACGTCGGTAAGACGGAGAACATACGCCACGAGACTTCCGGCAGCAGAACCGCGGCCTGGACCGACCAGCATCGCCTTCTTAGCGATATCGATGATGGCGCCCATGGTCAAGAAATATCGAGAAAAATTCTTTTCCTTGATGATCTTTAGCTCATACTTGAGACGCTTGATGTACTTTTCATCGTGCGCAAGACCACGCTCGACCAAACCCTTCTTACAGGCTTCAAGTAGAGCCTTATCGTCAGTAGTACCTTCAGGAACGACGTAAGAGGGCAGCTTCATCGAACGATCAGGGGTAATCTGTTGGATTTCGTTGTGGACAAGATCATACGGGCGAGTGATGGCGTTGTGCACTACCTCATCATCATAAAAATCCATACCGTCAGTTGTCTTAAGGTACGTATCCCAAACCTGTTCGTTGTTCTTAGGATATAGTTCACACTTCAAGTCTTCAATACCTTGCGGCAACTTGGAGGGATCAAACTCTCGATAGTTAAGCCACCCAAGCTTCTTATAGAGCTCACGCTCTCGCCAGTGTTCTGGACGTGCGTAGTGAGAATCGGTTGTGACTACCAGCTTATCTTGTAGCCCGTTCTTGTTAGCAAACTCAATAATCGCGCGGTTGACCAGATGCTGCGCAGGAAGCTTATTAAATTGAAGTTCGAGATTAACATCATCGATACCAACAGCGTCTACAAGACCCTGGTACGCATTTCCAACGCCAGTCAAGACGTTGTTTCGGAAAGTCGGGTCATCCATCAACTTATACGAAAGATCATCAAACTCAACTTGCTGAGCATGACGGAAAACCTCGTAAGCGATTGGACCGCCGATACAAGCTGTAGAAACCATCAGATGACCACCAGCGGCCGCTTCCTTTAGCATCTTATAGTCGATACGTGGGAAGCGATAGAAGCCCTCCTGATACCCCTTACTGACGAGGTGAAAAAGACGCTGGAGACCTTCGCTCGTCTTGGGAAGGACTACCAAATGATGGCGGCGTTTGATTGGATCATAGAACTTTGCAGACTTGGTTTCTTCTTCATTCTCAACAGTGAGACCAGCATCTTCGGTGCCAACATCTACAATTTCGTCATCACCATCAACAATTGCAGTCAGTGGTGTAGCAATAGCTTCTCGCTGAGAACGAAGAGTCATGAGCGCGGCCTTATCACCCTTCTTAGCAGCTTCTCGGATCTGCATGTCAAGGCGCCACGCATCTAGATCAGGATGGACATACATCTCGCACCCTGGTACAAACTTAAAGTTTCCGCCACGCTTCGCAATCTTTTCAGCGTGCAAAAAAGCGTGACCGAAAGAATTCATGTGACCATGGTTGGTAAGACACCACCCGTCCATCCCATTCTCAATCACAAAATCGATGTGCTCTTGAGGATAGCCTAAGCCATCGAAGGTACTAAACCCATCATGGGAATGAAGAGAGATGAACCTGTCAGGCACAAGAAGAGATGAACGACGCATAATAAAAACTCCTGTCTACGTTTGGTTTATTATACCACACAGACAGGACATTTTCACGAATTCAGCAGGGGTTATTTGAGTAATACTCAATGAGATCCAGAATCTTTTGAGCTTCCCAATCTTCACACTCTTTGTAACTTCTTCCCATCTTTGACTTAATTCTCTCAAAAATGTGAGCGTAGGAATTTCTACCTTTTGGGTGCATGTGGTGGGGTGGAAGTTTACCCTTAAGCTCATCACCAGCTAATCGAGCAGCTTCAAGAATAATCTTTTGAACTTCAGGTGACATACTTCATACTCTCATGCTCTTGACCTATCTCTTGCCACGATGAATATAGGATAATACCAGACGACAAACATGTTACGTCGTATTCGTTAGCATCTAACACTAAAGCAATACCCGTAACCCAGTAATTCTCGCCTAAATCGTCGAAAAAATGAACAGGTGACGTAAAATTAACTAGATCCCCGGGCTTCATTAGCTTGCTCCATTTCTTTTATTGTAACAAGCAGGTCTTCATTTTTCAAAAGCAGGTTCTTCTTAGAGAAATACCCCATTGCTATCTTCGCTCGGATATCATGAGCCCCAAGATGCTCGCCCCACAACCACTCTAGAGAACCTTGGATTTGAGATATTTCTTGTTTCAGAGTATCAACTCTGGCTTGAAGCAGCGGGATGCTGGTTGGATCTTCGTCTACCTCTATGTCCAGCTCTAGCGCATACCCGAGCAGGCTCTTAAATTCACCATCAGTTATGGCTTGAGCTGCGTCAGCAAACAACTTATTCAATCTTTTTCTCTTCGCCTCTTCTTCCTGTAATGTCCTGTCTGGATGGGCTGCTAATGCGATCTTTTTATATAACTTTTTCGCCCAGGCTGGAATATCTGGTTTTTCGTCTATCGAAGAATCTTCTGGAGATTCTCTGCTGTCTTCTTCATCATCTTCGAGTTTCCACCCGTCTTCCGTTTTTTTCCAGCGCTGGTTCGATTTTGAGGGATCTAATCTCAGCGTGTCTACGATGTCTTTTGAATCCTGATTCTCATCTGGTTTCGAATCGTCTTCTGGTGTCGAAGATAACTTATCCTCTATATACAGCATATCGCGAAGGAACTCAGACTTGTAGTCATCGTTCAACAACGCGATATCAGTTTTGTAAGATTGTAGCATCTTAAGCTCTGAACTTAAGATTTTAATCTTTCTCTTTAGGATTCTTTGAGGTGCCTTCATACAGTTAAGTATGAAGTTCGTTCATTGATTTAGCCTATCGCAAATCTTATTGTGCTTATTAACGTAGCACTCGAAAAACTCCTGGCTATCTACACCCATGAGAATCAAAATTGCAGTAAAGTATTTATAGGCATCAATCATCTCTTCAACAAACTCGTCTCGATCAAAGTCACCAGACCCAGCTCTATGGTCTTTCCAGTTCTTGAGATGTAACAGAGCCTCAAAGAGCTCTTCCATACCTCGGAACGCAAATTCTCGAACAGCTTTCTGATCTGCCTTTGAAGAAAGATCAATGGGCCATTCAGGGTAAGCTCCCGGTATCTTTTGATTAATCTTAGACATAAACTCCTGGCGGAGTTCAAAAATCTGCTCTAGCCTATCTTGCATCTTTACTCCTGTGCTTCACCATCCGCAGCGAGCTGAGTGGCTTCTGAAAGCATCTTCTGAATATTGGCGTCAAAAGTCTCTTGGTAGTCGGGTGACACTTCAATCTGGCCATTCACAGTTACAAACTGAGCCATTCGTAAGTTGTCGACGATATCAGTACCTGTCAAAATCGCGACCTGTACGAGCTTGGCGATATGGGAAATCGCATTATCAGTTAGATTTAAGTTTTCCATTTTAACTCCTTATTTCTGAATACTTGGAACCCAGTGTGTGGTCCTTTTATCAGCCGTCGTTTCTCTGACTACAGCGTTTCCAAGAGGATCACTCTTTTGATTATAGACAGCGAACCTTCTAGTGTACATGCCATTTTTACCAGTCGTGCTTTTATAATTTCGGATGGTCGCACCACCAGTGCTATACGATAACTTCATAATACTTCTTGAAGCGTAAAGCAGCGACTCGAACTCGCCATCAGAGATATCTTGACACAGCCGATGAGGAGACATCTTGCAGCTGTACAAGATCTCTGCCTTGAGGTAGTTTCCAATTCCTGACACGACAGATTGATCCATCAAGAGTTGCGAGATGGGTTTCTCAGCCCTCTTTCCTTTCGTAAGGCTTTTCTTAAATACATCTAACGAAACATCTTCAGAGAGCAAGTCTGGGCCTAAGGAGTTAAGTTTCTTCTTTAGCTCATCGTATGTGCTGACAAACTTGAAGGTCCCAAAATTCCTCATATCGTTATACACCATATGTTTATCATCATTGACATACAACGCAGCGCGAGGATGATAGCCTGCTGTCTCTGACCACCATCCTGTCATGCCTAAAGTGTTCCACATGCTGCTGCCGTCTGCAAACACAAAATAGATGAACTTTCCCTTGCATCCAACTGCTGTCACCAGCTTTGGAAGTTCTTCGCAAAAAGATGAGTAGCCGATGGGTTCTTTCTTGGCGTACCTTCCAGATCCGAAATCTAGAGCAGTTATCTCCTCATTTAAGAAGAACTCTCTCAATCCGTCTGTGGTCTTCTTTACCTCAGGACCTTCAGGCAGAATACACCTCCCGTAAATATCCGTGATAATCGTTCAGAGCATGATCATTTGGCTCAACATCTCTCCACTCACCCTTCATAAAGATTCGGTAGGTGTCATCGGCATACTTTCCACAACCATAAAGCTCGATTGCGTTATCGAAACCAGACATGAACTGTTGAGACATCTTTTTGATGGATTTCACCCGGCGGTTGAACATGCCAAGAGGACGGACAAGATCACGCATCTCATCTTCATCAGCATTGGAAGCTGACTCTGGATCAGGCCACTTCTCGAAGAATGACTCGATCATTGGCTCAACTTGTTTACGGCTTGTTTGGTTCAATAAAAGACAGACGATCAGAATTTTCCAATCGTCTGGCCAATACCTTTCTTGAAGTAAATCAAAAGGAGATTTCGGTGGTATCCAGCTCATGATGTATTATATGGACTGGTACCGGATTTACATGTAGACTAGTAGCTTCCGCCCTGGCCTTTATTGTAGAGTGCGGTTACCTCGCTAGCGCTAAGTGCACGTCCTTTCCACACAGCTACATCCGCGATTCTACCAGGCCAATCATAATAAGTACCCGTATTATAGTTTCCTATGTACCATGTCCTGGATGCGCTGATCACCCACTGATCGGTTGAGCCCCAGGCCACAGAATCGACTTCGGCACCGTCCACGTAGACCTTCATAGTCGATGATGTCGTGTCCTTAACTAAGACGATATGGTTCTGCTGAAAAGGCGAGGTATAATCTAGCCCTGACTCAGCTCTTGTCATGGATGGACCGTAATTACCTTGTGAATTTTCGTAGTTCCTATAAAACCGGAGGTAATCTCCGCCGAGATAAATGCTTATAGCCCCTGTATCGTTGGAGTTTCCACCTTCACGATCTGTAAAAGCGTAGACGTTGTTTGTAGGGGGTACTTCATCAAAAGTGTTCCACCAAGACAGAGTACCGTCTCCAGTGTCCCAAAACATCGCGGATGCGAATGAGCTCGGCATCTGAAGATACCCCTGACTCGACGAAAAGCCTTCAGAATTAACTCCGTCTGGCGAGCTGACTGCAGTTGCAGAATCAGAAGTGACGGAATCATCGTAGTTCGAAGTTAGAAGGTATCTCACAGACAGATCGGTAGTAAAATTAGGGGATTCCGATGAGGTTCCGCTTGCTCTAACAATAATCATAGTTCTCTCCTATAGATCAGGTGCTTCGTTACCAGCTAAATAAAGCTGCTTGACTTGAAGAGAGCTCGCCGCGTAACCCTTGGCAACAATGACATCTTTTATAGCTCCCGGATACCTTTGCCCAACTGTTCCCGTCTGAGAACCGATGCCAACATTTCTAGTTGATCCCGGTACCAGCGAAGAAGCGCTGCTGACAAACGGCCTGTTGTCATTCCATACTTTCTGCTCTACCGGCTCACCGTTTATGTACAATGTACTCACGTTATGGTTCTTTACGTAACATATGTGAGACCAGTTGTTAGCGGAAACCCGAGTGTTTGAAGCCGCTAAGACCGATCCTGCTAAGCTGTCCGATGAGGGAGAACTTATCAAGAGAAGCCGGGTGGCCGGTCCCTCTTCATCGTACTTATAACTGTAGTAGTCCATTGCTTGCCAGAACGCAAACCCATCCGGTTCAGATGAAGGTGCGTAATCTGACAACATGTAAAACGTTGAAATGTTTGCAGGTCTTACCCAAAAAGATATCGTCCCAGAACCATATTCAAAGTTAAAGTCATCTGTTGCTGCTGTTGGAAGAGATATTTTTCCATTGACGTGCTGGTTGGCTTGTCCTCCCGCAAAGATTGCAGCAGAAGTATCCCCAGCGGTACCAAATGAAACGTCTGTACCAGCACCAGTCGCAGAAACAACAGTGCCGTCGTTGGAACCTACAGAGTCATCAGCATTTGTCTCTAGCTTCCAGCGAGAATTTATCGCAGATACCAAGTTGTCGATTATATTATCTATCTTAAATATGATTGGCATGTTTCCCCCTAAAAGCTTCCAGCAGATCCATTGCTGTACAACGCCGCTACCTCTGCTGCTGACAACACTCTTCCATCCCACACGCACAAGTCCTTGAACCACCCATCGAACATACGCGAGGTAAGGTAGCTTCCAGCAGAGCCATTTACCTCCCACTCAAGAGAATATTCAGGCCAGTAACTTGCAGTCTCGGTACCTACCAGCGAGCCGTCTTTGTACATGCGGAAGTCACCGTTGTCTATAGTAACGACTATATGCACCTCAGAAGTACCAGAGTCACCAGTCGCGACGATACCCTCATATCCGGCCGAGGCTGGACTGGCGCTATTGAAGAAATGCCATCCGCCTGCGCCGCTAGCGAGAACGCTGTTTTGGTCAAAGTACCCAAAATGGACCCCACGCTGGTTGGCTGACCCGCCTCTGTAAGAACCAAAGATATAACGATTATCAGCAGTCCCACCAGCGGTGTACCCTGTGTTCATCTTAACCCAGAATGATATCGTCCCCCCAACACCGTTTAGATCATTCAATGTTGTCGATAGATTCGATAAACCATCAGCGCCAAATTTGATCTTATGGTTCGAGGTGGTCTGCATACGTGCCCCAGATGAATCAAAGGTAACACCAGAACCAGCGTATACATCTGAATAATTTCCAAGCGAATCTGATGTGTCTGACGTAAAAAGATACCTAGCCACGAGATCTGTTGTAAAGTCTATGGAGCGACTTACCTTAAATATTATCGGCATAATTCCTCCCTAGTAGCTGCCGCCGTGACCGTTGTCGTAAAGATCACTGATCTCGTCTGCTGTTAAGATGCGACCGTCCCAAATGCTGAGGTCTTTAAAGTATCCCTCCCACTGTAGTGTTGAAGCGGTTGGGCTTTGGGCTGAACCGTTCATTATCCACTCTCGGCGATCTTGAGGAAAACCGTTAGCAAACGTTTGCGTATCTGCTAGGCTTCCATCTTTGTAAAGCTTGGCTGTGTCGGTTGCACTATCGTAAGTGAATACTATATGTACCCAAGTAGTCCCGGAATCTCCTTCCCAAAGAACACCTTCAAAGGATGAACCGGTCCCAACTCGGCTAAAGAAATGCCACCCGCCCTTGTCACCATTGACGGTCGGTTGATCGTCGAAGTACCCAAACTGGGGACCTCGGGTGCCTATAGTCGAACCAGCGTAAGAGCCAAGGATGAACGAAGCATCATTGCCCGAATCATCTATCTGATTCGTGTCAGGATTTAGCCAGAATGATATTGTGCCGTCGTTGGTACCGATATCATTCAGTAACTTAGATGCCGACGTTGATGTGCTGTCAGCACCAAGACTTATCCTACTTGTGTTTCCAATTTTCTCAAAGTAAACGCCGTTACTACTATCATAAGTTACAGCAGATTCGGCTGTCATTGTATCATAGTTCCCTAACGAGTCTGATGCGTCTGACGTGAATAGGTATCTAGCAGACAGACCGGTAGTAAAGTCTGACGTTGGTGAACTGGGGACTTCCAGTGAAGTTCCGCTTGCTCTAATTACTATTGCCATGATTATGTTCCTTTATATATTACGTATTGTATGCTAGAAAGGCACGCACCGCATCACACGGTGCGTGCCTCCAAACCCTTACCTGACGATAAGCGTGAGCTGATCACCGGTAACAAGTGCATACGAGAACACGGCATCTATCGCAGTGTCTACACCAGACAGCCTATAATCAGCTGTACCGGCCGTGACTTCACCGGAAGAACCTGACACTTGTAAGACACCATTAACGAACACATCTATTCGAGCATCTCTGTCTGCAGCAGGTACAGCAGAAATATCTACGCTAAGTTGTCCTGTAGCAGAATCAGCGGATACGTCAGAAGACAACGCTTGAAGCGCTTTAGTAGCTCCAGAAGCTGTAGACCCTAACGACGTAATAGCACCAATCAAGGAGTCGTAGCCGAGACTGTTAAACGACGTCCATTGAGAATCGGCAGTAGCCAAAGGTACACCGACGTCTTTGTCAGACCAGTTTGACGATGTGACGTGAGAATCCACAAAGTAAAGTCTGCCGCCGGCACCAGACAGCACGAGATTTCCTGTAGTGGTCTTTGCTAAGTCGTGACGTGTTGACGTGCCGAGGAAGAAGACTGACCCCGACGTTGCCATCGCTCCATCTAGCCTTAAATACCCGTCGACTTCGACATCGGGATCGTCAGCAGATCCGCCAGCTGATGCAAATCGAGTGTCTCCAGCTCCATCGATTATCAAGACTTCAGTGCCGTCTTCTGTGAATGTAGCACCAGAGTCTCCATCAATAATAACAGCGCCGTTGTTAGAAGCGACAAGCTCAAGACCACCCGAACCTGTAATTGCTGTTGTATAAGCCGTCCCTGTAACATACAGGTCAGAAGTAGCGACAAAGACACCTTCAGTTCCCATCGAACGGAACGTAGCGGGAGCATCAAAGAAAGATGATGCCGAGGTGTCATAATCTAGAACGCGACGAATCGACGAAGCGATTTCATCTAAAATGTCTTGCCCATCTGCAAGACTTGGAGGCGACAGCGGAGCCGATCTGCTAGAAACAGGAAGCGACCCAGTGAGCTGCTTAAGCCTAATTTGGGTTGTAATAGCCATTTTTCACTCTCTATTTTGCTAAATTGTTTCAGATCCAGTAAACGTAAGCTCACTCAATCTACATAAACTTTGAAGCCCAAGCCCAAAGCGCCATGCCGAATTGCACAACAGCAAACACGGTCACCGCTTTAGTCTTGAATAGTTTGAGGTCTTCGACTTCCTTAGTTAATTCTTTTAATTGCGTCGGGGACGCAACCTCATCTATCTTCTCTTTCCAAGCGCGAAGTTCATCTACTTTATCCTCTCGAGACTGAAACTTAGCTAACTCTTGTTTCACGTCTTGGAGTTCAGTTCTTAACGCTTCGATACCAGTCGCTAAAGTCTCAAGCTCTTTCAATACTAACCTAGAGTATTCTGCCCACCCATTATCTGACGACATCTTATCCCTCCTTCACGATTGGGTTACTAACCAACGTGAGTAGTTCAGTGATTTTATCTAGATAGTGCACAGACACGGACTTATCTTGCAACATTTGCTCATGAATACTGGAGAGCTCTGCGATCAAAACAACCCTACACTCAAGTAAGTGTTTTCTCTCTTGCTCTTTCGCACAAATCTCCTGCCTCAAGGACCTAAGTTTTTCAAGATTACCTGACACTGTGAAACCTCCGGAACTAACGACCTACTTTTAAATATAACAAAAAAACCTGCATGACTTTTACATCGTGCAGGTTTCGTTTATGGAGGTAATTCTCAAGAGAGCCAGTAGCAAGTATTGTGTATTTACAGGCTAATATTTTTTTTCATTTTTTTTCGGAGGTCTTTATCATCCAAGTTGTCAATCCACGCAGACACAGCGACAGGATACAATGTCGACATTATTTGTACCATGGCCTCAGCCACTCTTTGAATTTCCCACTGGGCGCCCTCGTGCAATCGGAGACGACAAAAATGAAGAGCGTTATGTAATGAACATGTCCCGTAATACTCTGTGTAGAGGTTTTGAGGAAGCACCCCTCGTGCCTGCTCTCTACAAACTCCCGCTGACAGTAAACTGTTATAAAGGTTCAAGCTCTGGACATGGTGCTCTCTCACTACTTGTGATGCTCTCGTCCCATAGCCAGCGTCACTTAAGTCAGGTATTATTACAGGATCCACCTCTTCTTGGACGTTGCTTGCCTGTCTATTACTCTTGTGCTGGGTCCTAAAACTATCCGGTTCATAAAACCTTAGATCAACGTCAGTATACCGTCTGCTAATCTCGTTATAACTCCAAGTCCTATGACGGTGATGCTGGCTCCTAATAAAGAGAGGAACCACAAAGCGAAAAGTGACAACATTATGCTCGAACGTACTCGTGTGGCCGTGGTTAACAAGGTACTTAATAAGCTTCTCGTCTTTCTCATCTAACTCTTCCTTGTGCTTTCCAAATGAAACTCTGGCGCTATTGACGATTGTCAAATCATTGCCCATGTGCTCGACGTACTCTACTGTTCCAATACCATCGCCATACAATTCAACTCTATCTAACATCAATACTCCATATCTTTTCTTACTTCAGATTCTATCTTCTGCTTTTTATCAGCGTACTTTTCTTTTATATTCAAGATTGGTACAGGCTCACCGTCGCCATCAATTCTGACAAACGTCATCTCAACATCGCAGACAGGCTTTTGTGAGCCGTTCACTACGCTGTGTCGCCTTGCAAACAATCTAATCTTAATAGACGTGTTGCCAATATTCACGACATCACCGTATATCTTTATGATTTGCCCAGGACGAACAGGCCGCACGAAGATGACTTCTGATATTGACTTTGTCACCATTCTTGGCGAACCGCAGACTTGTGAAGCGAAGGCGACACCGGCTTCATCCAACCATGCCAGCATGGTTCCACCAAATAGGTTACCATGATATCCGACACAAGATTCTTTGCACATATGAGTAGCTATAAGTTCTAAATTCTCCATAACTACTTTACATATTCGAGCACACACCTTACGACTCTATAAGGGTCACAATTTGAAGCGGGGCGGCGGTCTTCTACGTAACCCTTCCACTCCTCGGCTGTCGCCACAGGGACTCTGACACTTGTATTTCTGGAACCGACGCCCCACGAAAATTCACTGTAAGAAGATGTTTCATGCTCTCCTGTCATTCTCCTCCTGTTCAACTTCCCGTAGTTCTGCATATGCTCAGAATGTTTGGCTGACGCAGTTTCCATAATCGCTCTGAACAACTCTTCGCCACCTGATTCTCTCATGGAGTTAGTCGAAAAATTCGTATGACATCCAGATCCGTTCCAGCCCTCGTGCGGTTTCGGGTGCCAATCTATACCAATGTCGTATGTCTCACAACACAATTGCAGAATGTATCTACTAACCCACAGGTCGTCAGCAGCCTTTAGCGGATCTTCTGCAAATACTTGATATTCCCACTGCCCGGGGGAAACCTCAGTATTATAGCCAACGACGCTAATTCCAGCCTTGTTACAGATCGTAGCGTGTTCTCTCACAAGTTTTCTATGTCTGATGGGTCCACCAGAGGAACAGTAGTACCTAGTGTCCTGTGGTGGCAGACCATGCTTAGGCCACAAAACGTTCTTGTCGTTCTTGGTGATAAAAAACTCCTGTTCAAAACCTACCCACAGTCCCTTGTCACCAGACTCTGCTATCTTATCCCTTAAGACGGCTCGGTAATTTGTGTCGTGTGGTTCTCCAGAAGCTGGATCACAGACTTCGCAAAGAGCAATGTAGTGTTGATCTGATAACTGATAGACTCTGTGTGGCTTAAGCAAAAGCTCAGAGTTGCTTGTGACTGCCTGGTTCGTCGAGGAGCCGTCAAACGTCCATTCAGCAATTTGGATCTCCATTTCACCTTTCTGGCTTACAGATGGAGTTACGATCTTTGTCTTTGAACGCACAAGGGGTGATTCCAGTCCGTCAACCCAAACATAATCAACATGTACCATTATACTTCTCTCCGACACTCATCTAAAAGAGCGGCTAAATCTAGACCAGCGCAATCGATCTTTCTCTTAGTAAGATTGTAGTGGTTTATGAACCCGGAAAACCTAGATCTTTCGCACTCTTTATCAACAGTTGTAATTAGCTCACCTGAAGAATCAGTCGGACATTGTAAGGGTATATCTAACCCTTTGTGAAGCGCCTTCCAGAGAGCTTTTAAAGCGTCAATTTGAACGTCATAGAACCCAAGGTGCTCTTCCAATCCTCTACCGTGACACTTTACGGAACCAGCAGGGTTGATAGGTCTGGAGCCGAAGCCCTTACGTTCATACCAGCTCTGGTATTTCGGGTAGAAGGCATTTGCAATCTCGACGCCAATACTCTCATGATTCCATTTCCTACCGCCAGCCTGCCAAGCGGCATGCTGCGTATCTAATAGCTGGTAAATCGTGCCATCATTGTCGATACCAAAATGGATTGATATTCCTCTTTTCGCAATCACGTTTGCCATTGACTCAGTAGACAAGCAGACGTCCCAGTGGTTAACAAAATAGTGCGGTCGTCTATCAGGTTTCCCGGCATAGCTGGTGTAAGTACCGTCTTTGCATCCTAGACCATCAGGTTCGTCCCACAGAACAACTTTGTCCCACTCTATAGGTAGGAAATTACCGTTATGAACAATAAACTTATCGCCTGATCGACATGAGCTTTGGGAAGGAGAAAAGTCTGATATCTCATCTTCTCTCTCTGTCCAAATTCTTCTATACGTCGCAGGACCGCATAACCCATCAGCAGTTAATCCGTGAGACTTTTGCCACTTCTTAATTGCTTTTACTAAATCATCATCATGTTCATCTGCTCCGAACCACGAGGGATCCCATCCCAATGAATCGGCGGAGCTTTTGTTGTAGAATACTTTGTCCATGTTGCCCTCTACTCAAAATCTATATCAACAGATACCTTGATATGAATCTTTGGAACTCGCAGCTGATTTGCCATCCCATGTTTCTTTGCTTCTTCAGCGTCGAGGAACCAATCAGCATGCTTCTTTTTGTCTACAATCTTCATGAAGTAGTCATCTTTTTTCCCGCAGTTACGAGCCATCATAGTGTAGATAGTTGTGTTAAGTCTATCGGCTTCTGTCGCTCCCGCTTTTAGTTCTTCAACTTTGCCGAAATCCATGGAGCTGACGTCGTGAATCATTACTGTTGCGTTTGGATCCATAAAGCGCATGCCTTCTTCACCAAAAGAAAACAATACAGCTCCACAGCTCATCGCTTTACCTTCTACGATGGTAGCAACAGGAATTTCTGAATGCTTTATCGCACTGATCATTGACATTAAACTGTAGACTTGGCCACCGTATGAATCAATGACAATAGGAATTACTTTCTGGCCTGTGTTATGGGCTTGTGCCATCTCTTGAGCGAACTTCTTTGCAGAATCTTCATCAAATTTATTGACCCTGATTATTACAGGCTGCTTTCTTAGTTCTATTTCTTTAACTTTGGGATCAATTTCTGTTGTCCAGTGCATTATAACTCCTTATTATCCACACTTCGCCATACCACAGTTAATACATGTGGCACATCCTTCTTGGTATACTACATTCGGACTGTCGCAGCAAGAGCTTAGTACTCCATTACTCGCCCTGGTACCGTCCGCGATGTATTTCTTTAGACATCTAGCAATTACTTTAGAGAAGCTAAACAGATCTGCATCTTTATCTTTCTGTAACTGTTCGACAAGATATTGAACTGGTACACCGTGACGAAGCGCTAGCGATAATGTACGTGTGAACGCAGAGTGGTTTGGGTTATCAAACACTTTCACGACATCCTTGATTATAAATTCATCGCCATTTGATCCTACAACGAGATCATACTTGGAGGGAACAGACTTCCTAACTCTTTTCTTAATCACACCTGTTGTGTGTCTCCTGGGAATCTCTACGTACTCCGACAGTCCCCCAATGACCTCATATGGCTGGCCATTCAAAAGGCCTATCAGAATGGTCCATGCTTCCCCCTTAATATTTGCTTGGTGTATATCACACTCTAAATCTTCGGGTCGGCGAGGCGCTGTATTAACAAGTATCTCAGAAGACTCTCGAGGGTCATCATGACTTTCTTCAGCAGCGACAAGAACCCCTGAACGGCTACCATCTCTGTAGACAGTTACTCCCTTACATCCAAGCTCCCACCCCTTCATATACACTTGCTTGACTGTCTCCACGTCAATATCGTTAGGGAGGTTTGTGGTGTTCGATATCGCATGACAAACCCACTTCTGGGCGGCCGCTTGCATCTTGACCTTAGCAACCCAATCAATCTCATTGGCTGTTGCGCCGGCATAAGGGCTCATCTCAACAAGCTTTTCGTTGCTCATTGTTTCGCCTTCACCAATCTCTATTGTGTCCATCCACTGCCTGAAGCCATGGTGATAGACGGTATATTCCTGCCACCTATCGCCGGAATCATCCACGAAATCTACTCGAGCATCGGCATCTTGACCAGTCAACTTTTTGCGGCGAGTGTAATGAAGCATGAAAGCTGGCTCGATTCCAGATGTTGTTTGCGTCAGCACAGAGACAGATCCGGCTGGAGCTGTTGTGGTTAACGCAATGTTTCTACGTCCGTAGGCTCTCGACAATTTTTCTAATTCAGGGTCTGCTTCATAGAGGCGCTGGATAAACTTATGGTTTGATTCTCTCTCAAAGTCGTAAACTTCGAAGGCGCCACGTTCTTTCGCAAGTGTGCACGAACTTCTATAAGCGTTCAAGGCAAGAGTCTTATAAATGTCTTCTACGACATCAACAGACTCTTCAGAGCCGTAAGTGACACCTATCATGGCAAGAGCGTCACCAAGACCAGTAATCCCAAGCCCTGTCCTACGACCCTTCAGAGCAGCTGTTCGAATATTATTCCACAGGGACCTCTCATGATACTTAACATGATCAGACTCTGGGTCACGATCGATCTTGTCAAGAATCTTATCGACTTGCTCAACTTCAAGATCAACCATGTCGTCCATCAAGCGCTGCGCTTTAATCACAACGCTAGAGTACTCGTCAAAGTCAAATTCAGCACGAGAAGAGAATGGATTCTTCACGAACGCTGTCAGGTTCACAAGCATCAACCGGCAACTATCGTATGGTGATAGAATAATTTCACCGCATGGGTTTGTCGACACAGAACCGAAGCCTTCTTTAGTATATACATCAGAAGGTGTCATGGACTTTGCAGTGTCCCAAAAGAGGACACCAGGTTCTGCGGCAGCGTGAGCGCCTTCAATAATCTCGTGCCAGATTTCAGCGGCGTCATCAACAACACTGATCTTCGGGTTAGAAGAGTCTACGGGCCATCGAAGCTCGACTTCTTCGTTATTTCGTACGGCCTCCATAAATTCATCTGTAACACGAACAGAGATGTTGGCACCCGTCACCCTCGTCAAATCTTGCTTTATCTTTATGAAGTCACGGATTTGTGGATGGTGAACAGATATCGTTAGCATCAGAGCCCCTCTACGGCCTCCCTGAGCGACTTCTCGACACGAATTGCTAAATCTATCCATGAAGACTTCAATGCCGTCTGTAGTCCTAGCTGCGTTGGCTGTGGTAAGGCCCTTCGGTCTAATTGTGCTAAGGTCAAAGCCGACACCCCCACGACGCTTCGCAATCTGTACTAACTCCTGATCAGTCTTCAAGATTCCACCATAACTGTCCTCTGGTGACTCTATAACAAAACAGTTGGATAGTGACTGGATTCTTTGGTCATTTCCGATACCAGACATTGGAGAGCCTTGAGGAACTACCTGACTAAAGTCTTTTAACAGAGAGTATATTTCACCCTCTGTCAGGGGATTCGGATATTTTTGCTCAATCCTAGCTAGTTCGCCAGCAATACGTCGGTGCATATCATCCGGACTCAACTCCAGAAATTCTTCATCTTGATTGGTAAGCAAGTATTTAGTCGCGACGACATTAGCTGCTAACTCGTCTCCTGAAAAATACTCAAGACACCGAGCGTATACTTCTTGGTACGTATATGTTTTCGACACTTCTGTCTCCATCTTATTAAACTCTATTAATCTCTTTCCACTTCTTTCTAATCAGGTCTTTTGTCTCGCGTTGTTCGTCCTGGCGGGCTTCAGCGAGAGTCGCCGACTCACTATCGATTACTTTAATACTAGAGCGCGCGGTGTCAATGTGTATAGGAAAAAGAATCCCGTCCTTACCAGCGCGGTTTTTAGCGATAAAGATACGACCGGTCCCAGTAGCTTTCTCAGTTGCCTTTCTTGAAAGCGAAACAACTAAGTCAGCAACCATTGCCTTCCCATATGCTTCCGACATATTCTCAAGACCAACGATGTCAGAATTTGCCGAGTCTCTATTCGCTTGGCTCGCTGTCCACACTGGTACCCTTAGTTCCATTGCAAGATTTCTGAGCTCTTCATAAATAAGCTTAAGCTCATGACGTAAAGAGTCATACTGGCGTGTTGATCTCATAATGTCTGCATAATCGATAAGTATCAGAGAAGGTTTGAAGTTTCGTAAAGCAAGTTTCTCAATGTGGTTTCTAATGGTCGTTACTGACGCGGTACCAGTTGGATACTCCTTAATCATCAAGCGTCCTAAGTCTTCATTCTTTTCGTAAAACTCTTTGACTTGCTTTTTGTGATCGTGAACATCTGAAGACGGTATATTACAGAGGTTCGAATCGTATCGAATACCCACAGCCTGTTCAGTCAGCTCGAATGTGTAATGCAGAACATTCTTTCCGTTTCTCATTGCATTAGCACCCATCTGCACAAGAAAGTGAGACTTACCAACACCTGTGTTCGCGGTAACGACCCCAATCTCACCTCGACCCAACCCACCTGCTAGAACGTCCTTAGCATCTAGTTCTGGAATACCCGTGGGACATACACATCGGTCAATCTTCTGAAAGCGAGCTTCAATATCTTCAAAGAAGTCGTGCCCAACCGTATTCGGCATGCCGATTGATACAGCGTTTTTCATCAACGAGATTACAGACTCGAAGTTGTCAGTACTAATCAATTCTACCGACTGCTCAAGGGCTTCCTTGAATGCCTGCCTCTTGCAGAAGTCCAACGACTTTTCCTTAACATAGGCAATATCACCAGGGTTAGGATTCTCGCGCATCCGAATCAAGTAAGATACAATCTGATCCCTTAGGATGATATCGCCGTCTTCGCTAAGCGCATCTTTGATGATCGAAATCAAAAGTGATTGAGTTGGAAAGCACCGATATTCTCTAAAGTAGTTGAAGTACTTATCACAAAGATATTCTAGATAACGCAGCTCGAAAAAATCAGGCCTCATAACTTCAACCATCTGAGCGGCCCAGTTTAAGTCCGTCAACAAGCCTTGAAAGATCTTCTCTTGAAAAGGCTTGTTATAGTGTGCGAACTGGCCGGCGGGCAGATCATCTAAAATTGCTGTCTTGCTTGTTGCGGGCTGCATAAAAATCCTCTGTTAGTCTACTTTAATACCTTCAAGGTCATAAAAAGCTTGTCATAATCAACGTTAGTGATCTGTATCTTCATCAGTTCTCTGATGAACCCAAGTTTATCACGGGTGGTATCGTTCTGGAGAGCTGACTCTATTTTCTGTGCCTGGCTTGCAGACAACTTACCTAAGCCGAGATACATAAGCTTCCAGTTCTTTCGTATGTTCTCTTCGTGTTCAATGATATTATCATAGAGCTTAAGACTCTTTTGTACTCGAAGCTTTTCACATTCAGTAACTATGTCATCCACAGTAAGACTGTCAGAATTTCCAAACTGCGGAAATCTCTTCGAGAGGTTTTTAAACCCAACTCCAGGGGCACCTTTTAGACCGTCAGAGGCGTCACCAATGAAGCATCTTGCGAGACAAAAATTTTCTGGGTGAACGCCAAAGTTATCGATAACGCTCTCTATACTCCACTCTTTTTTGCTTCCGGGCGACCACACTCTTACCCTGTCGTTTATCAATTGAAAAAAATCTTTATCAGTTGATACGACAATACACTCTTTATCTTTAAAGACGGCGTTTACGATGTAAGCAACGATATCATCACCTTCGCAGTCAGATACATACACTTGCTTGATTCCAGCTTTTCGTAATAATGAAACAAGTCTTGCTACTTGTGAATTTCTATTCTCGACAGTGTCGGGTATATCTTCGTAAAAGCGGTTTAACTTTGCAGGGCGACGGCCAGACTTGTATGTAGAGCTTACCCCTCGCCGGCGTACAGAGCCCCCACCCTCCCAAGTGACCACTATATCACTTGGTTGATACCTTTCGCACAACAGTTGTATGCCCTTCAGAAACCCCACTATCCCACCGACATGTTCACCGTTGGTATCCATAGTGGGATTCGCTGCCCAGTGCCTGTAGAAGACATTCAGTCCATCTAACACTAGAACAGGACGATCATTAGACATCTAAGTCCTCAATACCATCCAAGTCTAGATCGAGAGCAGCGGCTCTCACTTCTTCGTATGACTCCGTGTCAAGATGAGCGTCAGCAGGGTTTTCTAGCTTTCTTGTCATGCAAGCTTCTAACAGCGCTTCTACATACCCATGATATTCAGGATCATTCCAGACATCACCAAAATCAGCTTTATAGAACTTCTTTTCAACAATCACTTCTCCTGTAGAAGCGCTGGCAACAACAAGGGACTTCCAGCTTCCGGTTCCGCTAATGCTGATTGTCTTGTCATCTATTGTGGCAGCGCCGAACTTCCTCAGCTCATCGAACACCTGCTCATGCTCGAATATTCCTTTTCCGAAATGAATCTCAAAATTACATTCTCTAAAAGGTGGGGCGACCTTGTTCTTGATAGTCTTTGCACGAACGTGAATTCCAATTACTTCCTTATTCTTGTTCGTGATCTGCTGCCCTGCCCCCAGTTTAATTCGTACAGATGAGTGAAAAGGGATTGCCTTACCACCGGGTGTAGTAGTAGGATCTCCATACATAACTCCAATCTTTGTCCTAATCTGGTTCAAACAGATCATCAACACGTTCTGATTTGCGATTACGCCTGTAATCTTTCTCATTCCTTTCGAGATAGCTCGAGCCTGTAAGCCGATTGTCTCTTTGTCATAGTCGCCGACAAGCTCAGCTTTAGGAGATGTAGCAGCGACGGAATCCCAGATGATCGTGACAGGTACATCCTTATCCATCGCCTTCGCCTTGAGAATAGTCGACTCAGCGATAGACATAACCTCCTCTGTGCAGTGCGTGTCAACATATACAAATCGCTTGCTGATATCGACACCAAGCATCGAAAGGTTCTCTACACTAGTTGCGTTTTCAGTGTCAATATAGACGACAATTCCGCCCATTGCCTGTGTAGACCGAGCAATTTGAATCGCAATATGAGATTTTCCGATAGATGGCGGCCCGAAGATCTCTACAATACGCCCCTCTGGCAAACCACCATTCGGACGATTCGCGATGATATAATCCAACTGCTTAGATCCTGTACTAATCCACCGATTCACGTGGGTTGGTGACTCATCAGTTGACAGATTGTAGGCAATTCGAGAACCATGTTCTTTATTCAGTGACTTAATCAGGTCAGAGGTAAACTCATCGCTGTTGTCTTGCTTCTTTTTTGACATTAAAACACTCCTATGTTCATAGAACAACTATAAGATTATGTAACTAGATGTTCATAAAAAACAAGGGAGGGAATTTCTTCCCTCCCTTGAAGTCACGAGGACAGCTTTTGTCTAAAAGTCATCTTCGAGATCGGCAAAAGCATCATCAAGACTCTTGAACTTATCACTAACCGCAGCTTCGCTGTTGTTTGTTGTAGAGCTGGTAGTTGAGTTGCTTGTAGAGCCACGAGACGTGCCAAAGTTGTCGTCGGTAGAAGAGTTATCTTCGTCACCGTTCAACCAATCATTTACGATCTTTGTCAGAGTGTCATAAGACTTCTCTTCATACATCTCTTCCAGGGAAGGAATTCCGTCAGTCCACTCAGTGATCTGCTTCTTGCTGTCAGCAAGCTTGCTCTGCTTCCCTCGGGGACGGACTTCGGTCGTTGCCCACTGGCGACCGGGCGCTTTAGTACAAACAACCTTAATGTCACGACCTTCCATCACATCAGTGATGTCGCCATAATCTTCATCAAGCATGATGTTAAGAAGAGACTGGTATACGGTCTTTCCGAAAGACCAGATACGTACGCCCTTGTCTTCTTCACCTCGAACTACAACTGGAGCGTAGTAGCGAGCCTTAGGGTAGAGCTTCTTCGCAAGCTCATAAGACTCCTTGGTGCCCTCATCACGGAGCTTTGTGATAAGCTCCTGGATGGGATCAGGATTACCGAACTGATATGGCGCCAAAAGACCAGGGTTGTTTCCAATGTTGTAGTAAAACCAACGCTCAGCAAACGGTAGACCGTCATCATTACCTGAGAACGCGAGGAGACGTACTACGGACTCTTCTCCCTCTTGTGGTCGCCACATAACGTTGCGGCGAGAGTTTGTGCCAGATAGCTGGCCGAGCTTCTTACGAAGTGCATCAAAATCAATTGCCATGATAACCTCCAAATGTTTAATGTGCAATAGGCAATTTGCAGTTAATTTGTCCGTGAGGACATTAGTAGTATAAGTCTAAATTCTTAATTTTTCAAGTCTTTTTTTTCTTTTTCTTATTTGGGTATGTTGAGCCCGTTCCGATAGGAGTTGTCGCACCCGCAACTGCAGTGGTAACTGCTTGCTCGTCAGCCTCTCGCTCATCCTCGGCGCTCTCGTCTGGCTCACCTAAAACTTCTTCTTCGGCCAACATTTCCCGTATAAGCATTCTAAGATATTTCATATCTTTAATTATGTAGTAAAGCGGTGTTGTGGCTCAACTTCGAAATATTGCGGCTCACATTTTTGAAGGTTTTGAGAAAGCCAAAGTGACTCTTCCTCTGCTTTCGCGAGGTTACTTACTTCTTTCCACCAACACCCAAGTTCTGGATTCCAACGATAACGGCGCTGCTTAAGAAGATGATTCTCTTCTCTCAAGGAGCCAGCAGCGAAGACGTGATAATCAGGTTGCATAGCATTGCTTAGCATCTCAGTCATGTACTTTTCATGCCTTAAAAGATGAAGAGTCGCATCAACGTCAGCAACGGCATTGTGCGAATCATAAAAGAAACCATGCCAAGCGCAGAGCACCTCTAGAGCCTTCGAAGCGCGACAGATGACTGTCCAATCAACTTGGGTCATTGAGCAGCACCAGACGACGTCTGAAGGTACAATCTGTCCATTCTTTTGGAGCGCCTTCTCAATCCACTGTCTATCGAATGAAGCGTTATGAGCAATCGCAAACTGACATTTCGATAAGATCTTTGCAACTTTATCCCATGGGATGGAATGACCCTTTAGATCCTCATCAACAAATCCAGTTATGTCAGTAATAATCTGGCTTAGAGGATTAGCCGGTTCTTGAAGATACTCAATGCTCTTCTTGACGCCTGAAACTTCGCCGGTTGCCGGCGATACAAAGAAGGGTCGCATTGCAATCTGGATAATCTCGTCATTATCCTTATTTAGACCAGTTGTCTCGACATCAATGATCACAGCCGGTACATCACCTGGCGCTGGATCTCTGTCTGGAGCTGCTAGTGCAAGTAGCTTCTCTAGTGTTACTACTCCGTCTTTTTCCAAATGCTTCATATTACACCTCTCATTCAAGATAATGTAAAAGAAAACATGGGGGTTTACATGCTACTACGCATTTTCAGGCCAAGAATTTTTCTTTGAAGATTTGTATACGACAACAGAGCCATCGCCTAGCCTGTCGACTTGGACCGGAATACTAAGACTCAACTTACCGGCGTTCTTAGCACCGATGAGGGTATGATGAATGTACTTCGCTCCATTACGACTATCGAGATCACCCATTTTAATAATGATTCCAGTCATGTCTCCCTGCCTCTTTTGAGACAGTCCCGGAGCATATGCTCGCTTCATAACGTCAGCACCAGAAAGAGCTTGCTTCAAAATATCGGCAATCCCCTGAAGTTCTGAACCTGACTTCTCTATCTTAAGATTCTTCATAAGCTGCTTCGGGTTTTCTTTCGCGAGGGCCCCGGCTTCTTGAACGTCTTTGTTCCAGCGACCCCGACCGACGGAGGATCCTATTTCTCCGGGTTTGGTTTCTCCAGAGCGTTTCGATTCCTTCTCTTTCTCTTCTGGCTTGGCAGCCTCTTCATTTTCTTCTAGAATCATCTTCTTGATGTAACTTCTGAGCATTTCTTCATTCATTAGAGTTTAACTCCGTAATCTTCAGTGGGAACTTGCCTACACCCTGCATATCGTATCCATTAGATACATATTCAGATACCGCCGTAAGTTTCTTAGGATCTGCCTCAAATAGCAGAGCGTCATGGATAATAAATAAGGGTTTTACGACACCCGCGAACTGTCTGCAAAAATCCAGAAAGCCGGCAAGAGATACATCAACGGCAGTAGATTGCAGGAAGTTATTAACCAAGATAGAGGGGCGCTGGTCATCAACCTCGATAGGTCGACCAAAAAGGTTAGTGATGGATCCAGTCTTTGCTTGATCTGATAGGCTTTTACTCAGGCTGTCTACCTTAAAGTAATTTGCAACCTCTTTCATTAGCTTCTCTACTGGTATATCAGAACCTTCATCTCTGAGCATACTTTCCAGCCTATACTTCCCGGCGCCGTATAAAGTACATAATACTGCTAACTTCGCTGCATCTCTGCTGATTCCAAGCCCCAAGTTCTCAGAGAATGAAGTGTATACATCACCCCGTAGGTCCGCACCAGCGATGTTCAAAGCAACTCGCGGCTCAAGAGAAACAAAGTCTATTTCGTATAACTTTTTGTTTCGTGATGATGCTCTTAGAACAGCCCTGTGGTCTTTCTTCATCGTTAATATTTGAGGGCCTGATTTCACCACTAGACGTCCAGTCTTTGTCGAAGACCTAGAATACTGTGGTACGGGTAAAGAGCCGCCTACAGATGAACTTACAAAAGAATTAAGGACATGGTTATCTTCGTTTTCAAGAATCGAACGAGCAGACTTCTCATTTAGGGTACAGGGCTCGAGCATCGAAAAGAGTGCATTCGTGTCTTGAAAGAATGAAGAATACTCTGACTTGCTTACCTCTGCTGTCATTTCTTGTATGTCTTTTAGGAATGGCATCAGTATTTGCTTAAACCGCGGGGTGGGAATTACATATGACCATGGAACATCACCTGTATAACCACACTCTTTGAAGCTGTTCTTATACTCACGAGGGATCAAGTCTGGTACCTCGTAGCCATAGAGTCTTAAAAGGTCTTCGATAGCAGCAGGTGCTGTTAAGTCACCGACGCAGAAGTCATGCTCCTCCAACTCCTGTGCTGGTTTCAGCATACCATCCTGCAGTATTACATCATACGGAAAGCCCGTGACCTGCTTATAGATTAGTAAACGCATATGGAATATTACACAGCGCAGCTACAATTTTCACATGCTACGAATCTTTTAATGCTGTTAGTGTCTTAGTGATATTCGTTATCATGCTGGTATAGCTACCAAACGCGTCGACCTGTGTCATCTTGATTTTCGTCTCGAACTTTCCCTTTGAAAGAGAGTGGTCGATCCCCGAGACAACAAACACATTATCTATTGTGGTCCCGGTGCCGAAGTCAACAAAAAAGTTCTGTCCATAACTTATTACTGGACATCCAAATGTATTCATTGAAAGAGTGACCGGGGCTGTCTGTAATGGTAAGCCAGCGTCTCTAACGCCCTGTGCGGTTGTACCTCCGCCCATTCCCCCACGCATCATGTTAATCGAGGCAAGCTTCGGGTCATTCATAGATGATAAGTCAGCAGATAACACAGCGGAGTTTGTAGAACCATATATTATCGACGGCATTGTGCTTTGGATGAACCCCTTTAGCGCGGGAAACCCGCCTTTAACCCTAAAGTACGTATCAGGTTGAGTGGCTGGATCATAAGATTTCATATCATCTTCAGACATCGAGGGTACAGCTTCCAGTAAACCGTAGTCTAGCGCTTCCTGTAGCTGCTCTAAAAATGCTGTTTTGTGATCGACTGAAATATCGGCGTCAAGACCGAATTCCGCCTCTGTGTTCATCGCTCGAGTTGTGTTCGTAGCAGCAGTTGTTAAAAGACCCATCGAGTTTGAACGTGTGGCTTGAGACAACCTATTAAGCGCAGTGTAGGGAGTACATACTGAATCGTATATATGGATCCTGAGTATCGTTGCACGGCGGCCTTCGGGATGACCTGTATCTTTTGCAGGTACAGCTTCAATATGAAACCTAACTCTTGGCATCTTGAATTCAAGCTCCGAAGTGTCCCCGTAGGCATCTTCAAGGCGCTTCTTTTTCTCGTCGTTAAGCTTTGTTGGATCTTCCTTGAATTTCTCTTTCACTGTCTTTTTACCTTCTTTGTCAGTGTCGTACAAAGAAGCAAGACCGAACGCTTCTGCAGTCTGATTATGGATAAACTCTTTACCCATCATACCCATAAACCTACCAAGAGGAAGATTAACTGTATTCTTCGTGTTTTCTTTAAAGACTAAGTCAAACTGCTTTAAGTTGATTGGGATTTCAGCAGTCGTTAAATCCTTTAGATAAGAAGACTTATCATTCATAGGATAGAACAAAAACTGGATCTCGTCAAATCTCTTAGTGGCAGCAAGAGGTTTTCCCACCATATACATGAGTAACGCGCCGTACGAAATATGATTATTCGACCACTGTGGGATATTGACAAAGCTTTTACTGCCATTATGACCTGTCACTTCTTTGGCAAATGGATCTTTTTTCGACTGGCGCATCTTTTTCAAGTGGCTTATCTTCTCGCCAACTGCATCCGCGATTGTCTTCTTTAGTTGCGCGGCGGCGCCACCTTTCCCATCTTTACCGAACATGTCTTCCAAAGTATCTGCCAGCTGACCTGACGTACCTTCGGCACCCCTGTTCGCAGATATATACTTCTTTAACGCTTTCTGTGTTTCTTCATCCATCGTCAAAGCGCGGCTTGTATCAGATGCAGCACTAAAAAACGACTTTCCAAAGACGTCCTTCGCTTCCTTCGTTCCGCCCGTCGCAGCGGCATCTTTAAGGGCAGTAGCTTTAAGTTTTTTGATCACATCGACCATATCTTTAAGCGCCTGCATCGCATCTTCTACGTCTTCACCTTGGCTGATATTATTTGTATCGACATTCGAGGCGCCTTTCATCGATAGCTTAAGTTTAATCTTGACTTGCCCTACGTCGTCAAAAGAAAACGAGCTGTTGACGATCATATATTTTTCGGTCACCTTAAGCGCGTCCAAGAATGCACCGTAATAATTTCCGCTTGCTAAGTCGTTATCAGGGTGAGACCATCCGTAGGTTATCAAAAGCTCAGTCCGACCGTATAGATCTGGTTTCACGAACTCGGATATTTCCGTCAGACGAGATCTGTCATGTAAGACAAGGGAAAGATCAGCAGTCTTGTGTGACATCATCCCCTTCGAGGGTGTAACAGAAATACCGAAATCTTCTATACTCATCAAAGGACGGAAAGGGTCAATGATAGGAGCTCCCCTGCGGCCGCCTGCAGAGACTGGTTTACCATCGTCTCCCTTAACGTTAGAGAACGCTTCGAAATCAGTATATCCCTCTAGTTGACCGTTTAGTGTTGGGACTAGAGTTTGGGGAGCGGTGAAGATCTCCATCCCAACAGTCGCTACATCTAAGTCTTCGGCGGAAGCGATGGTATCAGAACCTCCCGATGTTTTCTTACCGTCGCCGTCAAGGCCGGCTGCAGCACGGGCTTCTTCACTCTCCAGCTTACCCTGCACAGCTTCTTCGTTTAATGCTGTCGCCAAAGCTTTGTCTACGTCTGTTGCAGGCTGGCTCTGCCCTGCTACATGTTGCATCAAGCTAAGTGTTTGTATACGACCGTCTTCGCTGAGGCCTTTCATAGGCGAGACAAGTGTTATATCGAGATACGGTTGGCATCTCGAGAACTCTAGAGTCGGGATAGCATTCATAAATAAGGCAGCAGCCCCGGAGTCGCGGGTAGCAGGGACCAGCTTTGGATTTTTAATTTGGAGAGCGCAAAGGTTAGGGGTAAACTTCGTTGGAGAAGCAAATGCACCGTTGATTGTACCGTCTTCGCTACCGTCAGACCCTGGAGTTATACGGCACATGTCCCTAACACTTATGGGAGAACATATCTTCTTGTAATCATCGCTCGAGAATATAGACGAAAACGTGTCTGGCTCTCCAACGTATTGATACGTTTTCATCGCGAGCTTCAAAGAATCAGAGTCACCAGTTACTATATCTTTAAGAGCCTCTACGTTCTTCGACATGATAACTCCGCCCTCGGTGGCGTCGTTAAACGTCCTAGCTAATTTCTCGATCTCAGGTGTAGAGTCAAAATCAACGTTCCCAAACTTGTCTATCGTATTTTCATCACCGAACGCAAGGATCGAGGTGAATTTTTCTTTTGACACGATGCTATAGTACCGACCAAGAGCGGCTATTATGTCACCAAGTTTGGAGTCGTATATTGCCATTTACCCCACCAGGGCTTCTATCTGTCCAATGTTGACAGGAATAATTAATTCAATCCCAGCTGGAACTTGAAGACCCCACCCAATCCCACTAGCAGCAGCAATCACCCACCACAGGGTTCCGTCTCCGTAGTATTCACCAGCGATAATATCAAGACGATCATTTTCTACTGTGACCCTCTTGACAAAATCTAGTGCGCCTGAATTAACAGCTCTGTTTATAGCATAACCTGCGGAATACGTGCCATAAGACTTGCCGCCTTTTATGCGTGGAGATCTTTTGTATCTTGTTGGCATTATTATCCTCCACCTTCGCCGTCTTTGTCTATTGATTTAGCAAAGTTGTCGTAGTTCGCTGAACGATCATCGGTGACTTTCGAACTAACCTCTGGTGTTTTTGCACTGTTAAACGGACTTCTAATTCCACCCTTGTCATGATAATCTGTCGCCATCGGTCCCGCGAGACCTCCGACAGGATAGTTCATGGACCTCATCATACCATTACTATCCAGGCCTGGAATAATATCATGAATCGGGCTAAACGAAATCGAAATCGTCAACATCGTTGGAGCGCGACGTCCCAGCCCACTCATATCCCATTGTGCTTCATTCCAGTCGAAGTCCATGCTTGTTATAACACCCGCTAGTCCTCGGCCGCCGGCGGCTTCAAAAGATCGAACAATTGCGTTATTCTTGGGATCAAAGAATTTATCAACATCCTCTATTTGAGTGTCTAATGTGATTGCAGGATCAGCTGGTGTAAGCTTCTTGATTGTAGCTGGAATAGGCGCAAGATCATTCGACGTAACGACATAAGTGTGAAAATGTCCCTTGGCGCTTGCTGGTCCGTACGGGTCTGCTGCATCATCTTGATCTTCATACTGCACAAAATATTCCGCATAAGATGCCTCTAGTTCACCTTCGGCATCGTAACTTGAGTACACTTGCCTCTCTAGAATCTTAACCTTACCGGACGTCGTCGGACGAGATCTAAAAGCCTTTGAAGTTACATGATCACCGCCATCGGGCGGGTTCGTGTTATGAGTGTTTTGGCTTTTATCACCAGTTGAAGCAGCGGGAATTATCTTCCCAGCTTTAGTGTCATATGTCGTATAACCTGCTGAACTTGGCGAAAGTATCGCGTAGCCCCACGTCTCATCACCCGGTAGGTATCCATGGGCAACATCAGCAGCGGAGGCAGGTTCTGTTGAGAAGCGTGCCGTTCGTTCTTTGGTTGCGGCATCGAATGCTTCTTTATATTCTTTGTCAGAATCTGCTTTCGCAGAACTTACTGCGGACGCGGCAGATATATCAAAGCCAGCAGCGGCCAGTTCTTTATTGACTTCAGTACTCTTACCCTTCTCTGCGTCTGCCGGCGCAAGCTTTATCTCTGACAAACCGAATATCCTTGCGAGATTAAACCTGCTATAGTTACTCCTTACGACATCACCCACCCTTAGTCTTATGACTGGCGACGCCGTCGGGATCTGAGAGAACGGCATTACAAACTTCTTATCACCGGCTTTGACAGATTTCCCTGGTGAGAATGAAGGGTAAAGCATAGAGACGAGCTTGTTTACACTCCACCACATGGAATCAAAATCGTCAGGTGAAGTAGACACAAGCGTCCATGATAAACTTATACTTCTTGTTGTGTCTTGGTAGATCTTGACCTTGTCTATCCTCCCATATCCCGCGCTCTCAGAGTATGACACGCTATATGAGTCTTTTAGATCATTCAAGAAGGCATGGAAGCTTATCACCTCGTTAGTACGAAGGTCATGAAAGTAGAAGGGACAATACTCTGCATCAAGTTCGTTTTCAATCAACTCTACGTCTTCTCTGCTATACCGGATCGAAGACTGTGCAGCATTCCCTTTAACACCCCTGTTGTTTCCACCCGGTCTCAGGTTATCGCCGTACGGAACTGGTGTTCTTGATTCGTCATCTCCAATTCTGGAGTGCAACTCTTGCATAAATGTCGGGTGGTACCCAAAAGCGGTAGCAGCATTAGTGTACTTCTCGTTTAGAAGCACAAGAGCTGGCGCCGATCGGTGTCTCCAAGCCTGTTTGTCACTCCCAGGCTGTCGGCTCATTTGGGTTCTCGTCTGGCCAGTCGTGCTTAGCGCGTTAAACTTCACATATTTGTTGTATGAATTCAGCCAAGCGTCGCCCATCGTCAAAATTGAAACGAAGAAATTCCAGGCAGGATATCTGTTCAAGTTCATTATCATATCGAAAATGGCTCGAGCGCCGTCTGGTCCGGATGTTGTGCCACTGTCCAGAGTCACAGTCTCCAACATTCTGTCTAAATCTCTTCTAACTACTCTCATCACGTTTGCGTAGTACCCAGATCCATAAAGCGCGTTGAACAGCACATCATCGCCAGATGCTGCAACTTCTGAAAACCATGCCGCGACGGAAGACATACCTGTTACAGCACTGACCTCAGGCAAGGGTGGAAAAGACGGGATCGGGGAAGGTGCCTCATCTGACGCATCGGGAAGAGCGGATGGCGGAATCTTCAACCAAGCAGCTAAACCGTATATCGCACATTTCCAAGCTGGACGATCTAGTCGAGGAAATCCTGCCTGCCGTAGAATACGGAGGATAGTACCTTCCTTATACCATCTTCCCTTCGCAAGGCTACGCGGAGACTTAGGATTGTGGGGTTTTTCTGTCGACTCTAAGAGTTCCACAAGGGTAATAAGTGCAGTAAACACTGCAGCACCTAAAAGATACTCACCAAGCGCCTGCACAGCTGTATTAAGGTTCGCAAAAACAGCATGCTCAAAAGGTTCCCTATAAGATGAAAGATTACCAAAAGTCTTTTGTGCTGGTAAGGCGGCCCCTGTAATATCGTCATAACGAAGTTCGGCATTTTGAAGCTGTATCTTCTCTGGAGACGCATAGACGTTGGTAGGACGAAGCTTCTCTACGTCAACCTTTGCAGAGCCCATCTGAACATCAGTTGTCGACACCGCGCTTCCGCCGTCTGGATCTGAGGAATTACTCATCCTGTGACCAGTGGAGCGCACCATCAACGAGTGAGCGATCTTGTGAAGATCATTCAAACTTGTCCTTACAGCATCGTCGTCGTATACACCAAAACCGCTTTGAGTTATAGGAATTCCGGGCTCTGTGAATCGGCCATCTTCGATATAGGGACTTGATCCAGGCGTCGGGTCGAACCTGTTACCAGTCCGGAGCATACTAGATATCTTCTTTTGTACTGGTGTCTCGCCGGAGGGAGACTTGACAGCAGACGCCCCCGTAGGATCACCGACACCGGGTTCGCCGGGTTCCCTGTTTGAGACCACATCTCTTAATAGATTATGGCCATCAGTTTGAGCGTTCTTATTTAGAACGTCGGATAAAGTTGATATCTTTCCAGAGTTGCTTAATGTCTCAAAATTATTAACTGCTGACTCGGACGACTTCCCACCCGTCGGGAACGTTCTTGTAAATCCTTGAGTCTCATCGGCTCCACCCGTCTTAAATTCTGCTGGTAGTCCAGATGTACCCCTAAGAGACGTTTCAGCGATAGGATTATCATCTATTGGAAAAGCATTCTTAGTGTCAGGAGACTTGGTCAGAGAACTCAGATACGACCCCAGCGTGGCCTTTGCAGAGGTGCTCAGGTCATCGCCCTCTTTAACGGCGCCGTTTGGGCTTGAACCTTCTGGAATGTAGTCTTTTTCATTGGCCATGATTTTTAAGTATCTCTTCTCTTAAAACTTCTAGAGCTTCCTCGTCTTTCTTAACCAATTCAATGATCTCTAACAGATTACGCATCGGAAGCGGTACTTCAAGTTTCTCAAGTTTTCTTAGGTCTTCTAAAAACTTCTCTCTAAGAGCTGCTCTATCTTGATCTTCACCGTTTATACCTTTAGTCACTTTACTATCCTTCTGCTGATGCTAGCGCGGTGGTCATAACAGATTTATCTACCAAGACCTTGCCGACCTTGTCAGCATCCATGGTAACCTGTACATTAAGAGTAATATTTACCGGTTCGTTGGTAACGTTAAATTGGCCATCGCCTGTCCCGATCGCTTTCGCGAAATTATCAAGAGCTACTTTGGCGTTGAGTTCTCCAACGCTGTTTAGAGCAGTTATCGCAGCCTTTGCGTTATCCACCATCGCTGTGACGGCAGCGCCCATAGTTTCAGCTGGTCCCATTCCTTCCGAAGCAGTCGTCAACTCAGTGAGTGCTTGAGAGAAGTCGATAAGACCCTTGGTCATCTTACCCGCTGTGTCAAGTGTGGTCAAAGCCGCTTCATTAAGCGTCATCGATTCGAGTGTGGTGAACAGGGTCGCAATGCTATTCTCTCCAGTGAGAGAGCTGACCATACCCTGGACGACATTCTTAACAAGGCCACCGACAGAAGATCCTTCAGGAACCTGCATGCCCGACAACTTCGATACTGTATCGGCAAAAGAACCAACAGCGGCCATGGCTTTGGAGACAACATCAACTTTCTTCAACGCCAGTTCCACAGCGGCATCATCACCTAGACCCGCCGCGGCGTCAAGTACAGCATTGATGAGCTTCGGCATCTCGTTCTTGACAGAATTAACGATGGTTGTTATCATCTTTGCCATTTGTCCTATTCTCGTAGCCAAATCATCACCACCGAACCAGCTATCATCTTTAGGTATGAGCTTGGAGACGTCTCCAATAGCTTTGGCGAAATTCCCAACCGCTGCCATAGCATCGACAACAACCTTCATCCTTGGGCCGGCCTTCTCTGGATCTCCGACTAAGTTAGCCATCACAATAAGAGTTAAAAGCATATCGGGTAGAGTATCTTTAATCGCGTCTAAAAGCTTGATTATACCGTCAACGATTGCTCCCATTGTTTTCGCGACGTCCTTGCCGAACATGCCACTCGATATTTCCGAGAGCGCCTGGAGCGGTGTCATCAATGCAGACGCGAGTTCAGCGACGGCACCAAGAGCACCAGCGATGACTTCCACTTTCTTTTCAGAGCCGTCAGGAAGTACCCCTGCGAGAAATACGAGGGTAACCATGATCGTCACGAGCGAATCAGTAATCTTCCCAAGAAGATCGCCGATTGAAGTGAATATTTCCGACATAGATGGTCCACCCATCAACTGCGATACAACACCCAGCTTCGCTGCATCGAGCCCGATACCCGCAAGAGACTGCATCACTTCGGCGACTTTGGCAATAACGTTTATTCTCTTGGCGACGTCATCAACGTTCGGTATCTCCAGAGACATGAGAGCGCTTATCATACGCTTGATATCACCCATCGCACCAACGAAGAAGTCGGCGGCAACCTTAAATCCGCCCGCCAGAATTGGAGCAAAAATTCCAATTGCCGCGAAGGCCACACCGAGACCGGCCATACCTGCTATTATTCCGACCATGACTATAATCGCCCCAATAGCTGGCCCGATTATCGGTAGGCTGTCAGATATCTTCTTGAACGTAGGCAGAAGCTCTTGCAGGGCTTTCCCAAATATCAGTACACCTGCTGTGAACAGTAGCGCTGCGGCGACCATACCGACTATCATTATTGGTACTGCTGTCACGAATGATCCAAAGAGCATACCGACAGCGCCAAGAGCAATAGTAGCCATTAGAGTCAGCGCCAGCATCCCAAGTATTTTAACAAAGTCTACAAACGGAATAGCCTTCAATACTTCGTATGCTATTCTGATCCCTGCCGCAAAAGCGACTACAGACACAGTAAAGAACAACGCACCGACAAGCATCATGAGACCGGCGGTTGTAATCGTTGTCGGTTCCATCATGAGTGCGGCAAACACAAAGGGGACCATAGCTGCTATCGCTATTGCTAGGGCTAAAAATACCTTGAGCAAGCCTGTGAAGGGCACATCTTTTAATATAGCATAGGCTAATGCGATGGCTCCTGCAAACAAGACTAGAGAAATCCCTGCGAAGGCGGCGAGTATTGTAAGGTTAAATCCGGCTTTGACGACGTCTTTAGGGCTTATCTCTCCGATCTTTTCAATCATGCTTTTTAAGCCCTCAAAGAAACCGCCACCCTCTTTCTTCATGGCGTCGCCGCCTTCTTTCTCTAGGCCTGCTCCTACCTTACCACCCAAGTCGCCAGTGAAAAAGCCAACAATCTTCGCGACAATGGCTGCGCCGGCAGCTTCTATCAAACCAGCGACAACAGCTTTCGCAACATTGAATGCAACAATACCAGCCATGACCTTGAAGATCAATGGCCCGAATCTATCCATCACTGCCCAGAACATGTTTTGTAGGCCTTCCCAAATCGGCGGCCATGCATCTTGAAGCGCTGGTCCAATCTTGGCGAATGCGTCAGCAAACGCACCGCCGATGCCGGTAGATAGGCCGTCAGATGCGCCATCAAGTCCTCCGGGGTCGGATAAGAAGCTGGCAACACTATTCATAAGATCACCGAGCTTCGTGGCGAGGAATGGGATCAAGTCTGCTAGCGCATCACCAATAACACGAATGATATTCTCAAAAAACTTGCTGAAGGCACTGGCACCTTCTGCACCGGCTCCGCCTGTTATATAGTCATAGACATCCCCGAATACATCTTTTATAAGATCAACTATGCTATAATCGCCGCCACCAGAAATAGAATCAGAGAACTTTTGGAAATATCCTGTCAGCTTATCGAAAAGTCCTTTTAAGGCTTCTGCATTAAAGATCTTCTTGACAGCATCAAAGAGGCCGAGTTTACCCATCAAATCAGCAAACATCCCGCCGAGCTTCTTGCCGAAGTCCATAACAACCTTGAAAGCTTTCTTGATCTCCATTATGGATTCTTTATACTCTTTATTCTGAGCGAACCCCCGGCTGAAACCTTTTGCGAATGCATCAAAGAAGCCGTCGACACCCTGACCACTATGAACTAGTTTCTGGATTGATTTCGAGAGCTCAAGCATGACTTCTTTTTCAGACATCTTGTTGGCTTCGGATTCTTCAGCTGCCGCCTCCATGTCTTCATAAGCAACGCCCATGTTTTCTGTGGCTAGCGCATTCTCCATAGCAGAAACGGACAGACCCATCTGTTCAGCCATTAGCTTCTTTTCTGCTCTTGACATGTCGTCGACGGATTTACCGGCAGCATGGAATGCTTCACGCATCTTGTCAATACGCTCAGCTGGGTTTTGCGCGTTCATCATTTCCATAGTGTCAAGCTGGAGACCGAACGCTTGGTTCAGCTGTGCTACGGAGCCGGCGGCAGATTCAAAATCATCGAACTTATCAATAACTCCCTGTAGGTCTTTTGCTTCCATACCAAGCTTAGCCATGTAGGTAGCAGTAGCAGCAAGTTCTTTCTTGCTCATGTTACCGAAGTTTGCAACATCTTCAGTAAGAGCAGACATGTTTTTACCGATCGTCTTGGCAGAAACGCCAAACTTGTTACCCATCTGGATAGCCATTGAACCCATCTCAACGAGCTCAGTCCCTACATCCTTACCGGTATTGTGGGCCTTTCTTGCCATTTCAGCAAGGGCTTCATTGGTCATGCCAAGACCCTTGTTCATCATGACCATCTTGTCAGCCGCGCCGGCGATCTGATCTTTCAGCATTGAGAATTGAGGGCCTGCGGCTTTTGCTATCTCACCAACCGCCTTTAGCATGGCAGCGGCACCACCTGAGCCATATCCAAAAACTTGGCTTACGCTTAGACCAGATTGCGCTAAAGCCGATGACGAAGAGCGTAAGTTGTCAAACCCTTCCATAACGGCGGCGCCTTCGCCTTTCGACAAGTCGCCCATCTCGCCTTTAAGCTCTTCCATGGCTTGGCGAAGCTCATTGACTCCGCCGGTTGTAGATGCAGCAGCTTTCGTGAACTCGCCCAAGACCTGAAACGGAATACCGACTATAGACTTACCGACGTTGAATAGGCCACCAACAACGCTACCGATCCCGCCAGAGATCATACTGAACATCCCTGGCAGACGGCTGAATGTCTTCATCATTCCAGATGCAGCACCAACAGCTGCGGCTTTCATCGGTGTAAACTTACTTAGTATATTACCGAGAGTGTCCCCGAGACCGCCGGTAGACTTCTGGCCGTCTTGGCCCATCTTGTCTAGGGCACCACCAGCCTTTGAAGCTTCCTCAGCAGCAGAGCTAAGTGTTGAAGATAGACCAGCTATTCTGTCTTCTAGACCGTCGAGATCTTGACACTCCATCGCTTTGCACAGCTCTTTAGCAAGCTGCGCCTGGCCGCCTATCTGCTTAGATAGAGCGTCCATCTGCTTAGCACGGTCAGCCAGAACTTTGTTGATCTGCTGATTAATCTGTAGTTGAGTTTGTAATTCTTTTGAATCAGCCATGCTATGCTCTTACACTTCTCGTTAACGCTACCTTACCATTAAATATAACGAACGAGAATCTGCGCCCTTTATTTGATCATAGGGGCCAAACATAACCTGTCTTTTTACGTAGGGCCCTAGAGGCGGCCCTCTTCCTCTCTAGAAGTGGTATGACATCCTTCATCTCACCAGACTGTAGGGCTACATAAAAGCGCCGGGACTCTGATAGAACTTTCGCAAAAAGGTTCACAGCATCTTTGTTACCCTTTAGCTTGATTTCTGATATCTCACCCTTGACGTAAAGAGCACAATCTCTGAGAAATGTATCGTTAACACTTTGCATATCATTCACCTCATTCTATAACTATGTAAATCTACGCAATTTTGACGGTACTTGTGACCTGTGACGACTCATTAGAGCGCGAGTCTCAGGATCATTCTGGTGAGCGGCTCGAGAACCAGCATCACCCGCTCGCTTAAGTTCTTTGTTCAGCCTCGTTATCATCCATATTCGAACCCAAATAGGAATGTTATAGGCTTCAACATACGTGAAGCCCATATAATACATAAGATTAAAGATCTGCTCTAGATAGACTTCTTTATTCTCACTCGTCAGGCCAAAAAAACGCGGCGCCTAAAGGCAGCCTCACCTCCGAATGTTCAAGGCATGAAGGACAATCCATCCAGGACTTCATCTCAATGCCAGGCTCGTTGTTGTCGATAAACTTCCGCAAGAATAACGAATCACGAGCTGGGAGGTTATTAACCATCATATCGAGCTTTGTCTTATCATTAATACCGTTTGCTGAAACAATGGCGTACTTTAAACGTTGTGTAACAAGATTCTCTGCTCTTTGACCTTGTTTCTTACGACGTTCGGAGATCGTCATAATCTCCTGCTCATCGTGACCTGTTAGAAGCTTGAACCTAATCTTAGCCTTAGTAACTGGTAGCGTAGTCTCGAAAACATTTTGACCTTCAGCAATAGGATCTAGATCAAGAGTCTTAATAGGCAGCTCACCTAAATTGAAGGAATGTTTTGATCTCTCGCTGCACGCAGGGCAATCAACTTCCACCTTATACTCTGCGCCGTAGCCCGTCACTCTAAGCGCAACCATCAAAGCGTTTCTGTCACCTGCCAAAAGTGTGTCAGGATCAACTCTTTTGTCGATCATACATGACTTAATCAGATGGCTAATCACAGTACCTTTCTTAATCAGCGCCTTTGAGGTGAGAATATCCTCTTCTCTAGCAGTCATTGCTCTAATCTCAACCGTCTCTTTTCCGTGAAGCGGATGATCTTGGTCATAGCACTTACCGCCAGACGGGAGCGGAACGGTCTCAACGGGGACTTCAAACCCAAAATCGTCTCTCATGACGTTATGGGTAGGCATATGTTCCTTCATGGAACCAAAGATTTCGCTTCTTTCATTTTCGTTTGACATTTAATGCTCCGGTTATTCGTATTCGTACATACTACGTATTAACATCTTAAAGAAGTACGAAGTGTGTGTAAACGTTCACCTATAAAAATAAAACAAAAAAGCCCACCGTAAAGGAGGGCTTTTCGTAAGCCGAAGCTTAGCAAACAATCTGAGACTAGATGTTTATTAGTACTGAAGGACGCAGTTATCGAAACGGATCGTAAGAGCGATTTCTGCAGGATCTTCTGAGCCGTAATCCAAGTCACCAAAACCGGCAGACGTTAGGAAACAACCCTTCATGTCCCAAAGCTCTACGACTGTCCCGACAGGGTCAAGAAGCTTAAGCTGACAATCTCTCTTGTAGAAATCCGCGTAACCACCACGTCCAGAAACAGATTCGTAATGAGTACGGACCCATTCCATAACTTGTTGCGCACCTGACGGAGCGATTGGATCGTGAAGGGTCACTGAAACTGCGTCAAACTTCGTCTTACCAGCGATATACCTTTGACCGTTCATATATGGAATTTCGATCTCGGCAGTGTTCATGGTAGGACGGGCAGCCGTCTTAATAAGAAATGCGTCAATACCCTCAATAGCGAACACCCACCGAAACTTTCTTTTCGGCTCAAACTTGTTCGGCAGCATGTCGGTAACTGATAGTGTCTCTGGCATCTTTGTTACTCCTTGTTATTACTAACTATATCGTTCTCAGATTATATGTCCAAACCAGCGTTCGTTACAACAAAGTCGAGTGAGATAAACTCGACAGAACGTACTGGCTGCAAGAAGATCTTACCTCTTACAGTGTTGTTTTCGATATCAGCTTGAGTAGTCGTTGTGGTATCGATCTGAACCTTGAACCGCTCAAGGCCTTGTTGCTGTTGAATTCTAGTTAAGACCGGAGTAACCGCTGCTGAGAACCTTGCCAGCGTGGACTCCCTGTTTGGCTCGAACAAGAATGTATCGCCAATCTTTCTAACTTGCCGACGGATATCAATCAAGAGTCGTCGTACGTTAACTCTGTCTAGAGCACTTTGGGCGGCTAGAAGAGTCTTTTGTCCGAACACGACAACCTCTGGTGATTGTGGGAACGACGTAATCGGGTTGATGTCTACTTCGTAGAGAGTATCAAGATTTGTTCTGTTCAACTTGACCTGTGTCTCTACTACGTTCTTCAGAGCGCCGCGGGTGAAGCCGGCGGGGGCGTACCATGGGAAGGCAACTTGGTCATTTAGACCGAAAGCCCCAAGAACCGCTACACTTGGTGGAGCAGAAGAAGCAGCACCTGATGTTTGATCTGTCATTACAACATCGGGGAAGTATGCAGCCGCGAAGCTTGAATCTAGATTTCTTGCCGCGAAAGTTGCTGCAGTGTTTGTAACACTGACATCTTGATCGGACCCGGAGACGATATTACCAAGAACGTCTTCAACCTCGATATCCATGATGTACATTGCATCAAATCTATTCTCGACGGTTGTGATCGCGTAATCAGTAACTCCGCTGTGACGAATGCCTGGAATCGCCAACAACTGGATGTCTACGTCTGATCTCTCAGCCATAACATCTAGAGCCTTCCTGTAAGCCGCCACAGTAGGTCCAGCAATGAGACCTTGGTTCTCATATGTCATTTCTCTTCTGACGGCTGGAGAGGTCATCTTGACCCTTTCTTCATTGAAGACGTCTAGACCGTCGAAGCCACCTTGAGCGATCATGGTGAACTTAAGGAACGGACGAGCAGTCGAGAGACCAAAGTCTTTCTCTACGCTAAGCAGTCGTGTAGATGACGACGAACTACCATCAATGTCATTCATTGTCGCCTCAGCGAGACCCTTCCTTCTGTAGGTAGCAGCGGCCCACTGTTGAGCATCGGCTTCGTCACTAGAATTGGTGATGACCTGAATTTTCTCAAGTGAGAACTTGTTGTTATTGAATCTATCACAATCGTAGATTGTTCCATCATTATCAGCAACGCCAGGATTAGCTCCAACCATTGCTGCTTGGTTCACAACGTCCCAAGTCGGGAAGTACAATCCGTATGAATCGATTGAGGCGTCCAGTGTGGTCGAAGAGTTGGGCTGTGCCACACTCTGCAGCTTCTCGTGCTGGATACCCCAGTATAGGGATGAGTTAACTCTCTTTCTTGGCGCAAGACCTTGAGCGACAGTTCTTCTCATCGGAACCGGGGGCTGGACCAGCTGCGCGGCGACTTCAGCATCATCAAGAACGCTTGTGACATCATAAGCAGTTGGATCTGCGAATATAGATGATCCAGACGTCACCAAGTGAGGTACTCCTCGGAAACCTACCGGTAAAGCAGTTGCAGGAAGTGTGCCACGCTCCATGTCTACTGACGGAGATACTCTGACGTAATTCGAAGCATTCGGATAACTTCCTTCTACAACAAGCTTCTGGCCACCAGCACGCTTGTCAAAATCGTAGAAGATATTGTAGTCACCAATCACTCTAGCAATGTACCGTTCGTTATTAGGATCAAGGCTTAACTTAACAAACCGCTCCAAAACTTTCGGCTCAGCATCGGTATCGTAGAAATCTCTAACGAGCAGATCGAACGTGCCGTACTTATTGTTTACGTTCGTTGACTTGACAATGTTCTCAACAGAGATCTTAACTCGGTGGTTACCAATCGCTCCATCATCAAGACAGTGAACGGTAAATAAGTCTTTGTTTTGACCACCGAATTCCTGTGAAATTATAGTCGGGAACTTTGCAGTCCGGAACCTGTCTGTAAAGGCTTCAAAGTTCGGCTTCGTTGTAGTCCCTGTGTTTCTGCCTGCTGAACCGGTCAGGAGGAATGCAATCTCTTCGTTCTTTATTGTGACACCCTCTTTAACACCGTCGAAAGACGCACTGTAGGTCGAGACCATCCGCAATGAGCCTGAGCATACCGCAAACGCGGGAGGAACGTTGAATTGAGCATACAGACAGTGACCTGCTAGCTCTGTCTTCGTAGGATCAGTGTTTAGAATGTTACCAAAGTAATTTGGAGCATCAACATCAAAAGACGCTGTAATGACAGTTGGATAGCTGTCAGTGTGAGTGTGACCATTCTGTAAAATCACGAACTCTTGGCGACCACCTCCGATGTTAACAGCACCAAGCGTTGAACCAGCATCTTGGGCCGCGCCGGTGCCGAACGCGAAATTTGCAGCGTAGTTGTTCGCAGTGGGTGCACCCAGCGGAAGGTTATTGGTGGTCTCGTATCTTGAAGAGCTCAACGCAAGGTTGACACCAGAGGGTGCCAGGAGAACACCTCTGAGAATCGGTTGTACAGCTTGAAGTCCAGCATCTGTGAACACATCGGAGCCATTTGATTGAGACATAATGACACCCAGGAAGTGCGCCCTACCAAGAGCTCCGGGGTTTATTGTAGTCGATCCAGCATAACCGTTCTTTCCGATAGCACCGTTTGTTTGGATAGTTTGCGACCCAACAACGAACCCAGCGTTTGTTACTGCGCCGGTTGCGGTTCTCTTCTTTCCGTCACCAGCACCAAGGGTTCGAACGAAAGTTCCAGCATTTGCATAACTTAACCACTGTCTCATTGCCATCGGAGCGAAGAGCGTTGTCTCTACATCTCCGAACTCCGCGATGAAGTCGGCAAATGTTGCGACAGTGATCGGAACAAATGCTCTACCTTGCTTGGCGGTTCCGATTACACCAGCAGGAATTCCACTCGGTCCCGTTTGGGTTGGGCCAGAAAGATCAATCTCTCTAGTGGACACTCCCGGACTTTTAAAGGTAAGTTCAGCCATTTCTGATAATCTCCTGTTTCATTTCTTAACTATACTACTGGAAGTCTACGCCACTGTTTGTAATGACAAAATCTATAGCAATAAATTCGATAGCCCTTGTTGGCACCACAACAATGCGACCGTTCAGTCTGTTGTTCTCAACGTCTTCCTGAGTATTGTTGGTATCATCCATCACGACTCTAAAAGACTCAATACCCTGCTGAGACTGTATGGTAGCCAGGAGCGGTGTAACAGAATTAACGAAACGAGCTCTGGTCGCAGGAGTGTTAGGCTCAAATAGAATCTTATCGGCAACGGATACAACTTGTCGCTTCAACTCTAGCATCATTCGACGGACGTTAACTCTATCAAGCGCGCTTTGAGCGAGCTGGCAAGTCTTTTGACCGAAGATTACGAAGCTACCATCAGCAAAGTTTGCAATCGGGTTGATCCTTGCGTCGTATAGCGTGTCTCTATCACCAGCCGTCAACCTAATGTCTGTGTTCTTGACTTGGTCAAGGCCACCTCTGTTGAAACCTGCCGGAGCGAACCACGGGTATGCGACTGAATCGTTGTAAGCCAAAGCTCCAATAGCAGCCACAGAAGCGGGAACTCTTACTCTGCTTCCAGTGGTCTTGTCGGTGATGTACACATCTGGGAAGTACGTCGCAGAGTAGTTATTATCAAACACTCTGGACTCAAACTGCTCAGCTGTTTCTCTAACATCAGGCCACGCAATCGATGCAGACGCGATAGCTTCGCGGTCCTCAGTGAGGAATAGACGTGCTTGGGCTTCAGACCACGCAGGAATATCCATGAGGTATATAGCCATAGAGTAGTCCTTCGTTCTCTCTGCGGCCCAATCCGTGACATATGAGTCCCTGATTCCAGGAATTGCTAGGATGTTAATCCTTGTAGACATGGGATCAGTAATAATCGTCGCGGCTTCTCTGTAAGAAGCAATGCTGTTGTTCTTTCGTCCAGTACCGCCTGGGTTCGACCTCAGACCGATTGTACCAGCGCTGAAACCAGACGCGGCCTTTCCGATCTGACCATCAACGCTCGAGGTATCATCTGTCGATGCCGCTCTATCGTTCATGTATCTCATATCTTTGTCTAAGATATTAACACCGTCAAACCCACCGAATACTGGAATGTTGAAAGCAGTGTACGGTGTGAAGCGGTTAAACTTCACTGATGAACTCTGGATTAGAGTCGCTAGAGTAATTCTGCCGTAATCAGAAAGATCCGGATCCATGATCGTGTAGTCTTTGGAGTCCGGTACACCGTTTCTGATGTACGCAGCTTCAAGCATATGTTCTGGAGCGGATCCGGTTAGGTTGTCTAGCAGCGTCGAGGCGGTAGAGCCAGTACCTGCAAGAACCACTCTAGCAAGAGTAAACTTGTTAGCGTTAAAGGCATCAGCGCCAGAGCCAGTAAGAATAGTGCCAATCTCTGCTAGCCCTTGGAACTTAGAGTACGCACGGACTAGAGGGTTGAGAACGCTAGAAGCGTTAACGTTCTGATTCGCGTTTGCAATACTTCCGGTTTCTGGACAACGCTCGTACTTAACACCCCAGTTGAGACGCTTATCAACAAGCTCTTTCTCTCCAGGGAAACCTGAGAACCAGCCATCCTTTGCATCACCACGCGTTACCTTGTAACGAAGAGGTAGCGGAGGAACGATTGAACCGGTTAGTGCGTATCTAGTGGTTAACTTATCAGCACCCCACAACCTTTGAAGAGACGCTCCTGCCTGACCATAAGTTATACCGTCGAGCTCGAGACCTGTATGGAGGCGATCTGTCATCGCGTCAGAAGTCTTGATTACCGGAACGCCGCGGAACCCGAAAGGACATGCGTCTCTTGGAAGGGTCTTGTTATAGACTGCATCGTTAAGAACAACTCTCACGAAATTTGAGACGTTTGGATAACGACCGGTAACGATGATTCTCTTTTCAGCCGCGTTCGTGGCGTCGAAGTTGTAACGTGCCTTGTAGTCACCGACTTTCTTACCGATAAAGTTATCTGAGTCTGGATCAAGGACACATCCTGGGAATGCCTCTAAGACTTGCTGATCAAGATCGGAATCATCAAAGCGACGTACTTGAACCTCGAAGCTTGGGTAAGGGTAGTTGTCGTTTGTCGACGCCTTAATATTAGCTATGGTGATCTTGACTTTGTCATTACCCCACTCACCATCTGAAAGCGTCTCGAAGTGGAACAAATCGTGCTCTTTCTTTCCATAGGGCTGTGAAATAATCGCAGGTGATTTCGGTGTTCTAAACCTTGTGTCGAATCGACCAAACGCATTCAAAGCTTTGGCAGCATTGCCAGTTAGAGCAGTTGTAACCACGTTGTTAGATCCTGACAGGACACTTACAGCTGGTGCTGCGTTAACATCTACAGAAGCCAACTCATCTTCAACCGCGAAGTCGAGATATAGCAAGTGCTTCTCTTCAGCGAACTTCAGAGGGTCAGTATTCAGAACATTGGTAATGTATGATTGATGTGTCGGATTCAACGAAGCAGTAACAATCTTAACACCCGCACCAGCCTGATCAAGGTATTCGTTAGTAAAAGCAGCACCAGCCGAAGACGAAATTGCCAGAGCAAAACAAAGGTTCGCAGCGTGGCTTGAATCGTTCTTTAGATCAGCGTTTTGATCGAGCTCATTGCCCCAAGTCTCTCCGATGTCGAGAACCTGTAAGCGTGAGCCTGATGCCGTTAAAACAACAGCACGAACAAGGTCAACCTTGTCGCCAGTGTTCCCTGGATCAAATGAAGGGTTGTCTGTAAACTGCGGGAACGAATAATCTGCTGACGCGGATACATCGTGACGCGCAACGATGAACTGGACTGAACTGTCCGATGCACTCATTGGTGAATCAGAAATAATAGGTTCAATTTTAAACCCGGCGTTTAAGACGGTCCCTGTGTTCTGTGTATTTGTTATATCAGCGGCGGTCTCATTCGCGCCAGCACCCAGTACTCTAACGTATGTCAAAGCAGTTCTGTTCGAAAGAAATGCATCTACAGCGTACGGTCCAAATCTTTCTGGATCTACTGTTCCAAACTTGTTAACAAAATCTGCTGTGCTTCCTACTGTAACAGGAACGAAAGCGGGACCCTTCTCGGCGGTACCTACTACTCCTGCGGGAACACCCACAATTTCTGTCTGTCTTTGAGATGCATCAATCTCTCTCTCGAAAAAACCGGGTGATCTAAATGTTTGTTCGGCCATTAGTCAGGTCTCCTGGATCTTAAGCTATCACAAATAACTATTCTGTGAGATAGCGAAATGTCTTTTATTACGAAATCAATCTTTAAGTAATTTTCCCAAGTCAATAGCAATACCCTCGGGTGCTTTAAGTCCGAACCTAAAAACAGTCTCTCCCTTATTAGGAGTAGATGCGGACATCAATATAATCCTTTTCTCCCTTTTACCTGTAAAGGGGTCTATATCTGTAAATATGGCGGTTGGACCTGAATTACCTAAATCAGATTGCTTGCCACCAATTGAAGCAGCGGGATTACCGGGAAAACCTGATATCAACTTCGTAGGGTCGGCTCCCATCGCGGCTGCTGGATACCCATCTTCTTCGGTCGCGATATCATCAAGCACATAACTTTTAGGGTCTCCAGAAGCAACTGCTGCCACTGGGGCTGTTTGAGGACCGCCTCTCGCAGCAGTAGAAGTATCAAACGATATTTCTGGTGCAGATACCGTTTTGCGAAAAGGAACAGGCATCCCTGGCTCTTGAGCCGCTACTAAGTAAGCGCTTACGGACATCGCGAAACTATACTTCACAAGGCGCTCTGAATCGGTAAAATCATCGAAGTTGTTTTGTGGACTTAGTGCCGCGTCAACGTAAGCCGTGAATTGATAACCTTCTTTTGTCGTCACGACGTAAGTGCGACGGCGATTCTCTATGTATCCGTTCATCATGACTGTCAACATAGAATTCATCTCTTGTGTATACTGCGCCCAAAATGTAACTTCATAATTTGCAGTGTACTGTTTTATCGGCGGAATCTCTATAAATTCAAAAATATTCTTGTTAACGCTGTTGCTTAGAATAGTACCGTTTCTTGCTGATACTGATATTGCAGGAGCAACTCTCCTGGTTGCAAGCTGGTCGGGCGTAGTTCCGCCCCCCAAACCAGCGGGAGTGTTGTCATCAGCCGATATAGCAATATCACTAGCATTCTTGAACCCATTCTTATTTTGCAATCTTTGGTATATTGGGTCCTCATCAGAGAGCTGTACTTTTACAAGAACAGGTGCGCCCTGGAATAATCCAGTGCCCTTGGCGCTATCTTGGTCTATACCGGTTCTGACAACTGATATCAGCGGTAAAATTAAGGCGTCACTCTTGTCCCTAAGTGGTTTGTTTCTTGCAAGTAGTGCGAAGCGTTCACCGGTGGCAAAGATAACAGGGATTTTTTTCTTCGCATCTTTTCTAGAGAAATAAAAGGGTAGCTCTTTATCAAACAGCTCAAAGACAGCTCTATCGACATCCTCTATGGTACATGACGGCATAGAAAAATCATCAGCGACATCATTTGTATACCCAGAATTGACTTTCTCTGAAAAGCCTTTCTTATTATTTGTGTATCGAGTAGTCATCTCTAATCACCGTAAAATGAGGAGCTAATGTCATCGTCATCACCGCGGGGTGAAACCTCTCTCGGGCCATCCTCGGGGGCATCAAGCTTACCCTGTTCTTGTAGCGTGCGGACGTCACCAGTTTCGCCAAGCTTGTTTTCGGCCTGACCTCTTTGCTGAACAAACGTCTCTTGTACTGCATCGTTGTCGCCAATACCTTCGTCAGTAGGCCCGATTGGATCTTTGTCAATGAGACCCTTTCTAGCCTGCTTACCTACGAGCTGTATTCCTGTCTTATACTCTACCTCGCCATATATTTCTGAAGTGAACGACGTCGTTACTATCTCAAAGAATGTGTCTCCATAAGAAAAGAAGTCGCCTTCTTTCACTTGTATGTCTTTATCAATCAAATCGCGGTAGTGAATGTACACATTCATCGTAGCTACCTTCTCACTACCAAATCTGTTGGTTGCCGTCTCTGACGGGTTCCACTCTACTGTCGCGTCGAGCTCTACCGGGGTATCGAAGTGTTTATCTATCGCTTCTTCATATACATCATGGACAGAGGTAACTTCGGTCATTACTCTGTAGTAGTATATTTTTTGACCTATGACATCTTTAACAATCTCTTTCGTCAAGTCTGATATCAGAGCTTGTTCTCTCGGCGTTATGAATAAACGTGCCATGGCTCCTCGCTACTTGATTAGTATTGCTTTGCCTAACGGCATTGGCATAGTCTTTAGCGCTCTTAGAATATTTTCTGCGTCTGTTGCTTGTCCTTCTAGCAGTTTAGAGTAGGTTAAACTATCTAAGAGCTCTACCATCTGGTCTCGTAAACGTGCTTGATCCTCACGTCCCTGGCTTAACAGATCACTTCCGTTTAGCGTTAAATCAGAGTTCGGGATTGGAATAGATGAAAACTTTGATCGAACTTGCCCTAACAACTCTGTACAGAGCGCTAAGCAGTATTGTCGGACCCATTGGCGGCCCATCGAGTTAACCTTACTATATTCGTACAAGCCGAATGGGATATTCGAGAGGTTCGACGTGCCATAGATTGTTTCATCAGTGACGTCAGGATTATATGGATCGGGATTAAAAGCAACTCTAATCCAGAGCTTCTTGTTAGTCATATCCCCTGTTGGTTGTGGGAATATCCTGATCTTACTTCCGACGACCCTATAAGAGTAGTTTGATTTTCTTACTCTATTTGATATGTCCATCTGGCCGGCGCGCAAGACGTCTTCGAACACAGGAAGTACATAAAACACCGTTTCAGGTGTGAATGACTCAAAGCTAAACTCGTTATTTAGATAATTGACAGCAGACGTGGTATCAAAAAAACGATAAGCAGCTTGAGGATCAAAGTGGAATACCTCTCTGATTCTCATCTTATTCCTTGGAGTATTCGCGCTGCTGGAAACAATCAGGTTACCTGCATCATCCACCAAGCTCTCGTATATATCGTAGTCTTGCTGGTTTTCCACCAGTTGGATTGAGCCACTGACATCGTTATAAGAACCACCGATTCCCGACTCCATAGAGTAGGGTTCGGCCATCCTTAAGAGATATTCAAGGTTCTGCTTAGGGAATAACCCTTGGACGTCGCTCCCAGTGGGATAGCCCAAGTGATTATTTAGTTGAGACTTAGCATCGGCTTCGTTAATGATTCTAGAGTATTCTAGAAAACTTTCTTCTAGACACGCCCAAATCTGCTTTTTTGTCAGCTCGACACTAAGAATATCATCGCCTAGTTTTCTTTTTACAAAGGTGACAACAGAGTCTGCTTCAGACTGAAAGTCTGCATCTGTATCAAAAAAACCAAACGGCGTAGGATTTCTAGTAAACGTAAATGAAGACATAACACCACCTCTTTTTAAGTATTCACCGAGGCGGTGAAATGTCTTTATGAAAGTTATGAATCGAAACGGCGGGGTGCTCTTATATACCCAGCCCTGAAATTACGTGCTGTCTAATGCCCATTCTTTCCAACGCCCTTCTAAGAAGAGCTTTATCGACAACATTTTTGTCAGTTACTGTGGCATTATTTACAGAGCTGGCGAGAGCCGTAGCTGTGGCAACTTTCGACTCAAGGTTTTCAATTTGAGCTTCAAGTTGCGAAATTCTTGCTTTCAGTTCATTAACAGCTGCGTCACTTGTAGAAGCTGTTGAAGCAGCAGTTGTAGAGGTCACAGTAGAATCCGCAGTAGTTTTAGAAGAACTTGTCGTTTTTCTAGTTGAAGAGGTTTTTGCAGTAGCCATAAGTTTCTCCTTTGCAAAGCAAATTTTATCAATAATAATCGAATCAAAAATAGGTTAAAACAAAAACGGGGCCCCCGAAGGGACCCCGCTAAAGTTAATCCGAAGATTAAAGGACTTAGATAACGTCCATGCCGAGGCAGGTAACGGTACCGTAGAAGTCGTTACGGACCATCTTCTTACCGTAGCGAGTCATGACACCCTTACGCGGGGTGAAGTCCTCAGGTGCGAAGATCGTCGGAGTAACGATGAGAGGTACGTAAGGAGCGTATACGTAACCAGTCTCAAGGTAGCTACCACCCTTGTAACCAACAAGAATCTTGTTGCGTGGGAAGTAGGGGTCCTTGTAGACCGTGAAACGGTTGCTCAAGCTACCAACTGCTTCAGCGCCAAGTGACATGGCACCGACCTGTCCGTCACCGTCAATGCTAAGGCTTGGACGGTAAAGAACGCTTGCCTCAAGAACCGTGGCAACATCAGGGCTAACAACGATGAAGTTCGCCGAGCCACGAAGGGTCTTACGGTGAATCTCGTTAGCAACGTCGATGATGGTCTCAACAAGAGTCTCGTACCACTCACGGACCGTACCAGTGAAGGCAGGTGAAGTGAGCGAGCCAGCGCTTGTCTGATCGGCACCAGTCTTCTTGTTGACGAAACGACCAGGACGACGGTCCCAGTAGTAGTTGGTATCAGCCTGCATGAGAAGATCGTTGAGGATCTCACGGTCAATCTCAAGGGCAATCTGCTCGGAGAGGATCTGAGTAAGCTCAACCTCAGCGTCAAGGCTGTGGTAAGCGTTCAAGTCCTGAGCGAGCTCTGGTGACCAGCGGGCGCGGAGCTTACGAGTCTGAGCAACAACCGAAACACTCTCGATCTTGATATCGATCTCGGGAATCTCTGGAACAGGTGAACCAGGAGTACCGGAACCGAAATCAGACTCGAATGTTGGAACAACGAGAGTTGAACCGTCATCAGCGTTGAGAGTCGCTGTCTTCGGGTACGTTAACATGAATGAAGCGGTGTCATTCATGACAGAGCCTGAACAGACCAGCAATAGAGCAGCGCCAGCTTGTTGAGCTGATGCCATCGGTGCAGGTGAGATCTCGCCCTTGAATGAGCTTGAACTAACAAGCTGGTTCAGACGACGAATGTTGTAGACACCAGCACCACCCTGGACTGTCTCCGGAATTGGCTGCATGTCATTAAGAGCGGCAGTAAGACCAGTTGTACCAGAAAGAACAAGCGCTGCTTCCTTGACTGCTGTTACATCGAAGTCAGCACCAAGCGCGCCCAAGTCGACGGTCATGAAGAAGAACTCGCCGCTCTCTTCATCAATCAACTGGCTGATCTGGGGATCAAACTGCAGGAAGCGACCGTCAGAACCGGAAGAGGCAAGACCACCGCCTGTAATAACAGCACGGGTTTGAGAAGCACTACCACCAAGACAGAAAACGCTTGTAGTGACCCCGTCAGCGAGGGTAGTAACGTTCGAGCCGGTGTGAACGCGGCTGTAGCCGCTACCAGCAAGGTCGTACTGACCACCTACGCCGAGTGATCCAGAACGGATACCCTTACCAGCCGGGTTGTTGTAAATCGACTGGTTGTTACTGTAGGTGTTCTTTGTCGAACTACCAATGCCGTCACCCTCACCACCGACGTTTGTGCCGTAAGTGTAGTCAAGGTAGAAGAGCAGACCAGAAGGAAGGCTCATTGGCTGGATTGAAACCAACTCGTTAGCAACCAAACCACCGAATACACGACGGACGATTGGGAAAGCGATGTTGGTAAAGCCGCGGATGTCTCCGCTGCCAGCAGCAGGGTTGAGACCACCGCCGCCAAGTGTTGAGGACTCACGAAGGACCTGTCCTGCTTGGTTCTCGAGTAGCGTTGCCATGTTTTCACGATGGACGCCGTCTAGACCACGCAGAAGACCCGTCCGAGACCACTTCTCAGTAAGACGAGCATTTGCCTCGCCCTGATGACGCTGGCGAATTCCTTCGGTAAGCGTCTCTAAAGTGAATTTCTTAGACATTTCATTATCTCCTTTGAATGTTAGCGTCTATTACTTGCTTTTAATACCAGCGAGTCTAGCCCATCGATCAGTCTGTGCCGACTCATTCAACGTAGCACCACCGCTACGAGTTGGCTTGCTAGAAGATCCAAGAACTCTTCTCGTGCCCTCACTAAGGGACTTCTTGTTAAGTGACTTGGTCAGTCCTTCATAGACCAACTTAGCCTCTCTCACCGTCTTGGCATTATCAAGAGCCTCGACTATGGCACGCTGCTGCTTAGAACTCACATTACGATTCTGGATCAGCTTATTCACATAAAGCAGTTTTGCGTTAAAAAGATTCATTTCATCGAGTTGCTTCTTCAACTCACGGTTTTCGCGGACTACAGCGTTATTTGCACCGGTGCGGCGACGTGCCGTTCTACGGCGGCGCTCTGCAACTGGACCAGCTGTTGCCTCTGGAGCGGACTCTACATCAGCGACGGAACCAAGCTCATCTGCAAGAGCATTAATAAGGTCTTCCTCATCAACCTCCATTACCTCGAGCTCTACCTCACCGCCTCCGAATTGATCTGCTTCCTCTTCGGCTTGCTCTCTAATTGAGCGAAGTCGACGGATTTCGTTACGAAGCATCGCGGGGTCGATTTCGAAGACTTCATCAAGTTCGTCCTTGTGATCAGCTTCTCCAAGGTCAAGCTCAACTTCTTCTTCGCCTCCTTCTTCTGCTTCTTCTTCGCCTTCTTCTTCACCTTCGGCTTCTTCTTCGGCTTCTTCTCCACCCTCCATCGCGATATCAATATCAAGGGCGTCGATATCGGCTTCCTCAGCGTCTTCAACACCAAGTGCCTCTAGATCCTCATCACTGAGAACTAGTTCCATTTCGTCTAATTCGCCGTAACCAGCTTCAAATAGTTGGTTGAAGATGGCGCGGCTGCGGGATTTAGTCATGTTATTCATCTCCTTTAATGTTTCGAACAGCTGAAGTCGGACGCCTTGCCCCTCACTCTCAGAAATAACTATTGCCTCTGAGCGTAAAGTTACGGCTTCCCCCAACAATTTTTCGTATGACTTTTTGATTACAGCGCGTTGCTGGTTAGTAAGAGCACTTGCATCTATACTCTCCAACAATGCATCCATTCTCCTAACCTTCCCTTGAAGCTTAGCAATTCTGTTAGCCAGCTTATTACTATTGGAAGACGCAGAGTTAGAATTATTGATTGCTTCTTTAATGTCTTTGAGATTCTTTTTGACGGTCTCGGTCACGGCGACATTAACATCACCCTGAGCGTTAATAACCACGCTAGCCTCAACCTCTGCCTCAATTTCCGCGTCGTCATCCTCGTCAGGTACAACGAGCATTTCAGGGGTGGGCATAGGCATTAGACCGTCATCGTCATCATCTGAATCTATAATATCTATATCATCTTGTTCAGACAGTAGTTGCGATTCTACCATTGCTTGGATCCGAGGAGTCAGAGCCTCTATGATTTTATTCTTTGCATTTTGCTCAGCTAACTCTTTTAGCTGTTGAGCTTCTGCAATCGCTTCTTTATACAACGTTGTTGACATTCCAAAACCTCACAGACAGTGTGTACACATATCCTTAAATATCAATATAAATTGAAGTTAACCTAAAACATTGATAACTATGCTTCTCTCGCGTTGTTTTTAAGTATTGATCTAACAATGCTTCTTACCCTCTCAACATTGTCTTCATCTGTACTTTCAGCATAGCCATCTTCACTTTTATGAATTATCTCATCAGCAGGAATTGGAGAGTGGCTCCAACCTCTGTACGTTCCAGTACGATTATATTGACCCGGGGCGACTAATTTAGGGGAATTTACACCTCCGCCGACCTGCAGTCTTTTTTTATACATTCCAGGAAACGGTACCATTCCTTTTGCGACAGCTTCCCCGATGGCAACTCGTGAATTTCCGCCAATTAGATAAAAAGAGTCAGCAGCGCGACCTATTAAGCTATCATGGGAATTGTAAGGAGTAGAGATTTTGTTATCTATTTTTTTCGATGTCTCGTAATCTAAGACCGGCTCTTCAAGGTCGTCGAGAGACTCTGGCTCTTCTTCATAAGGGAATGATGAACCCTTTTGTCGTGGCGCATGAAATTTTTGTTTTGTCGTCGCATAGCCTAAGTCTGTTCGACCATCATGAGAAAGCCCGGGCCGATAACCCAGGCTTCCCGGTGAGTCTGCTGTAGGCTTCTTTGACATTAAGAGGTACTGCCCCAAGCCTTGCCCATAATGAAGTCACCCAACTTACCTCTTGATTGAGACTCTGATGATGTCTTTGGCTGTAACTGTGAACCAACACCAGAGCCGGGAACGTTGGACGGTGATTCACCAAAACCATCAGGAGCCTCTGCCTGGTCGGCAGCATTAACACTACCAGGACCGGGAGATGTTGGGTTGGGAACATAGGGAGACGCGGGAAGTCCGCCACCGCCAGTCTTGACCTCTGCCATATCAGGAGCGCCAGAGTAATCTCTGCTAAAAGTACCGAAGGTGTGGCCGCCGTCATTGACAGTCCCGTCAATTACTTCATCTTGGAACTGCTGTCGAATGCTTTCAGCTGTCATCTCTCCTTGATGAATTGGAGAAGCCGGAAATGCAGACTTGAGACTCGCTGAGTCGGAGGAGCCTTTATCTCTTACAGTCGTTAGCGGGGCTACAGTTTGTTGCTTATGGGTTGGCATTTGGATTCTCCTCAGTTTTTTGGGTTAAAGTAGAACTATTAGTTCTTACGCTCATTGATTTTTTTCATGAGCCTCTTCTTAGCTGCTTGAACCTTGGCGTATTTCTTCTTGAGAACGCTTTCTTGAATCTTAAGTGCAGCCATAAAATCGATGTCTTGTTCTAAAGCGTCAGCTAGCTCATCAGCCTCTACTTCATCAGCTTTTACCTTCTCAGAGTCTTCTTTGCCCTGCTCAAGGGTTTCCATCAGTTTTGCTTTCTCTTCCATAACCAGCTTCTTTAGTAGAGCCGGGGTCAACTTTAAGTTTTTAGCCATCTTGGTATTCCTCCTGATCGAATGACTGTCGTCTATCTTGTAAGTATTCAGCAGACTTGTTTTTTTCTTGCTGCCGAGATTTAATCGTTAAACGCGAGGGCTGCCCAATTCCTCGATGCTTCACCAAAAACTTCTTGTGGGTCAGCTTGAGCCATAGCTGCTGTTGCAGCATCACCACCAGACTGTGGGCCTAACCTTTCTGCTCTGGATTGCTCAAGCAGAGTCGTCTTTGCAGTGTCTTGAAATATCGCGGCCATCACTGGATCTGACGTTATCTGTGATACATCAAATTGAGGTTGCTCTCGAGCGGGTTGGCTCTTTCCTATCGAGATGTTGTCTAGAGCGGGACGCCGAGAAGTGACAGGGCGAGTTTTCTTTTTAGGAAGTCTTACTTCTTGTAGCTGCTGACCACTTTCAGCATCTGTTGCTTCTAACAAAATCTCGAACAAGCATTCTTTAACTAGAGATTTTAAATCATTTCTTGTCATCTTTGCCATTCTAAATCTCCTATGCCACAGTCCCTAATGTTCGTAATGGTAAAGGCATCTGTTGCGGTTCGATTCCTGTAAGTTCTACGACTGCTCCGACTGTTGCACCGGCGGTGATATAAAACTTGCTACATCTAACTTCAAACCTGACGGCACCGGCAGGTAAAGCAACCTCAGTATTGACGGCGACACCGCTTGCATCAACATCGAAAAAGTGAACACTCGCTCCGGCTGCATCAGATATAAAAGTAATCGCTCGTGATACTCTCTGTAGAGTAACTGTGCGGGCGGAGGAGGCGTCTTCTACAACGAACGGGACACCAGCTAATTGATACTCACCGACACTATTTAATCCCGGTTTTGGCCAACTTGAACTCATTTGTCATCCCTCCATGCTATCACATCATTAAAAGCACGGTGTACTCTATCAGATTTGTTGAATACTTTATTGAGATCGTTACGTCGAACTTCAATACCTTCTTTCATCATAAATGCCCCCGGAGTTGAAGGCTCTGAAACAAAGTCCCAACAGATCAGTTGAAAATCATCTTGGACAACGTCTACATCTCCATTACGGCGAGTTGAGCCGACGCCGCGGCTGGAAATACCAAGCGTCACCCCAGACTCCACCAAACTTTGTAGGATCTTCCCAGAAGGAGTGTTTAGAAGTTCTACAACACCATAACAAACGTCACCGTCCATGTATGCTTCTCTTACAATGTGAGATGCGTTCTTAAGTTCGACGACTGAGCTATCAGGGTGGTCACATTCACCGAGGGCCCTGTTTTCAGCAATGAACTTCTGATAGTTCCTTACTTCTCTCTCAAGAATAACCTTGGGATAAATTCGGCCGTTTTGATTGAGGGTGTCAGACTTCTGGAGAACACCCTTCATCACAATCTTGCCGTCGTTGTTTTGCTTGGACTCCTCGATCATCTCTTTAGAGTATTGCCAAGGGCTCCATTCTGTCAAAAGCTTAAGGTTGTCACTCATCACTCACCTCCTGATAGTAACTCTTCAGTTATATTCATAAGCGTCAAATATCTTGAGAGAGTCTCATCATCCGCAGTGGATTCAGAAAGGCTTAAGATGGCGTCTCTTACATCAGGAACCTGCTTTAAAATTATCTTGTTTTGGCACGTGCTCTCGAAAGCATCGATAGCCTCAAGTGCTTCAGACTTAATCGAGCTTAATTTAGTCAAGAAAGATGTCTTGTCATCATCAAAAAAGACATATTCTCTCAAGAGAGACATCTGCTTATCGTTTAGATGAGACCCAAACTTTTCCTCAAGCTTCTTACGCATAATATCAACGACCAAGCTGTTCGCGTCAGGGGATTTCATCTCTTCAATATCGGCCAGCTTTTTCTCTTTTAGAAGATGTGAATGTAGTTCTGACTCGAACTTTGCGACAACAGACACATCTGGATCTGACGCTCTCCATTCTGCTAAAAGAGTCTGGACTGTCGCATATGTCTTGTAATCAGGAACTCTTCTGGAATAAAAGTTTGACTCACTCAAGTTATAATTTATATCTTTGATGAGTGCTGATTTTTGCTGTGTCAACAATCTGGTGTTGATATTCTTTGAAGCTGTTTTTGCCTCTCCGATTATAGACGTCGCAAGAGAATCGGAAGGAACAGACGTTACCATGATCGCTCTAAAAAGTCTAAACTCTTTGAATAATTCTGTACCAGGAGCGAAATGTCGCTTTATTAGAGAAAGAACCCTGTTCGCCCTCTTGACATCTCCTTCTACCATGGACTCAGAAACAGCTTGAGAAAGCTGTGCAAACAGCAACCCAACATTTCTTTTTTTATTATGCTTAACTTTCATCTATTTCTCCGGCATCGTATTCTTCAAGAGGATTTCTTTCCCCTTCATTGTTGTTTGCTTCCGATAAAAGCACTCCGCCTTGTGGACTCAAAATATTAACTAAAGAACTATAAACACTCTTCATTTCCGGAGTCATCGGAGAACGAAGTTTTGGCTTATGTGAATAACTATCATCATCGTAGGGTTCCGTTCCCTCAAAAGCAGGCCGAAGATAATCATCACCGAAAGGACGACGCATCGAATCTTGTGATCTCTTGTTTGTCACCATCCCTTTGAAGTCTGGCATGTGTGTAGTACCTGGACCCCGAGTGCTCTTAGAATTAGGTTGCTTTCTATACGCTGCTTGCGCTTTGATTGGAGACGATTCATCGTCAATTGACAAAGACGCGATATCAATGTAGTCATCATCTTCTTCTTCGTCGTCTACAATCTTTGAACCCGTCGAGGGCTCAGCAGTTAGAAGTTGACCGTTCGACGGAACGTCGGCAGAGAATAGGCCGCCACCCTCATCGCCTCCACCTTCTGCACCTCCACCTTCACCTTCAGCGCCGGCGCCTTCAACTCCAGCGTCATCAACCTTGTCTTGTATCCGACCTTCTTGAACTTCTTGTATCTGCTTATCAGTTAACCCAAGAACATTCTTCTGTACCCACCGGCGGTCGAGCATACCTTCAGGAACCTTACCAGCTATATCAAACCTTTGAGAGATTAGCTCAAGCTTTTGTAATTGTGCAACTGAGGACGGGTTAGAAAGCTTCAGCTCAAAATCAAGAAGGTCTTCGCCGTCAAAGCCGTGCACATAAAGATGGATCATAGCAAGTTTGTTCAGCTCGGAAATAACAGTTTTTTGAATTCTCTGGATAGTACGACTGAACCTTATGTCTTCTTGAGCTAAGGTTGCTTTAGCACCGATATCTTCATCATACCCAAGATACGCTTTAGGAATCTTAAGGGCGGCAAACAGTTTCTTTTGAATGTATTCAACATCTTCGATCGCAGCTGTGTTTTGGCCACCAGCTAAAGAGTCAATTCGTGTGCCACTATCGCCGCCACGAACAGGAATGAAATAATCTTCATCAACACTAAGTGGGTTGTATCTTAGATCGACCTTACCAGAGGATTTGTCTATCACTGGTGCTTTTTTAAGAACTGACGTTGCTTGCTCCATGTAGTTAGGAACATCTTCAGGAGCAACGTTACCTACGTCTACGTAGAAAACCCTTCTCTCAGGAGCTCTGATCACCCTGTAGACCAACATCGCATCTTCGATAAGTATCAACTGGCGCCAAATTCGGCGGGCTGACTCGAGGACGCTAGACCCATATGGGAGGAAGGCGTCATTTCCGAGCAGACGAAAGTGAGATATTTGCCAGTTCTCTAAAGATTGATTTCCTTGAGTAAGCCAACGAAATCTTACTGCTGATGGGTTCTCGGGGTCAAACCCTTCTTCTCTTTCCATTTCAGATATCGGAATCGGGTAGGCATTGACAACACCATAATTCGGATCGATATCATTAAAAAGGAAAAAATCTCCGTACTTACAAAGATTTCTTACCCACATGACGAGATTAAATTCTACGTTGAGAGTGTCATAGAAGAGAGACTCAAGTATCTCTTTCTTTAGATCATCCTCACAGTAAATGTGTAAAACTCGGCCATGCTCGTCAGGAGACACTGTCTCTTCAGAGTAGATATCTAGAGCAGAAGCAATCTCAGGAGTCGCCTCCATCTCGCTAAAGTCACTGTACCTTGACATTCTATCGAAGGAACCATAGGCACTCAGTGTGTTAGAATAAACGTCATTATGAGCGCGACGGAAAGTCTCAACAGCAGATGACTTCATATTCGAAGTAACGGATGATCTTACCCTCCGCTTTACAGTGGGACCGCTTCGAAAGAGGCTTGTCAGTCTCTGAAATATATTTCCCTTTTCAGCCATATCAATCCTTACTTACAACTTAACTATTATAGTCACGATAGCAGCCACTTAAAATCTACAGACCCAGAAACAGCAGGATGACTTTCATCCATTTCTACTGGCATCCCTTTTCTCGCAAGATAAGCCATCTCGTACGAATAGGGGCTTCTAGGCTTCGAGTCACGTGACTGTTGTTTATTGACTCCAAATGCGGCTAACATAGCAGAATTTATATCAACTGACTTGGACGATTTCTTTGACGAGTACTCATACAACCACAGACCAATTGCTAACGACATGACTAGATCATCATTTTTACCGCGCTGGGCTTGAGCTTTCGATCCGCTCCACACAAAGGTCTTAAACTCTGACACGAGTCGAGATGAATATATGTCAACGCGGTTATTTCTTATCATCTCCTCAAGCTTTGTCAGTATCTGAGCACGACTAGCTCCCTGGGTAGAGAAACCAGCTTTGCCAATAGCTCCATCACCATATATGGCATTAAACTTGTCTTTTTCTTTCGCAAAATAGATGTTTTTGTAATTCATTTCGCGGAGTTTCATCAACACAGCATAACCGTATGTGTTGCTTTCTGGACAAACTACAGCATCCCCATATCGACGTCCTGCTTCTGATAACAGTACAGCAAGTTGGTCTGGCGGAACTTTGCCTCTAAACTCCGCCACTACCTCTGATTCTGTGGTATCTATCACATGGAAAGTAGAGTAATCACTCCCATCACCTCTAGCAACATCAGAAGATATTACGTAGTTATGACCTTGTATAAAGTACTTCCATACCCAGACAGCATTCTCTGGTCCCCATTTCTCTATCGGAGACCGAATATTCATTTGCAGCCGCTCTATGTCTTCTGTTGACAGAAATGTGTCACCAGACGCTTGGAAATCGCAAAGCAACTCTTGTGCAATCTGTTGCTTGTTAAGATTTCGAGCCTCTTTTTGAAACCATGCATCATCTCTCTCGGGGTGGACATCCCAAGGAAGCTTTATAGCGTTAAACTCGTTAGATTTCTGCTCGGCGCCATGGTAGATGTCGTAGTATTGGCCGCCAGTCCCATTCGGGGTTGAAACTAATATAGCTCGACCACCAGTTGAAAGAGTGGGATACAGACCCTTCCAGAGCTCATCAAAGTTTCTAATAAAAGCAGCCTCATCCACAATTAGCAGTGACAAGGCTTCAGAACGACCAGCATCATCGGACGTTGGTACGGCTTTTATTTGAGAACCATTACTAAACTCTATCGCTTGTGTATTCTTTGCAGTAATTTCAGTTATCCACATCCATTGTGGTATTCCAGACAGTGCCACCTTGACTTTCTTAATAAAGTTTTGAGCAACCGCTAACTTCGTGGCGATTACCAGAATGCTTTTATCTTTTCTGAACATAGCCAGCCAGACAGCATAGGCTGCAGTTAGGGTTGAAAGACCCAACTGTCGTGACTTTACTACTACGTTAAATCTATGATCGTTAAACTGCTGTAAGCAATCATCCTGGAATGGAAAGGTGTGAAATGAAATTCTTCCCTTCATAGGATGCTGAATCTGCACGTAACGATTTATAAAGTAAGCTGGATCTTTTCCACACTTTACAATCTCGCTTATTTGCTTTTGCTTACTTAGCGGCGGCATATCTTCTAACTAACTTGAAGCTTTATGTTTGCACGAAAATACGCGATCTTTCGTGGAGAATTTGAAGTCGCAGACACAAGCTCTACATCATCATCTCTTTCGATCTCTTTAGTCACCAGTGCTCGATCGGTGGCTTCTTTAAATTCTTGCTTAATTCTCTTAAGCTGCTCTGTAAAAACGTCATTTGCATATTCACGTTGAGCCTGCAGCTGCTGACTAAGCGCTTTCTCGCTTGCAAACTGAACAATGGACATCATTTGAAGCTCTAGAACTTCTCCATCTAGTCTGCTGGTGACCTTCCTGTCTTTTGATGAATATCCCCATGAAGTCTCTGTTGCTTGAGCCAGAGCTCTAATTTCTTTTAGGTTTAACACGTTCCTTCTCCAAGTTTTGTAAGAGCGGCTACTCTATTTCGGTAAGATTCAATCTCACTGCCTGTAGGTAAATATCCTTCGTCGCGGTTTAGTTTTCGTAACGGTTCTAAAAATCCTATCCAGCAATCAACGCAACACTTAGAGCTATGATATCTTGTTACGTCATTCGTATCCCTGATCATTAAATTACAAATTGGGCAATCTATAGGAACGTATGAAACATCATGTGCATCTGACATATGAGTCCTTTCCGTTCTTTTGGATGTCCAAGACGTTATCAACCACGTCTTTCATAGCATCAACGTGAGATATGATAAGTATGTTTGCAAAATACTTCTTAAGAGATTCAAGCAGTCTGGAGCATGCCTCAATGTTCTTATCATCTAAAGCTCCAAACCCTTCATCTATTATGAGTACGTCGCTCCTTGGCGCATTACATACGTTGATTAGTGCGACTCGAAGGGCTAGCGAAGAAATCATTTTTTCCATTCCGGAACCACACTCAATTATTCTCCTTGAATCTCCGTAATCTATAAAGATCTCCATATTGTTAGACTCTAAATCGGCTTCAAGGGAAAGGTCAAAGTTTACAACTCCTTGTAGGATCTTTGTTAGCTCATTGTTGATTTGTGGTAGCTGTAAAGACAAGATTGTGAGTGGGATACCCTTCTTGTCAACAGCTTGCATAAACACGTTATATGTCTCCCACCTTGACTTAACAGCGCCGAACCTCCGATTCTCTTCGATCAAAGTAATCTTCTTCTGCTTTGCCACACTTATCTGTTCAGTGAGGTATAATCTCTCTGCATCAAGATTGCTTATTCTATCCTCAACTTTCTTTAGCTGATCTCTCATTGCGATTACAGCCGTATCTTTTTCTTCGTCGATGGAGCGAAGGCGCATCTCTCGAAGTTGAGTCTTTCCTTCCTTTATGAAGTTGATAGCATCCTGATGATCACTTTCAATCTCTTTCATTTCTAAACGAAAGTCTGAATGGCTAATTCTCAAAGAGCTCTCTTTCTTCAAGAGGTCCTCGTATTTAAGCAGTCTTTCAGACAAGCCCTTTTCCATCAGCGCTTGTATATTCGACTTGAGGGCTCTTAACTCTTTTCTCACACCAGTTATAACAAGTTTTTGATCATCTAACTCAGAAGCGCTCTTGTGGGCATCTTTGATGTACGGACATTTTGGGAATTGGTCACCACAAGGCACTCTCTCAAGTTTTTTAGCGGACTTTTTCTTGCTGTCAAGGCGTTGTAGTTCTAACTCTAACTTTGACTCTATTAGTTCTTGCTGCGACTGTAGAGCTTTTTGAGTATCAAATTCTTTCCTCAGTTCTTCAATGGGGAACTGCTCTTTTATAAGGCCAATCTTTTCTATCTTTTTTGAAGCTGTGTCAATGCTGTTAGACAGCTCAATTATCTTTTTTGAAAGAGTTTCGCGCTTGGTGTTCATATCAGAAAGCTTTTGTACCTGCTCCTGTATTTGCTCTTTCGTATAAAGCTCTGAATCTGGTAGAGCAGCTAACTTTATCTTTAGGTCATCCCTATCTTTCTTAAGAGATACTAGCTCTTCCTCTACTTCAGATATCTCCAAATTTAGCTTCTCTCCAAGGGATGACTGTTCATCAATCAATTCTTGCCAATTACGATCAGGAGCAGATCTCATCTCCCCTCGAAGCTCAGACATCTCTCCCTTAGCTATCTTTAACATGTCATCAAAGATCTGTAAGTCCAAAAAGCGGGTCAGTATATTCTTACGTTGTGTTGAGCCCTCTTTGATGAAGGCATCCATTCCACCTTGAGAAGCGAATGACGTCATCATAAAGTCGTCTACAGTACCGACTAATTCGCGCAGAGTCTTTTCTGTTTCTCTGCGCTGTTCACCGGTTGCGTCTTCTATTGGGTTACCCGATTCATCTATTCTGAATAGATTCAAATTCGTTGGAGCAGATACGACACCGTTTCTGTTGGTTCTCTTTACTGTCTGTCTTTCTGCTCTCCACATCTCTCCAGCTACTGAAAAGTCGGCGGCGGCTTTGCAATAATTCTTTCGATTGTTTACGATATGGATGTTCTTAAGAGTGCCACGATCAGAGGCATTAAATAGAGAATAAGATATCGTGCCAGGAATTGAAGATTTGCCGACCCTGTTCTTACCGAATATTCCCGTTATACCGTTCAAGGTATCGAAATCTATTATGTTGCCTTCTCCATACCCAAACGTGTTATCAAAATTTAGGCGCCGAAGTCTCCACTGGTGTGACTTGGCGGAGGCCTCTTGAACACACCTTCCGAATACGTCTTTATGCAGTTCTCGTAGTGACTGTCTGTCTTCATCAGAAAGCTCCATACGCTTGACGTATTCAGACATCAAGGCGTCTTGTTGTTTGAAGCTTCTAAGGTCATTCCTTGATATTTTCCCGATGCTTGTCGCGATCTCAGTATCAGCCCCCTTGAAGCTTTCCTGCTCATTCTTGGAGACGACCTCATACGCATCGTACTTTTCCCTTAAGGAATTCTGAAGCTGCTTAAATTCAGTTTGAGTCATCCCTTTATGGATCACTCTAAACCTTGAACCTGTCCAGTCATCTTGGACTTCATCCAGTGTCGAAGAAACATCTCCTTGCCACTTTATTGAACGAAAAGCATGGTCATTCTTCAGTTCTATAAATTTAACATCAAAGTCGTCTTTATCTCGAATTTCCCAAAACAAGAAACCTTTCTCAACGTCCTCGCCATAGTTCTGTTGTATCGTAGAACCAGGGTATGCTACTTTTTCAGTCAGAAACTGTCTCTTGTGGATATCTCCCAGCATAGTGTAGTCGAAGCCTTTAAAAAAGTCAACTTTAACGCTATCGCCATTAATTTCCCAGTCTTGGTCAGTTAGTGAACCATTCACAGGACCGTGATATAACGCAATGTTGATTCCATCTTCCGGAGGCTTTAAGTCAGGCCAGCCCTTAGGGTCAAAACAACAAAATACACACCAGTTGTACCCGGGAATTCCCGTCGGATACACTCCTGTACCCTTCATGAGTTTGATTCTAGGGTCACCAATCGCTCTTACAATCGGCGTAACTGCATCTAAACGATCTTCGTTTGTCATTAGACCGTCATGATTGCCAAGTATTATATGCACTGGAGCAATGTCAGCAAGGCTGGTGAACCACCAGCGTAGGATATCGATTAGCTCTGGTGAGATTCCTTGGGTTTTAGAATGTACAATGTCCCCACCCAAGAAGATGATATCAGGTTGCAATTCTTTTAGTTTCTCGAATGATTGAGAAAACACTTTTCTATATTCGTCGTGGCGGGAAAGGCCTCGAAAGTGAATATCTGCAAAATGCGCGCACTTTAAAGTCATTAATTAATACTCCAATATCTATATTAAGGAGCCGGAGCGAATTGTACTTATTAGAGATCTCAATCTATCGTTCGAGGACCACGGTACTGCTCGCTCAAGCATTTTAGACAGTTTACCGAGAGGCATTTCTCCGACATCTGTATGGGGCTCTATGTCTAAAGTTTTTACATCAACGTCATATGAGTGCAGTAATGACGCAATTTTCTGTGATTTTAGTTTAGCGTCCGGATCAAGTACTAGAGTCACGGGTGTATTATTCTTAACAATTTCTTGGAATAACAGGTGGTTCTCGCTTAAAGAAGACCCGAGCAGGCAAGTAGAGTTTTGAACACTCTTTATTAAGTCAAATGGTCCTTCTACCAAAATCAGTCGCTTAGACCAGTCTATATTAATCTGGTTAAAGATAATTTCAGACCTCTTTACTTTTGGGTTTACATACTTCCTGTTATCTTCATCGATTGAGCGAGCAGTGTAGTAATTTAAGAAGCCCTCTGAATCGAAAGACGGAATTATAACTCTTCTGCGTAGACGACCGGAGGGAACGGCTCCCATTTTAAAATACCACATTTGCTTCTCGGTAACCCCACGCTGAAGAACATACTTTTTTACAGCCTTAAGATCCGGATCGGCATTTCTACCGATGGCTGCTAGTAGCCTAAAGTTTTCAGGAAGCGTAATTCTCTCTTGTTGGGCTTCTTTTTCTTTTACCTGTTTGTGAAAGATGTCTTCAGCGATGTTGTAATATCGAGGAGCGTGAATCTTGAAGAAACGAGCGAGGCCCTTACCTCTTGTACCACACACCCAGCAGTGATAAAACTCATTATCAACCCTAAGACACAGCTTCTTCTTATGCTTTTTTCCGTATGTCGAACACTTCGGATTAATACAGCAGATCGCAGCGTTAACTCCGTCTCTATCTAGAAGAACGTCACCAAAAGCATCTCGAATCAGCTTTATTCTTTTTCTTACGAGAAGATCTTCACTCATTAAACACAACCGGCTGCTGCTACAATATATGCATCTGCTATATCATAACAGCAATCGGCTGGTATTACATGACCTTTTCTTGCGCCTGACTTGAGGGTTCGAGTCGGCCACTCAAAAGTTGGTTCCTTCTCTTTCACAAAATTTAAGACTTGGTCTTTCGTGGTTACATCAGACTTCTTAATTATTTTCAAGCCAGCGAGTTTTCTAGCAGAATTGACGTTCACAAACTCTGGCTGGACATTCAGCTCTTCGAATGCGATAAGAGTGACAATACCGTTGAATCTTGCCAGCGTAACGATTGTCTTTGCGCTAGAGAATCCAGGACGGAATGCTTGTAGATT